GCCCGGCTGCGGCAGGCTGCTGACGGACCCGGAGTCGGTGCTGCACCGTCGTGGTCCGCGGTGCCGGGCCGAGTTCGCCGCGCGGGGCTTCGACGTGGAGCAGGAGATGCTGCCGGGTCTGTGGCCTGCGCTGGTACGGCCTGCCCCGTAGATGCACAATCGAACACATGCTCGAACGCCGCCCTGGGATACCGCCCCACACCTGGCCCCAGCAACTCCCACCACCCCACGACCCCACCCTGCCCTGGGCCGTGATCGCCTGGATCCGGGAGATCCTGCCGGCCGAGGAGTGGCGCGTGGACACCCTCAGCCGCCACCCGTGGGAGCTCGCCACGATGGGCATGACGGCCGTCGACCGCATGGTCGAGAGCCTGCGCGAATCCCACCGCGAAACCGTGCGCCTCTACACCGGCATCCTCGGCGACGATGACATCCGCCGCCTCCTCGCCGCCCACGCCGCAGAGGCCCAGCGGCTCATGGTCCTGCGGGAGCAGATGAGCGAGGTCGTGGACGCGCTCACCGCCATGGGCGCACAAGGCATCCAGCCGAAGTGAACTGTCAGTGCTGCGCCGTAGCGTCGGAGACAGCGCACCAGGCCGCCGAGGCGAGCGACCGGGAGCAAGGCGCAGCAGTGTGGCCCGGTCCGAGGTACGGGACCGGGCCACACTCACCTCGCTTCTTTCAAGCCCCAAACCTGGCGGTAGCCGCACTCCGGAACGGAGCAGTGCATGCCGTCCCGGTGCGCAATCAGCACCATGTGCCATCCGTCATGGTCCAGGCTGCAGATCAGCGGAAGGTCGGCGTTGGTCTGGTACGTGTTGATCGCGGCGATCTGATCGGGTGTCCACGGGGCCTGAAGCTCGTCAGCCATGCCGCCCAGTCTCCTGGTTGTTCGGAACGGTTTCCGCGGCCGGCCCCGAACAACTCCCGAGCCGGGTCGCGTCGACAGCCCACGGCATCGCCGCCAGCAGCTCCATACGAATGCCCTCCCTCGGATCCGGGTCCTCCAGCCCGGCCTCTTCGAGCCGGGCGATGAGCCGGCGCCGGTCGTTCACGGACCGCTCGACCAGCCCCAGGTACATTCCCTGCACCTCCGCGATCCGGGACCGGAGTACGGCGATGGTCTGCGCGGCCTCGGCGTTGGCGAGCAGCACGTCATGCAGGTCCGGGGTGGTGTCCGTGGCGGTCACCCCGGGGTCCCGGCCGGCTCGTAGGTCAACTCCAGGGCGGCCGGCGACAACGGGTAGAACTCGTTGAGCGGCCCCTGGACGACGTGGTGCCCGACGGGCACCAAGACCCAGCAGTGCTCCTGCGTGTTCCAGACGCGGGCCGAGGCGTAGACGCCGTCGGCCGGGTCGGGCCCAGCGAACAGGGGCGCTGATCCGCCGGGGAACGGGCCGCAGAACACCAGCAACTCGTCCAGGTTGTCGCCGTCCCATTCCAGGGTGCGGACCTTGACGGGCTTCTTCTGGCGCACGATCACTTCGGGCATGGGGTCTCCTCGGGGGTGATGGTGCAGATGGCGCACCAGTCGACGGGCTGTTTGGTGCCGGGTTGCACGGACCAGCCCCAGGCTTTGGCGGCGGCCCGTGCGAGGCCGGGTGACACGTCGGACTTGGTGCCGGGCGTACCGCAGCGGTTGCAGGTGACGGTGTACGGCGGAAGCCGAGACACGGTCATGGGGACGGCTCCTTCGGCGCGGGTGGCTTGCGGGGGTTGCCAAGCCCGGTCGGGCGCTCAGGCCCGCAGGCGTCGAACAGGGCAGCCACGGCCGCGCTGCTCGGGTACGAGGCCCCCTGGGGTCGCATGCCACGCACCCGGGCCGCATACAGCTCGGCGATCCACTCGCCGCCGTCGGCCGCCTCGCAGTCGCGCCAGGCCCGTTCGAGGATTGGGAGGCGTTCGGGGGTGATGTCCTCGGCGTCGGCGCAGCCCCATGCGAACACGTCGGAGACGTTGACCGCGATGCTGATCCGGGGCCCGTCGAGACTCAGGAGGATCTGTTCGCTGGGGAGATCGGCGCGGCGGATCAGGTCGACGGCCGCGCGGAGGAAGTCGAGGTGGTCGTTCGCGGCCTGCTTGGCGTCGAGGAGCGGCAGGACGACGGCGAGCGCGGCGTCGGCCTGCGCGTAGCAGTCGGAGCGCTCCTCGTCGGTGCGGTACCAGCCGCGCCCGTCACTCGCAGGGCCGTTGATGCGCAGCGCGAGCACCTCGGCCAGCTGCTCGCGGAGGTCGGGTTGGGGCTGGCCTGCCTCGCGTCGGCGAGCCTCGGCGGCATCGGCGATGAGACTGCGGTCAGACATCAGGGCTGCTCCTTGGTCTTGCTGCGCTTGCCGCTGTACCAGGGCAGCGCGAGGCCATCGTTCTCGGCGCGGGGGACGAGATGGAGGTGGAGGTGGAACACGGACTGGGTGGCTTCCCGGCCGCGCGAGGTGATCAGGTTCATCGGCCGGTCCGTCCAGCGCATCAGCTCGGCAGCGCGGCGCATGGTCGCCGCCGACACCTCGGGGTCCGTGGCGAAGTCGGCGACGTGCCGGTCCGGGATCACCAGGACGTGTCCCTTGACCACGGGGCGCAGCGGGATGAAGGCCATGGCGTCGTGCCACCTGTGGACGAACGTGGCGGGCGCGCTTCCGGCGACGATGGCGCAGAACGGGCAGTCGGCGGTCACGGGGTCGGCTCCTCGGTCGGGGTGTTGATGGCGCGGGCCAGTGCGAGGGCTTGGGCGGGGATAGCGACGCGGGCACCGTCTTCGGCCCGGATCATCCACTCCAGCCAGTCGGCGAGCGCGAGCCCGACGGCGGGCTGCATCGCGGTGACGTACTCGCTGACGCCACCCCAGAACGCCATCAGGACGGGCCGCTCCTCGCCAGGGACCGTCACGACGCCCTGCTTGGCCGGGTACGGCAGTTGCGTCCAGCCCTCGCGGACCGGGTCGGGCATGCCGTCCTCGTGCAGCAGGTAGCGCAATCGCTCGGCTGCGGCGCGGAGTTCGGCGGCGGGCGTGAGGTCAGGCATCGGGGTTCTCCCTGCGGGTCTGGTGGATCTGCACGGCGTGGTCGAGGCTGGTCGCTCCGAGGCGACGCCGGATCCGGGCGATGGTGCGGCGGACGGCCTGGCCTCGACGCCGAGGCTGCGGGCGATGTCGCGCGTGCTGTATCCGTTGGCGGCAGCGTTGAGGACCTGCTCGTCGGTGGGAGGAAGGTCAGGCATGGTGGTGCTCCTTGCTGTTGCGGCGGATCTTGCGGGACTCCCACCAGCCGACCCGCTGCCAGTCGTGGTAGCGGCTGCCCATCAGCAGTCGCCAGTACCGGCCGCAGCCATCGCAGCGGCGCACCTCGCCCGGCTCGTGCTCGAACTGGTCGATGAAGCGCGGGAGGGGGCAGACGTGGCGGACGCCTGCCACTCGGGTGAGCGTCATCGCTGCTCCTCGGGGTGGTCGTAGTCGTGGAGTGCGTGGTGTGCGGCGTGGGCGACCGCGAGGCAGCGGCGCTCGGCGGCCGGGTTGAGGTGCGAGGACAGCAGCGGTGCGAGCTGCTGGGCGAGGTAGGCGATGCGCTGCGGCGGCAGGTACTCGGCGAGACTGCACGCAAGGTCCGGACTGATCTGGCAGTCCTCGCAGCTACAGCCGCCGTCGGTGTGCTCGGCGAGCAGGCCGCCGCAGTTCGCGCACCAGCAGCTTGGGCAGCGGTCCGGCAGGTCAGGCATGCTGGCCGCCCTCCGCCACCGGGGCAGCGGCGACCAGCGCGGCCACGCCGATCCAGCCCTTGTGCCAGGCCTGGTCCAGCAGATAGGGCGAGCCGGGGTCGCGCTCCAGCCAGCCCCGGTGCCCGGTGACGGCGGCCAACCAGGCGACGCCGCGCGGGTGCGGGTCGCGCCAGTGCCCGGCCTGCCGGTCGGCGACGTAGTGCGTTACGGCGGAGATGGCCAGCGCGGCTGTGGCGCGGCGCCAGGTCAGGCCGAGGCCGAGCAGACGGTCAGCGGCGAGCAGGGCAACGGCCTGCGTCGCTGTGTAGGTGGCGACGTGCATCGCGCACGCCTTGGCGCCGGCGGGACCGGGCAGGCCCTTCGCGATGGCGTCCCGGTCCTGCTGAGTCCAGTGGTCCCCGACCTCGTGAGCTGCGGTCAGGACGGCGTACACGGCGGCGAAACGGGCGGCGCTCATCGGCCGGCCTCCGGGGTGTCGCGGGGTGCGGCGGCCATGGACGCTGCGACGATCCGCGCCCCGTATTTCCCGGCCAGAGCCTCGGCAGCGGCCAGCGCGACACGGAGCCGGTCGACCTCGGCGAGCAGCTGCCCGCGATCGGCGGTGGCGTCGCCCTGCCCGACGGTCCGCCACTCCCCACTGTGCCTGCTGCGTTCGTGGCGCAGACGAATCGCAGCGAGCTGCTCATCGGAGAGCGGGGCGGCGGGCTCAGGCATCGGCCTTCTCCCCGGCTCCGGTGGTGGAGGCGGCGACAGGGGCGACGTTCTGCCAGTCGCCGTCGTCGTCGACCGCGATCGCGCCGCTCTTCTCGGCGGCATACGCGCAGCTGTCGCAGATCAGTCGGTCAGGCAACTGGATCCAGTCGTACTCAATGGCGGTCTGGACGGCTTCCTCGGCGGAGTCGTAGTGCATGGTGACGTACTCGCAGTTGGTGTAGTCGTTCTTGCAGTCGTCGCACTTGACGGTGAAGCAGGTGTGCTGAGCGGTGCTCACGGTCGTGGTCCTTTCGGTGCGGGCCGGGGTCGCGGTGACCCCGGCCGGGGTGAGGTCAGCGGGGCGGGGTCGCACGGGGCAGGCCACCAGCGCGGCGAACCTCGCGGATGGCCTCGGCGACATGCGGCGGGTCGGGGTTGATGGTGATCGTGCCGCTGGACGGGCGCACCACCTCGGCGTCGCCGTTGAGCAGCGCGACCAGATAGGCCGCCATCTCCTCCGACCACACCTCGATCCACGGCCGGGGGCAGCAGTCGTACAGGCCCAGGTCGTCCCGCGCGTCCGGGCCGAAGACGTCGGCGTCGAGCTGGTGCGTGGGCTGCGTGGTGCCGCCGAGGTCGGCGTCGAGGGTGAAGCTGCTGGCGGTGCATACGGGTGCGATGCCGCCCCCGTACTCGATGCTGACGACACGCCAGCGGACAGGGGCGTCGCCGGGGGCGTCGCCGGGGACGTCGATGGCGGTACGGGCTGCCGCGCGGAGGGCGGTCAGGTCGGTGGGCTCGGGCATGGTTGGCTCCAGGTCGGGGCGGGCGGTGTGGTTAGGCGGCGGCGTAGGTGCTGCTGGTCAGCGATGCGAGTGCGCGCTCGCCGAGCCAGTGGGCGACGTTGACGGGAACGGCGTTGCCGATCTGTCGGATCTGCGCAGTGTCCACGCCGGCGAACCGGTGGCCGGCGGCAAAGCGCTGCGCCGCGGCTCGGGTGTTGATGTCGAGCATGTGGACCCGGCACTCGTCGACCGTGGCCCCGGGGTGGACCAGCATGTGATGGTTGCCCTCGGCGGTGATCGTGCTGACCGGCTCGTCCAACGACTGCACAGTGCAGTGCCTGCGCATGATCACGATGAACGGCTCGGCGCCGAAACGGTCCAGGCCGATCTGAATCTTGCGGCGCGTCTCCGCGACGTAGGGCGTGAACACCTTCCGGTCCGCCCGGCCATCCGCCACCCGGGTCCCGCGCGGCGTCAGGTCCACGAACTCCCGGATGGACTGCACCACCGGCTCGACCCGCAGGTGGCAGCGCGGCGTCGGGCACACGTAGTGGTACTGCTTGCCGTAGGTGCCGACCTTCCGCACCCCGATCCGGTCGAACCGCGGCGCCCACCGCTGCACCCCCTGCACGGGGCCGCAGTTCAGGCAGATGCTGTCCGGGCGCACCCGCAGGTCCGGGGCGGGCAGGCCCTTCTTCGAGATGCAGAACACGATGCGGTTCCGCAGCTGCGGAGCGCACGGGTTTCCGGGGCCGGAGATGTGCGCGGCGTTGACCGACGCCAGTTGCACGGTCTTGCCCAGCGCCGTCCACACGCCCACCCACGCCTCGAACAGGCGCCAGCGGGTGAAGAAGTCGGGGACGTTCTCGCCGCAGATCATGTCGAAGTCGTTGACCTCGTCCGCGCGGATCAGGTCCCAGGCGGTGGCGCGGGTGCGGGAGAACTCCGGTTCGGCCGCGGCGCCGTCGTCGTCGCCGAGCGCCGCGGGGCGCTTCGGGGTGGCGTTGCGGCCGGCGGGACTGATCTCGGTGCAGATCGGTGAGCCGACGAGGATGTCGGTGCGCGGGACGCTACGGAAGTCGAGGTTGTTGATGTCGCAGCGCAGGCCGCGCACCCCGGGGAAGTTGTCGCGCAGGGTCTGCACGGCGGACTCGTCGTGGTTGGCGGCGAGGGTGGGGGTGAAGCCGGCGTCGGTGAAGCCGCGGACGTCGCCGCATCCGCCGGAGAACAGGTGGGTACTCGTCGGGCCGGTCACGGGGTGCTGCTCCTCGGGTTGGCGGGTCGGGGCGGAGGTCAGGCGGGGTCAGCGGTAGCCGTCGACCCAGCAGTTGGGGCAGATGTCCTTGCTGCCGCTGCGGTGCCAGCCCTGAGTGCGGAGGTAGGCGCGGAAGTCGGGGAGGAAGATGAAGCCGCCCGAGGTCTCGGATGGGGTCCCGCAGGGCGGTCCGTCGCGGCCGTCCCGCTTGGCGTCGCAGCGGAGGCGGTGGAGCTTCTCGGCGGACATGGCGTCGTGCCTTTCGGTCGGCGGGTCGGTGGTTGCGGGCCGCGCGGGCGGGGCGGGGCGGTCAGGCGGTCGGCCCGTCGGTCAGCAGGTTGCCGAGGTGGGCCAGGCTGCGGATCTCGTCGACGGCCACGTGGCCGCAGTGCGCGCAGGGCCGGACCAGGAGCAGGCGGCTCTTCTCGTCCTCGGCGTCGTAGGTGTAGCGGATGCCGAAGCCGGCCTTGCCGGGCAGGTCGGCCTCGGCGGCGAAGGTGTCGGACGGTTCCGCCTCGATGGGCTCGAAGTTCAGGGACTCGCTGGCGTCGCCGAGGATCTTGTCGGCGGCTGTGTTGGCGTAGTGGATGGTGTCGGCCACGGTCTGGGCGTCGTAGGCCTTCTGCTGCTCGGCGTCGGCGAGTTCGGCGGCGTCGTAGGCGGCAATGGCGGCGGCGATGAGGTCGGTCATGGCGGGCTCTCTCTCGGGTCAGCGGGGGGCGGTGCGGATCTGCTTGCAGGTGTCGCAGGTGACGTCCGCGAGGTGTTTCGCGAAGCGGGCTTCGGCCCAGGTCTTGTCGAACCCGGCCTGCGCGCCGCAGAGGGTCTGTGAGCCGTTCTCGCTGGCGCTGTACTTGGGGGGAGGTAGAAGCCGTTGCCCCACTTGAGGGCGGGGCGCTTGCGGATGTGGACCGGGCCTGCCAGGGCGGCGGCGAGGCGCTCCTCGCGCTGCCGTTCCAGGTCGGCGAGGTGCTGCTCCAGCAGGTGTCTGGCTTCGTCCTCGGTCATGGCGGGCTCCTACGCGGCGTTGATCCGGTCGGCGATCGCGCACACGGCGCGCCCGACGCGGTAGTGGGCGGTGGCGTAGCGACGGCGGATCGTGCGCTGGACCGAGCGGCGCAGCGAGCGGGCGGTGCGGCGGAGGCGGTAGGTGAAGGACACGGCGGGCTCCTAGGCGGGGTTGGGGGCGTCGGTGATGGGCTCGACGCGGGCGGCGTACACGGCTTCCCGGTGGGCGTCCATGGCCTCGTCGCGGCTCGTCGTCCACGTCGAGGACCGGTCGATGACGTAGCCGCCGACGACCCGGCCGACGTTGGCCTTGTCGGCGGAGTCGTCGAACACGACGGTGTCGTAGCGGCTGCGGCTGATCCGGATGGTGGACACGGTCAGCTCGCGGTCGGCGTTCTTGACCGGGGTGTAGGCGATGGTCTCGTTCATCGGGGCTCCTAGGCCGCGAGCAGCAGGTGGGCGCGGGCGATCTTGTAGGCGGGGACCCTCGGCCGGTACTGGGCGGCCATGCGGGCCACGTCGGCGGTGGTGTACCGGTGGGCGGTGACGGGCCCGGTGCGGCGGGAATGGGTGCGCCACTTGACCTGCATGTCGACCTCGCGGCCCGAGATGTCCAGGGCCTTGGCGGCGGTGCGGAGGGATCCGGCGACGGTGCGGGCCTGGCGCGGGGTGAGGCCGGCGGCAATCGCGTGGCTGGTGAGGGTGGCGTCGCCGGTGCGGCGGATGCGGCTTGCGGCCCGGGTTGCGGCGGAGCGGGTGCGGATGGTGCGGCGGGCGGTGCGAGCGGCTGCGTTCATCAGGTCCCCCAGAAGCATCGGGAGCGATGATTTCCATCGCTTCTCCGTGGTGCTTCCAGTGTGCCTGAACCCGCCACATGATCGCAAGTAATCAGCGCTGATTGCTCTGCCTGATGATGGATGGTTCCCAGCGCTGCACTCCATCGCTACTCTTGGCTCATGGCAGACAAGCCCAAGCACGCCCGCATCGCCGCCATCGAAGCGGCCACCAGACAGTTCGAGAGAGCCCGCAAAGTCCTCGAAGAAGCGATCTTCGACGCCTACCGCGACCCGACCGTCAAGCGCACCCAGATCGCCCCTGCCTCCCCCTGGACCGCTGCCCACGTGCGCAAACTCGCCCGCGACAAGGGCATCGGCCCCGACCCGGCCTACGCCAAGCGAACCGAGACCGCCCGCAAGCACGCCGCCGAGGCTGCCACTCCCGCCGCCGACTAGCCCCGCCCCGCCCTCCCGCCGCCGGCCGCACCGGGCGGCGATGCGGCACGCGCGGGCGGGATCGCTCGGGGAACCGTTCACTGCTGCTCACCGCCCTCGGTGTACCTGCGCACCGGAATCCCGGCGCGCTCGGCGAGCAGCGCGCAGTGGCTGGCGCCGCGGCTGTCGTTGCGGATGAATGCCAGGCACACGTCCGCGCCGAGCCCGACCATGAGGGCGTTGCGGCGCGGGCCGGCGGCTTTGCCGTGCCACTGCCACAGTGCCGGGTGGGCCTCCTCGGACAGGCCGATGACCCGGTGCGACCGGGTCCACCGTGCGGCGATCGCGTCGGCTCCGGTCGGGCACGCACCGTGGACGATCACCGCAGGGACCTGCTGGTACACGGCCGTGGCGAGCGCGCCCTCGACGGTGAGCTCGCTGAGCCAGTCGCGGGAGCCGGTCACCAGGACCCGGAACGGGGCGGTCACGAGGCAGCCCCGCAGGTCCCGCACACGAAGCCGGCAGGCGGCGTCCCGTGGCAGATGCTGCACGCGTCCGCCTCCCAGAACAGGCGCCCCGGTGGAACGCTCAACGCGAACGCCGCCGCCGCGATCTCGTCGGCCGTCCAGACGCGGCGCCCGTGCTCCGCCTGGCCTGCCGTGTCCGCCGACCAGCCCAGGCCCAGGCGTTCCGCGAACTCGGCCTGCGTCCAGCCGCGGGCGACGCGCAGAGCGTGGACGTTCTGGCTCACGACCTGTCGCGCGGTCATCGCTTCCCGCCCTTCCGCTGCGCCCGCTTGTTGCGCCTGCGGTCGGCCCGGTTCAACGCCGGTGCCGGCTCGAACGGGCGGGCGGGTTCGGGGCCCAGCCAGGGTGTGACGGTCCACGGGTCGCCGTCGTCGTCGCGGATCACGGTCTCGGTGCGGGTGGGCTGCTGCTGCCAGGTCACGCCGGGGCGCGGGGAATGCTCGCGGGTCACGGTTCGATGCCCATCTGGATCGCGGCGAGTTCGACGGCTTCGGTGACGCTGATGCCGTCTTCGGAGTTGGCGCGGAGGCGTTCGGCTCGGCGGGCGAGTTCGGCTGCTGCGGCGCGCTGGTCGTCGGTGAACTTGAGCCAGCGGCGCGGCGTCAGGTCGGCTTCGCTGGGGGTGGCATCTTCGGTGGGGGTCATTTCTGCCTCTTCTCGGGCTCTGGCGGGGTCTCTGGCGGCTTGCGGGGTGACTGGTGGCGCTCCGTGCGCAGGAGCCTTAAAACGGCTCAGGGAGTTAACTGGTGAGTAACAATCACGACGGGGGCACAGCCGCAGCCGCCTCCCGGGCGCTCCTGGCGTCCGGCCCCAGCAACCCCGCCTCGTAGCCCGTCACGATCGACTCGAACCGGCCCGAGCAACCCAACGCCGCATACAGCTCCCGCAGACGCCGCTTAACCTGGCGCTCCGGCAGCGACAACCGCACCGCGACCTGCCGGTCCGTCAGCCGCTCCGAGATCAGCTCCAGCAGCTCCAGGAGCACCGGCGTCATCCCGAACGGCAGCGGCGGCGGGGCGGGCAGCGGCGACAACACGGCGACGGGCTCGGGCTTCACCGGCGCGCCGTTGCGGGCCCGCTCGTCCAGGGCGACCTCGGCGGCCCAGAGGGCCATGAGGTTGAGCTCCTGCACGTCGTAGCGGATCCGCTGCTCGCCGCAGCCCTGGATCAGCCGGGTTTTGATCTTCTGCTTCAGGTTGCCGAGGCGGGACGGCGTGATGGGCTTCGGCACTTCTTACTCCTCGGTAAGCGGCGAATCTCGTTGGGACGGCATTGCATGGCTGCTGACGGCCGCTCACCCCGACGGCCCGCCAGGCGGCAGGTGCTCGGGGTCAGGCAGCCGAGCCGGAGCGGCAGGCCCACGGCGAGCAGCCGTCCGGGTCGCCGTCCTCGGCCAGCTCGACATCGGCGATCTCGGCGAAGATGTCGGTCTGCCGGGTCTGCCACTCGTGACTCGCGACCCGGTTGATCGGGGCCTGGTCGAGCGGCAGCCGGGAGCGGTGCAGGTATGCCTCGCCGAGCAGCGGCTTGCCGTTGGCGTTGCCCCGGGCGTTGCCGCCTCGGATCGCGGCGTCGAACGCGACGGCGTCGGCGAACTCCTCGGGGCGCTGGTCGCGCATCTCGCGCCACTGCCGGTTGCCGTGGAACGGGCACGTTATTGCGAATATCCGGTAACGATGGCCAGCTGCGTGGCCAGGAACGCGGCTGGAAGTGGGGCGGTGCGAGGCGTGTGCGGCGGGCTGGGCAACCTCGCGGTCGATCCGGTCGAGGTGGGCGTACACGGGGGCGGGTTCCCACTGGGTGTCGCTGAAGATCGCGCCGTCGAGCCTGGGCAGTCGCCCCTCGGCGGCCAGGAGCAGCAGCGTGGTGGATTGCACTCCGGCGCCGAGCGACAGCAGGCGGAGAGTCGGTTCGGGCATGTCAGGTCTCCTTCGGGAAGGTCATCTGTCCGGCGTCTTCAGCCGCTTTGCGCCGGGTGGCCGCTGCGGTCTCGCGGTGGTGTTCGCGGTCGTAGTGCAGGTGGCAGCCGTTGCACATGGCGCGGAGGTTGGGCGGGTCGCAGTTCTCGGGTGTGTGGTCGAGGTGAGCGGTGGTCAGCTGGACGTTGGAGCCGGTGCCGTAGGCGGGCTGCCCCTGCCGGTTGGGGCAGCGCTCCGCGTGGGTTCCGCGTCCGCACTCGCCGTAGCACTCGCATCGGCCGCCGGCCCGGACCGTGCGGATGCTGCGGCTGATCGCGGGCCAGTCCTTCGGGTAGCGCTTCCGGTTCTCGGGGCGGATGGGCATCAGGCCCTCCCGGCGTAGTCGCGGCGTTCGGCTTCGGCGACCAGGGCGAGCAGGACGGGCCGCAGTGGGCTGTCGTTGGGCATGCCGTTCCAGGTTTCGGGTGGCATTGCCCCGGTCCACTGTTCGGGGTTCTGGCAGTTGATCGGCTGCTGGGTGAGCTGGGCGGCGAGGTCGGGGTAGCGCAGGACTGCGGCGCGGCGTGCGTCGGCTTTGGCGCGGCCTTCACGCATCTGGCTCTTGATCCAGTCGATGAGGTCGCCCTCTTTGCGCATGGCGCGGACGTCGCCTTCGTCGAGGAACCTCACTGCTGCCCCCTGCGCCGGTCGCTGCCCTTGAGGACGACGCGCTGGCACATCTCGGTGAGCCGGGAAGCGACGCGGTCGCCGAGGGCCGCGCCGAGCTCGCTGGGCCGGACGTTGGAGGTGAACAGGGTGGGGCGCTCGGCCTCGTACCGGTGGTTGATCAGCCGGTAGTTGACCTCCTCGGTCCACTCGGTCGCCTTGGCGGCGCCGAGGTCGTCGACGAGGAGGACATCGGCCTTGGCGTACCGGTCGAACACGGTCTCGGAGTCGACCTGGTGCCGCGGGCGAAGCGAGGCGTACAGGTCGGCGGCGGAGGTTGCGACCCAGCGGGCCCGGACGCCGGTGACGGCGAGGTCTCGGATGGCGCCGAACGCCTGGAAGGTCTTGCCGACTCCGGTGGGTCCGAGCAGCAGCAGCGACGGCCCGGTGTGGACGGCGACGACGATGTGCCGGCGGGAGCCTGCCACGAGTGCGTCGACCCAGGCGTGGATCTCGGGGACGTCGGCGACGGCAGCGCGGTAGTGGCGCGGGATCTTCTCTGCGCAGACGCCGAGGGCGAGCCGGATGTTGGCGTGCTTGCCGTGCGGATCGCCATCGTCCTCAAGGAGCTGGTCGATGTTGACGCCGCGTCGGACGAGGACTTCGCCGACGCGATTGGATGTGACGTCGACAGGTGCGGCGTGGCGCGGCCGGGAGTCGTTGAGCATGGCTTCGAATTCCGGGCTGTAGGTCATCCGAGTTCCTCGTCGTAAGCGTTCTCGTCGGTGGGGTTCTGGAACGGCGGTCGTCGGCGGCTCTTGGTCTTGAGTGCGTCTTCGGATGCCCATTTCGCGGATCGGCGCATCCATATCTGCCATTCGGTGTTCCAGTTCGTTTTCCGCGTTCCGTCGTCGCGGTAGTGGTCGATGAACTGGGCGGTCTCGTAGTCGGGGTCCAAGCCGGGGACGGTGGTCGTCGCCCATCGGCGCATGCCATCGGTGAGGGCGAAGTCCTCGGGGATGGGGTGGCGGCCGTCAGGCCGGGAGCGGGCGGGAGGCAGCGGCGGGACGGCTACGAGCTCTCGGCCGCCCGCGCGTCCTCCCCCCTTGCTCCCTTGCTCCCTTGCTCCCTTGCTCCCTTGCTCAGGGACGAAATGCTCCGGAGGGTTTCCGGAGGGATTCGCGAGAGATTCCGGAACGGCCCACAGGGTGTTCTGACCTGCCCCTTCGTCGTCTTCTGGGTCCTGCTCGTCCTCGTCGGCGGTTGACGGTGGCGCGTCAGCTTCATGGGCCTCGGAGGCGGCTTCGGAGGGCGCCCAAAGGGCCCCGGAGCGGGCCTCAGAAGTGACGGGGAGAGGCCCGGGGGAATTCCGGAGGGTTTCGCGAGACTTTCGCGAGCGCTTCACGAACCGCTCGGGGTGCTCCTTGCGCCACACCTCGAAGTCGCCCGGCTCGTCGTCCGGGCACGGCGGGATCTTGGACCGGGTGGGGTGCGACGGCTTCTGGTGCTCGCGCCAGTTCGGGCAGTGGAGATAGGGCCGCCCGTCGACCTCGTATCGGCACAGCGGACCGGAGTCGGCAATCATCTCCAGCCACTCGCTGACAATCTCCGGCGTGATATCGCGATCCCTCGGAAAGCAGTCCGAGGCGATCAGCAATTCGTCGTCGACGCCGCGGCCGTAGTCGTCGAGGTAGCCCCAGAGCAGGATGAATAGGTAGCGGACCTCCCGCGGCCACATGGACACGGTGACGGAGGTGCGCAGCTCTGGCTTGATGGAGCGGATACGTGCCACGTGGGTCTTCTTTCAAGGCATGAGCGTCTGGTTGCGGGGAGGGGAGCGGGGTTTTCCTAAGCGCTTCAGGGCTTCGCTCCCGTCAGCCGCCTCGCTCCCGGATCCACCGGATGACGGCCTCCCGCGGGTACCGGACGCGGCCGGCGCGGCCCGGCGTGACCTTGATGTAGTCCGGCCCTTCGCCGCGGCTGCGCATGCCGGCGAGGGTCTGGAGGGCGAGTTTCGTGATGCCGCTGACTTCGCGGGGGGTGAGTAGTTCCTCGTTCTCAACTGTGGTGATCGACATGAAGGCTCCATTGACAACAGCAGACGCTGTGATGATTGCAGTATATCGGAGTGCTGCGGAGTTGGGCTTGGGGACTGGGGAGATCGCGTGCAATCCTGCGAACATGGCCGAGGAGCAACGGAAAACGCGACGCGCCAACGATCTCGGCGAGACCGGCAGGTACCTCGCGCGCAACGTCGCGCGCATCCGCAACGCGCAGGGCCTGTCCACCGTGAGGCTGTCCCAGATGCTCGACGGGGCCGGGCGGTCCATCTCGGCCACCGCCATCACCCGCGTCGAGTCCGGCGAGCGCCGCGTCGACGTCGACGACCTGGTAGCGCTCGCCGCAGCCCTAAACGTGAACCCGTCCGCGCTGCTCCTGCCACCCACTGCAGAGGGCAGCATCGAAGTCACCGGGGCCGGGACGGTGAGCGCCGCAGAGGCGTGGGAATGGATGGACGGCGAGCACCCGCTTTTGGATGCCGACCACGAGGACACCGTGCTCGGCTTCCAGCTGCACGCCCGCCCGCCCGGCCGACGCAGCCTCGGCTGACTCGCCATCGCCCCTCCTCTCAGAACCTGTCGTTGTAGCTACGTGCCGCCCGCTGATCGCGGGCGGCTGTGTCGTTTTCGGCGCAGACCTTGTGCGAGGGCTTCTTGTCGTCGTCGCGCAGGTGGGTTGGCTGGTGGCAGTGGCGGCACGGGGCTTCGGTCCGTAGCCAGTGCTTGTCGCGGTCGCTCCAGTCCAGGAGCCGCGGCCGGTCGGCGTCGGTCATAAGTCCACCCCGGCTTTCCGCAGCCAGGCCCGGTTGTTCTCCGCGGACCGGTTGGCACGGCCGGGTGTTGCCGGGATGGTGATCGTTGCCCCGGCCGGGTTGTGGGCCCGGTAGTGACCCGACTTGGCGAGCCTCACCGTCCAGCCCTGCGAGCGGAGCCGCCGTATCAGGGCGCGGGTGTCCTTGTTCGCCATCAGCCACCGTCCCGCTCGGGCGCGAACCGGACCGACAGCGGCAGTTCCTCGCCCGCCCGGTCATGCGTGATCACGATGGAGTTCCACTCGATGCCCATGCGGGTGGCGATCTCCTCGCGGGTGCAGCCGAAGCCGGCCAGGTGCGCGGTCTCCTCGATGACCTCACAGCTGCGCTCGCCCGGGTTGGGCTTCGCGAAGACGATCCGCCAGGGCCGCGGCTTCGGCTTGTCGTCGTGGTCGATGTCCGTCCACGCCGAGGCCGGTGCCCAGCGTTCCCGGCGGGCGGTTGCGCGGGCGCGCTTGGCGCTGAGCGCGGGCACGCCGTGCCGGGTGGGGTCCTCGTCGTGGAAGTCGTCGAAGAACTGGGCGATGGTGCGGTGGTTCCCGGCGAAGATCAGATCGTGCTGGGGGATGCGCGCGATGGCCCGTGTCGACAGGCTCCAGCGCCGGGACAGTTCACGGGCGGTCCAGCCGTGGGCGCGCAGGGCCAGGGTGCGGCGGGCGGCTCCGCGCGCCGGGTAGTCGGCGCGGTCGGCGAGGAGGTTCACGTTGGGGCGGATCGCGAGGACGCGGGTGATGGTCTCGGGGCGCACGTACTCGGTGGCCATGAGGACGGTGATGCGCCTCTTGGTGACGCCGAGCTGGTCGGCGATGTGGACGTCGGCCATGCCGCCGGCGCGCAGGCCCGCGATGTGCTCGTGCAGCGGGGTGGCGTCGACGAACGGCTTCCAGGTGCCGTAGGCGATCTCGCGGTGGCGGTTGCGGGCCCAGGCGGAGGAGAGTTCGCAGCAGTCGAAGCAGTTGCAGTTGTGGGGGTGGCCGGGCATGTAGGCCTGCCGCGGGGGCCGTGTCGCGGTGGTCATCGTTCCTGCCTTTCGAGTCGGTACATGGGTGCGCAGAGGAGTCCGCCGAGCCCGTTGAGGAGCAGCCAGACGGTGCCGATCTGGGCGAGCTGGTGGCCGGTCACCGCGAGCCCCGGCGGAGGAGGCCGCGGAACGTGCCGTGGCGCAGGACGTGGCCGACGATCAGGGCGAGGGGGATGGAGGCGGCGGTCCAGGCGGCGAGGGCCTCCAGGGCGGTGATGAGGGTGGTCACGGCTGTTCTCCTTCCTGTGGCTGGAGCCCGATGGCGTGGAGGAGTTCACGGAGGGCCTTGTGCGGGTCCTTGGCGGCGAGGGCCTGGCTGGCGCACCAGCGGCGGGCTTTCTGGCGTTCGGCGTGGCTGTTGGGGCGGAGCCGCTGGAGCATCGCGCCGCCTTCGTTGCGGATGTCGGCGGCCATCACGTCCACCAGCTCTCGCCCGCAGCGGCCCGGCGCAGGAGGTCGTCGAGGTCGTCGTACAGGTCGAGGAGGTCGTCGTGGTGGACGTCCTTGGCCTGCGTGGTCTGTTCCCAGCGGCGGAAGTCGAGCCGGCGGGTGATGCCGCGGACCGCGGCGCAGCAGGCGCAGCAGCAGCTCACGATGCCCGCGGCGATCAGCGGCACCACGATCCACGCGAACACTCCGGCGGCGATCACGGCCGCCTCCCGATCGCGCGGTTGAAGCGCGCCCATCCGGCGCAGGCGTTCAGCCAGGCCCACAGCGGCAGGGCGTACAGGAAGCAGAAGACGGTGACGGTGCGCCACTTGGCCTCGGTCCAGCCGGGCCAGAAGGCCGCCGCGAGCAGCAGCATGACGATGAGGGCGACGGTGCCGATGTCGCGGAGCGGGTGAGTGAACAGGACGTATGCGGCCTGGAGCAGGTTCATGGGTTCCCCCGGGTTGGTGCCGGGCGCCGGAGTAGTGGCGCCCGGCGGCTTAGGTGGTGACGGCGGCGTGTACGGAGTCGTGGGCGCGCTGACCGGTGACCGGCGAGGCTTCGACGGGTGGGGCGGCGAGCGCCTCGGCGAGGGGCATGGCGAGCGTCGGCGCGACCTCGGGTGGCAGTGGCGGTACGGCGGCGATGGTCCAGGCGACGGCGGGGACGGCGAGTTGCTGTGTCGCCTCCGCGCCCTGCCGGAGCGTGCGCACGTCCACGGCCTGCGTCTCCGCGTTGACGTCCGCGATGTCGTAGGTGGCCGGTGCGTCCGGGAACGGCTCGGCGCGGCGCGAATCCGGTGCCGGCGGCGGGGACGGCTGCGAGAAGCACGACTGCGGGTCGTCGGCCGGGGCCACCGTCGGGGCGGTACCGGGCTGGCCGTCGCCGTCGTCGAGGAGCTTGTGCAGCGCCTCGTTCTCCCGCGTCAGCCGCTCGCACTCGTCCTGGAGCTGCGCGTACTCCCGGCTGGTGAAGTCGAGGGCCGCCTCCCACTCCTCCGTGTCGTCGGCGTGCTGCTCCTCGGCCTGCACCAGTTCGACCCGCAGACTGTCCCGCTCGGTCTCGGCGGTGACGGCCCGGCCCTTCGCGGCGCTCAGTTCGGCCTGCAGGGCGGCCACGCCCTGGACCATGGCGGCCCACTCGGCGGAGTGACGCCCCGGCTGACGGACCGGCGCGGGCTTCGGCCTGAACACGGCGAGGAGGCTCATACCGCCACCTGCCCGCGAACCGCCGCGATGTACTGCTCGGCCTCGCCCGTCAGCCACGCCACGAACTCCGGCCGCGACAACGACACGTAGTGCCGGTGCGTCTCCGAAGCGACCTTCGCGTAGTGCACCGCCAGGTCGTGGGCCTCCTGCTGCGTCCAGCAGTACACCTCGGCATCCGGGACGCCCTGCTTCAGCTCCCGCCAGGCGGTGCCGTCCCAGAAGTCGGGGCAGCGCCAACCGGCATTGCTGTCGATCACAGCCCAGTCGCCGATCGCGTTGCAGCGCGTCGCGATGAACGCGGCAGGCCCGGCGGCGTGGCCCTCGATGGGGTGGCGGGTGCTGGTGGCCAGGGCGATACGAGCCTCGGCCTGCTCGGCGCGGGCACGGGTGGCCCGGACGGCGCGGGTGGCAGTCATCGGGCACCGCCGGTCAGCGACCCCTTCGGGGCCTTCGCGATTGCCGAGCCGTCGAGCGGCACCTTGCGGTCGCCGTTCACCAAGTCCTTGAGGTTCTGGCCGGGCCGGAACCTGGGCCGGATGCGGGCCGGGACGGTGACCTTGTCGCCGGTGTGCGGGTTGCGGCGGGTCTGCTCCGTCGTCTCGCTGGTGTGGAATGTGCCGAAGCCGGTCACGCTGACCGTGCCGCCGTCGGCGAGCTCGCGGGCCATGGCGTCGAACACCGCCTCGACGGCGTTGACTGCGGCCTTGCTGCCGAGGGTCGTGGCGACGGTCTTGATCAGTTGCGTCTTGTTCACGTGGTTCTCCATGAGGGTTGTGCGACAGGTGGGACTCGACGCGGGGCGTGCGAATCCCCAGAACTGGGGCGGTGCGGGTCAGTCCGTCAGGGCGGCGACGTCGTTGCCGCAGCGAAGGCAGCGGAACGAGTTCGCCCCGACGACGGCCGGCTGCACGCCGTGGCAGTGCGAGCAGTCCCAGCGGGTCTCTAAGACGAACCAGCCCTCCGGGACGGCGTCTGCGGGTTCGTCCGACGGGGGAGCGGGGCGCAGGCCAGGAATGCGGCGCAGGGCCGCGAGAGGACTCATGAGGCACCCGCCGTCCGCAGCGGCCAACTGCCGTCGATCACAGCCGTCGGGTCCGACTGCCGCAGGTACGCCTGGAAGTCAGCCGCCCACGTCGCGTGCCACCGGACCTGACGGCGGTGCAACTCCTCGACGTCCACGCGCAGGTCATCGAAGCGCTCATACGGACCGCGCCGGTTCACCAGACCCCGCACCCATTCCGGGCGCTCGCCGGCCGGGACTGCGGCAATGCAGCCCATGCGCCACGCAGCCTGGGCGGACTTCAGCGCGTCGTAGGCCGCGCCGTGAGCCTTCGTCTCGTCCCAGCCCAGGCCGTACATCTCGGCGGTGGTCTGCATCTGGTACGAGCCCTGCTTCTCCGACACCTTCTTGCGGAACGGCGCGACGTGCCGGTCCAGGACCATCGTGTCGATGACCCGGGTCAGCGGCTGACCGCACAGCCCTTCGAACGACCCGAGGCCGTGGCGTGCGCACTCGGCGTCCAGCAGCGTCAGGTCGTAGCCGCCCAGGTTGTGCCCGACCAGCGGAATCCCGGCCTGCGCGACCTTGCTGACCGCCGCGGCGATCTGCGTTACGCCCTCCGCTGCCGGCTGGCCGTGCGCGGCGGCGTACTCGTCCGTGATGCCGTGGACCTTGATGGCCTCCGGTTCCATCGGGATGCCCGGGTTGAGCAGCCACTCGAAGGTCTCCGTCGGCTGGTCGCCGCCGACCAGGATCAGGGCGCACGACACGATGCGGGCCGTCAGCGGGTCCTTGTCGGAGGATTCGAAATCGAGGGCGGCCATGCGCTGCAGGTGCCAAGGAGTCATGACGGCACCTCCTCGGCCGGCGCGTCCATGGCCCGCAGGACCGCGAGCAGTCCCCGGTTCTGCTCGGCCAGCACGGCGTTCTCGACGTCGCGGTCGACGACCTGCTGCTCCAGGGCGGTGATGCGCTTCCACGCCTCATCGCGGGCCTCATGCGTCCGCGCCAGGGCCTTCTCCGACTCGTCGAGCCGCCCGGCCAGCCGGCCGTTCGCCCCCGACACCTCGGCCTCGCCACGCACGGCCTTCTCCAATGCGGCCTGCAGGTCCCGGACCTGCTGCTCCAGCTCGTCAGTGCGCTTCGACATCACGCACCGTCCGAGTTCTGCCGCGAGTAGTGCAGGAAGAAGGCCAGGACCGCGGCGTACCAGCCGACGATGGCCAACTGCTCGCAGGCGCTCATGCCAGCTCTCCCGTCTGGCGGGGCTGCGGGAGCTGCACAACGTTGCGCTGCGGGGCCTGGTTCAGCGTCGGGTGCTCCTCGCGGAACTCCGCCTGCAACCAGCGCAGGCCCTTCGCCGTGACCACGGTCGCCGGACGGGCCTTGCCGTTCACCACGTCGGTGCGGACCGCGAAGTACCCGCGGTCGATCAGGTGCTGATAGGGCAGCGTCGAGTTCTGGATGATGACCCGCATCCCGCGCAGCTGGTTCAGGAACCTGGTGCGGCCCATCCGGCCAGTCACGGGCGCGAGGATCTTCGCGGCGGTCGCCATGTCGAACAGGCCCTCCGCCGCGATCAGATCGTCGTAGCCCTCCGCCTTCGGCGCCATGTCCGCCAGCCGCACCGCCATGTCGGCGTTGCTCGTCGCCAGCGCGAGCACCTGGTCCTGCAGGCCGATCACGCGACGGGCCATCTCCAACTCGCCGTGCGACTGCGGCACGGCCGCCTGCGACTGGCGCTCCGCCTCCGAGTCGAGCAGGTAAGTGCGGACCCTCTTGGCGACCTCGGACTCGGTGAGAACCATCCCCACATCGAGCAGCGCCCGGCGGGAGAAGACGCGGAGCACGCGGCGGTTCGACTGCTCCGTCGAGCTGGTCAGATTGACCACCTCGAAGTCACGAAGCTCGGCGCCCCGCAGGGTGTGCATGCCGTTCTCGGTCAGCTCCTGGCGGTGCCGGCGGACCACGCTGTGAATGGCCTCGACGTCGACCTCGTAGTACTGCGCGACGAGGTCCGTTGTGAGGTGAAGGCCGTCGGGCAGGAGCGCCAGGGCCTTGACCTTGTCGAGCACGTCGACGCGCTCGATGGCTGCCGCCCGCATGCTGCGGGACTCGGTGAGCGCCAGTTCGTTCGGTACGGTGAGCATGTGTCCCCTCCGGGGATCGGTAGGTAAGTCGGTAGTTCGGGTGGTGGCCCCGGTCGCAGCGGACCGGGGCCACCGGTACGTCAGCGAGCGGCGAACTCCGCGGAAAGCTCCTTGGTCAAGGCGCGCAACTGCGCCTCGGTGGCCTTCTCGATCGGGCCGTCCGTCACTCCGAAGCAGTGCTGCTGCAGCGCCTCGTCGGACATCCCGGCCGCGGCACCAGCGGCGCGCAGCTCCTTCTCCGCGACGGCACGCGAGGCGGCATCCGGCGACGGCGCGGCAGGCTGCGGCGCGCGCTCGGCGAGCAGCGTCTTGCCCAAGGCCAGCAGGGTCACCGGCTGGCCGGCCCGGTCCAGGACCAGGCGCTGGAACAGTCCGGCCTCGCCGATCTCGTAGCCGATCTGCTCGGTACGGGCCAGCGTCGTTCCAGGCAGGAGCAGCTCGTCCCGGTAGCTCTCAGGACTACGGACCCCGGCCTCGCCACGGACGGTCGTGTCGGCGTCCGGATCCTGCTCCTCCGTCGGCACCATCCCGCCGGTCAGCATCAGCGTCCGCAGTGCCACCGACTGGGCCTTCGGCGTGGACCGGCTGCCCGTGTCGGTGGCCTCGCCCATCGCCTGCGTCTCGATGAAATCGCCGGTAGGCCCGTAAATCCGGTAGGTCACCGTGGCGGTGCACTCGCGCATCTTGCCGCCGCTCGCGGTACCGATGTCCCGGTACTCAGCCACCGTCTTGAAAGGGAAGACCGCGATGCCGTGCTTGCGGCAGATCGGCCCGAAGGCGTTCAGAACCGCGTCGACGCCACGGAAGTTGAAGCGCCCGGCCTTACCGCCCTCGAACTTCTGGGCCTTGTGAATCACCGTGACGTCGCCCATCACCCGCAGCCAAGCGGTGATGGTGTCGACCTTCTCCGGGTCCTTCTCCATCTCTGCCGCACTGAAGTCCGGCTCCGGGTAGTCCGGCCTCGGCTGGGCGATGTCGGCTTCGATGCGGCCCGCCGCCGCGGCGGCGGCCTCTGCCAGTCCCATTAGGACTCCTTCGGGGGTGTGAGGCGGAACGCCTTATCGATGGCCAGCCGCGTGCCGGGCTTGCCGCGCTTCACGCAGTCCGCGTAGGCCTCAGGCCAGCGCTCCGCGAGACGCTCGTAGTCGGTGCCGAGGCGGCCGTCCTGCGGATCGCTGGAGTACGCCACGTCGTTGTCGAGGTAGGCGTACTGAGCGCCGTTCAGTAGGCGCAGCAGTTCGGCGTGCGCCGCGTCCTTGTGCTTCCCGGCGGCCTTCTCGGCCAGGCGGGCGGTCTCGTAGTCGTGCAGCAGCCCGAGGACCGTGTCGTCGTGGTCCAGGCGCACGATGCCCGCAGGATCCGGGTGCATCCGCTTGAACATCTTGACTTCGCGTTCGCTGTTCTCCGACGCCGGCGGGACGACGCCGGGCACGACGTACCGGTCCCACCAGGCGCGGCACGCTGCGACGACATCCCGCATCGTCTGCTCGTGCGCGGCAGCCCGGACGACGCCCTGCCGGTAGTCGTTGCCGCCGACCAGGACCGCGTAGTGGATGTGGTCGTAGCCCGTGACGGCCAGCTGGAACAGAACCTGCGCGAGGACGTCGTCCGGTGCGCCGTCGGCCCACTTGGCTGCTTTGAACGCGGTCCGGCACTTCACCTCAAGGGCGCACACCTGGTGCCGGGTCTCCGGCAGCGGGCATTCGGTGATGCGCCGGTCCAGGGTGGTGAGCAGTACCGGGTCGTCTTTGTGCTCGACGAGGCCGATGTTCTCCACGACGGACCGGTTGCGGCGGGCCCACTCCAGTGCGATCGGGGCTTCAAGCAGGGTGCCCCAGTAGGCGGCGTCCCCGGCGGTGTCGTCGAGTTGGCCGAGCTTGTCGTAGAAGACCTTGCGCGGGCTGCCGAAGTCGTCGAGGTCCAGGATCACCGGGGCGTCGGATGCGCCGATGCCGTGCTTGCGGGCGGCCAGCCACTCGCCGCGGTCGACTCCGGCGGGCAGCACCAGTCGGGCGGTCGGGGTGACGAGGTCGCCGACGGTGGACGGGAGCATCGTGGGGGCGATCACTCGGCACCGCCCATCGTCAGCCGGAACGCGGCCTCAAATGGCGCCTCGTGCTCACGGACGGCGGCCAGCACGCGCGCCGCGATGTCCACCCCGGCGCCGGCCCGAAACTCGTCGCTGGTCTCGGCGTTCCACACGGGGAAGGCCTCGTTGAGGAGTTCGCAGTACCTGTCGTCGACCGGCCCCATGCCGTACGTCAGCCGCGCCGCCACATCCCGGCCGTCCGCGCTCGGGCGCAACTCCAGGCAGTAGTGCCGGGCATCGACACGGAAGCCGGGGTCGGTCAGGTCGGTCCAGACGGTCATGTAGTCGTCCGCCTCGCCCGAGTCCTCGCGGTCGAACGGGAACGCCTCGAAGCCGAGCCCGCAAGCCGCCAGGTTGGTGGCGGCCTCGAACATGGCGTGCGCCTGACGGAGCCTCATGAGGCCACCGCCTCAGCGGCAGCGCTCAACGCGGGAACCGGCGCAGGGACCTTCGCGGCGTCGTACTGCCGGATGCCCCACACGATCGCGTGGCAGGCCCACAGGAACCACCAGCCGAAGTCGTGGGTCCGCCACTCCTCCACGCCGTCGAAGGTGAACGGGTGCAGGTACTTCTCCGTCAGCTCGTGGCTGCGGTCGTTGTCCCGCTCGTGACGCTGACTCCAGGCGGCTGCCTGCGTGGGCGTCGTGGCCCCGCTGTCCGCGCCGCAGGAGCACAAGACGTTGATCTCCAGCTCGCCGAACTCGAAGTCCCGCACCGCCTCCGCGGCGGACTCTTTGTACTCGGTGGAGTGCTCGGCCATCGTGCCAGTGGTGAACGCCGCCCACGCGGCGGTGACGCCGGGGAAGTCGCCCTCGACCTCGGCCAGGTACTCGGCCGCCAGCATGTCGAAGCGCTCGGGCGAGTACACCGTCACGCTGTCGCGGTCGCTCTCCAACTTCGTAGACCAGTAGTCCGGCTGGACCTGGATCGCGTCGCCGGCTCCGCGGCCGGAGCGGCGGAAGAAGTCGAACATGTCCTCGATGCGGGAGAACACGAAGCTCTCGCCGTCGCCCCTGAACATCAGGACGTGCGGGGCGGTGATCAGCTCGAACCAGTAGAACGGATTCTTCGGGTCGCGGAACCGCAGGTGCCGGTAGAAACCGTCGTCGTGCAGGACCGTCATGGTGTGCCCGGCGGTCTCGCGGGCAAAGCGCTCGGCGGAGTCCGCGATCAGGCGCTTCGACATCTCCCAGTCGTTCATGCTGCTTCCTCAGGGGTCTCGCGGTCGTCGGCGGCCAGCTCGCGCCCGGCGCAGGCCGCGCACAGGCCGCGGGTTGCGGCGGGGGAGGAGCAGTTCGAGCACAGCGGGCCGGTGGAAAGGGCGGCCAGGGCCTCGGCCAGCGAGTCGGCGGCCTGCACGTCGTCCCAGCGGGCCAGGCCGTTGCCGTGCCGCCGGTCCACGCCACAACCCGTGTGAACCGCGTCGAGGGTGCAACCCAGGGATCCGCCCGGGTACGCCGAACCCGCTGGCAGGTACAGGCGCGAGGTGCAGCCCGCGTCCTCGTCAGGGCGCAGAGCCGGGACGATGTCCCACGTCGAGAGCGTCATCGCCGCACCTGCGCCAACTGGGCTCGCAGCTCGGCATTCTCGGCCGCGAGCCGCACAGCGGACGGCACGTACGGGCCCGGGTCCTCCTGCAGCAAATCCGCCAGGTACTCGGCCTGCGGGCTGTCCTCGGGCAGCTGCTTCAGCTTCGCCGCGACACGGGCCATCACCTCGGGGTCGGTCACGTACTTGTGCGCGTTGCCCAGCGAGGCCGCGCGGGACTGGACGACGTCGGGGATCATGAGGTCACCACCAGTGCGGCGCTGAGCTGCACGATCTTCTCGACAGCGAACTGCGTCAACTCGGTGTCGCGCATCCCCAGCGCGACCGCCACGACCTTCTGCGGCCCGTGCTCGCGGCACAGCGGCGTGATCATCGCCTGCACGCTTCGGACCGGGACACCCAGGCGCACGGCAACCTGCTCGATGGTCTCGCTCACGCCGCCACCTGCGCTTCCGACAGGTCGCCGGCCACGAGCATCACCGGGCAGCCGCACACGCAGCCCTCGGCGAGCGAGAAGTGCCGCCCGACCTGCGCCGACATGTGCACGCCCGGCAAGGAGTCCATGGCCACGATCCAGGCGGCCCACACGTCCAGGTCGTCCACCAGGACCACGGCCGTGCCGTTCTGGGTGTAGACGACGGTCGCGTGCAGCGCCTCGGGCATGGCGTCGTCCGTCGCGAACAGGGCGGCGAGGGCTGGGCCCTCGGGGGACTGGGTAGGCTGGAGGACGGTCATCGTCCACCTCTTTCTTCTACGGGTTTGGTGGGCTGTGATCACTGGCCGTTGTCCGGGGTGGAGCCCGGGCGACGGCCGTTATGCCGACTGGGCGGCGTTGCTCGCGTCGAGCCAGGCCTGGACGCTCGACTGCTTGAAGCGGCGGATTCGCTTGCGTCCGGTCCCGGGAACCGATTCCACCGGGAGGCCGTGCTTGGCGAGCATTTCGTTGACCCACCAAGGGCTCACGCCGAGCCAGGTCATGAGCTCTTCCTGGGTCATCAGCGGTTCGGGCGGGGATGTCGTCGTTTCCATCGCGTTGCTACTTTCTGCTGTGGTAGTAGTAGCCATGGGCATGCTTGAAGACGAAGGCGTGCCGGTGAAGAACTCCTGAATGTCCTGATCTAGCGCTCGGGCGATGAGGCTGGCCGTGGCCGGCCCGCACGTTTCGCGGGTGCTGCGCTTGCCGGGCGCTCCGGTGAGGAAGCCGATGTACGCGGGGGAGACGCCGATGCCGTCCGGATCGATCGCCTTTGTGGCCTCGGCGAGCTGGGGCCCGGACATGCCTGCCTCTCTCATCGCTGCGCGCAGTGGCGCGCCGCCGTCCCGTCGTTGCATGTGGTGGCTGCCCTTCTCGTCACTTCAGCGGCTGGATTCCTCCGTCGCTGCTACAGTTCTACAGTAGCAGTCGTAGGAAGGTCAAGAGCGAGGTTGACAGGAGTAGTCGGAAGGCGAAACCCAAGGAACATAGGAGACTCACGTCCCTGCGTGCCCGTATGACGTGAGCACTCAAATTAAGACACCTTCTACAGTCGACTTGTGTCTGTAGAAGGCGTGATACATCCTGTGCTCTGTGGCCCCTGAAAACGCGCACCAGGAACCCGACGGCGGCGAAGACGTCCCCGCGCTGCTGCGGCGCGTCATGGACGAGCGCCGCTGGACCCAGAGTGACCTCGCACGCGCCATCGGCGTGCTCGTAGGAACAGTGAACACCTGGGTCAACGGCAAGAGAACCCCCACGGGCGAGAACCTCCGCAAGCTCGCCGCCGGCACCGGCATCAGTGAGGCCACCTGGGTTGCCGCGACCGGCCGCAAGATCCCGGCCGAGCTCGACGCCGACCGCGAAGCGCGCCTCATTGCCCTGTGGCGCTCGTTCACCCCCGAGGAGCAGCGCTACGCCGAGGGCTCCCTGGAGGGCATCGCGAAGGCCCGGGCCGAGTCCCACAACTGAGCCGCGTTCACAAAATCCCCACCCATTCGGATGAACCTGAGGTCAAACGCGCATCCTCCGAGTACAGTCAGGGTTCCGCCGCTGCCTCCGCCTGCGGTTACCGCAGACACCCGCGTAACCCTGGGGGTAGAGGTATGTGCATCGCCGTGCGCTTTGTCGACCCGAAAGCGCAGTCGCAGCCCTGGATCCGGGCAAAGCTGGTCATCAACGTCCCCTGGTCGGTCACACGCAGCGCAGCCCTGTACATCGTCCGTGAAACCCTCCGGGCGCTGGGCGTGGCGCAGCATCATGACACCAAGGCAGTCTGCTTCTGCGGGGACCCCGTCGAGGTGCCGTTCTGCGCAGAAATAGTGGCGGCGGTGAGCTCCGCGTCTGCGATCTCCAGAGGCCGGGAGGCGATGCGCCGTGGCGCGTAGGGCAACGAACAACCCGCGGCAGATCCGGCTCAAGAGCTGCGGCTGCCCACTGTGCACCGAGGAGTTCCGGCCCGGCCAGAAGGCCACCCGCAAGGACTGCAAGGGGACCTGGCAGGCCCGCTACCGGGACATGAACGGCAACCAGAAGGCCCGCAACTTCCCCACGATGGCGAAGGCCGAGGCGTTCCTGGACGAGGTGCGGACCCGCGTCCGCAACCGCGACTACAACGACCCCGACCGCGGCAAAGTCACCCTGACGTGGCTGTGGGACAAATGGCGCCCAGGCCGCAAGCTCAGCGAGAAGAACACCCTGGCCGCCATCGACTACCAGTGGTCGATCATCGAGCCGCGGTGGGGTGCGTACCGGCTGTGCGACATCGAATACCTCGACATTCAGGCGTGGGTGCCGCAGCTGATCGCACAGGGCCACGCGCCGAGCGTGGTCAACAAGGTCGTCGAGCTGCTGTCGCGGCTACTGAAAGTCGCCGTGAGGGACAATCGGCGCATCCCCTACAACCCGTGCGAGGGCGTGGAGAAGCCGCCGCCGCGCAAGGTCAGCCCCGAGGATCGGCGCTCCCCGAGCTATCGCCAACTCGACCTGATCCGCGCCGCAATGCCGAAGCACCACGAGGACATGCTGGAGTTCCTGGAGGAGACCGGCCTGCGCTGGAGCGAGCTGATCGGCCTGCGGCGCTGCTACGTGGACCGCAAGAAGAGGGTCGTCAAGGTCCGCCATGTCATCGAGGAGATCACCGGGCATCCGCTGACGCGCAAGGAGTACCCGAAGACCGAGGAGGGTTTCCGCACGATCCCCCTGAGCCCCCGGGCCCTGGCCGCGTTCGACCGGCACATGGAACGGTGCCCCGCCTCGGACACGAAGACGAGAGTCGAGGACGGCCTGTGCGAGGACGAGCTGGTGTTCCGCGGGGCTCGTGGCGGGATCCTGCGGAAGGGCAACTTCTGGACCGTGTACACCCGGGCTGCGGTGCGGGCCGGCGTGGCGCGGAAGATCAAGCGGCCGAGCGGCAAGTTCGAGTGGTGGCCCACCGTCCATGACACCCGCGGGTCGTGGGCGTCGCGGCTGCACGACGAGGGCGTGCCCGAGGTGATCGTGCAGCGGTTGATGGGGCACAAGCGGGCGTCGAGCGTGACGTGGATCTACCTGCACGCGGCCGAGGATGCGGTCGACCAGGGGCGTGAGGCGCTGGAGGGGCGCGGGTCCAAGCGGCATCTGCGGGCGGTGGGGGAGTGATGGGCCGCGGAGTCCACAGAGTCCACGTGGAGTCCACAATGCCCCCGCTGAACCCCAGTCAACTCCTGCCAACTACTACTGTAGAAGTAGTAGATGGCGGGAAGTCCGAGGTGAGCGGCAATCAGGCTCCCACCTCGGGCAACATCATCACGGGGTGTCAGTCCGCGCATGTTCGGGCGGAGAAGATGGCGGTCTTGAACTGTAGAAGGATCAGCCGGGCGACTTGACGGCAGGTCAGAGGCCATTCTTCCCACGCGGCGGGTGCCCCTGGGGTGGCCGGATTGAAGATCGGAGTCCACTTGGAGTCCACAAAGTCGCGTCACCCATTCGGGTCACAGCTTGATCGAACGCTGGACGGACCCTGGTTGCACCTGGAAACTAGATGCATGGGGAGGCGTCCTGCGGGGCGCCTGATACGCGTCCTCTCCCATGGCCCCGTGCGGGGCTGGCCCTCGGGCCGCGGAGAGCCCACATGGGGAACGCCCCCGCCGAGTATGTCGGCGGGGGCGTTTTGCGTTCTGCGCAAACGATAAGCCGCCCCCGGCCCGGGTGGGGGCGAGGGCGGCAGTCCCGGCATATGCCAGCCGGAGCAGGTAGGCGGATACGCGTACACCAACCGTGCCCCGGTGCGACCGCTTGATCAGGGCGGGAGCCGGGGTAGCGCTCTGCCGAGGCTGGGGAGCCGTAGCCGGCAGAGCGCCGCTGAGGGATGCCGCGGTGGGGCGGCATGGGTGGAGCTGGTGCCGTCGGCTGCGGCTGGGGGAGACGCGAGGCGGGGTCTGGGCCTCTAGCGCTCCCGCCGCGGGGAAACCGGCGGGTCTGGGGTGGGGCTTAGCGGGCTAATTCGAACATGCGCGCGAGCGTATCGGATATAGGTGCACTCTGCACAGACCTCATGATCACAAATTGACCGATCTACGCTGCATGCAACACTCCAAGATCCATCCACTGTGGGCCGGGTGCCCCAGGTAGAACCACCCGACGACCGAACCCTGCGCCGGCGACGCGAACTCGGTGATCGTGTCCGCAGTCTGCGGCTCTGGCGGAACCTGGCGCAAGACCGCACCGCGCACGCCGCAGGCATGTCCCGCAGCACCCTCCAGCGCGTCGAGTACGGCCAGACCGCCCTGTCCGTGGACAGACTCTGGGCCATCGCCGACATACTCCGCGTGCCCGTGACCTGGCTGCTTACTGACGACTGGTCTCACTCTGGCGAGGCTGGCGCGGGCGATGAAGACCCCCCGCCACCTCCCGCCACCCCGCGCCACCGTTAAGGCCGCGCAAGGATCGATGCACGGCGCGCACGCACGTCGTGCACGCTGCGGTACGCGCTCCCCGAATGCGCCCCCGCGCGCCCCCTGTGCGGCCGTCACCCGGAGTACGTCCGCGGCCGGTCGGCAGACGCGGGCTTCCGCAGCCCGACGTGCTCCGGGTGCCGCACGATCACCGCGCCGGGCCCCGACTCGCTGTGAACGACCGTGACCACGACGCCCTCCCGCAGCCACTCGCCGCAGTATGAGCAGTAACCCGCCGCAGTCGGGAACCCGGGCACCTCCGCCTGCTCGCTCATGACGCCACGACCGGCCGGACGACGACCTTCTTCGCCGCGGCGTGGGCCTCGTCGAGGGTGCCGTAGGCGAAGGGCCGCCCGTAGAGGCCGCATACCGGCTCGCCCCCGATGTAGTTCCGCCAGGCACCCAGCTCCTTGTCCCACACGGACTCAACGGGAGGTGGCGCGGTCGTGGTCTCGCTCATGACTGGTCCTCGCACTTCGGTGTGCAGGCAACGACGGCCCACGGCAGCCGGCCGCCTTCGCTGCTGCGGGTGTAGGCGTAGCCGGCGCGGACGAACGGGCCCGCCGTGCTGCCGCAGTCGATGCACGCCTTGCCGTCTTTCTGGGCGCGGGTGGGCGTGTGCTGCTCGCGCTCCGGCGTCGTGGTTTCCACTGGTCAACTCCCTGAACCTGTCGATGGATCAACCTTCGACAGGTTCGGCGGCCAGCAACAGCGTGCGAAGCACCCGGGGTGCAGTACTCGTTTCACACACCGTGTGAATCCGGTTCCGCTACCGTCATTGCACAGACAGTGACCTGACGGGACGGCAGCACCATGGAGCCCAACACCCTGCTCGACGCACTCCTCGACGAGGCAGGCATGTCCCACGCCGGACTCGCCGCCCGCGTCAACACCGCCGGAGCCGGACTGCCGAAACCACTCCGCTACGACCACACCGCCGTCGGGCGCTGGATCAAAGGCGAACGCCCCCGCGGACGCGTCCCCGACCTCATCTGCGACGCCCTCAGCGAACGCCTCCACCGGCCACTCAGCCACGACGACATCGGCATGGGCAAACCCGGCGTCGCACCCGCACCCACCGCCCTGACCGGATTCGTCGACCGCGCCACCGCCCTGTGGCGATCCGACCAGCAACAGCGCCCCGACGTCCAGGCCGCGCCCGCCATCGTCGGCACCGCCGCCGTCATGCCCGTCTGGGAATGGGAGAACCCGCCCGAAGACAAGGACGTCTCCCGCCCCGGCACACCCAAAGTCGGCGGCACCGACGTCGACATGCTCCGCGCCGCCCGCACCCGCTACGAATCCATGTACCGCTCCGCCGGCGGCATCGCCACCCGCGCCCGCATCGTCGGATTCCTCACCGGCCAGACCGCCCCGCTCCTGCGCGGCTCCTACAACGACACCGTCGGCCGACAGCTCTACCGCGCCTCCGGCGGCCTGGTCGCCGTCGCCGGGATCTGCGCCTACGACTCCGACGCCCAGGGCCTCGCGCAGCGCTACTTCCACCACGCCCTGCGCCTGGCCAAAGCCTCCGGCGACCGGGCGTTCGGCGGCTACGTCATCGCGCTGCTCGTCAACCAGGCCATCTACCTCAAGGACTACCGGCAGGCCGTCGCGTTCGCCGAGGCCGGGCTGCGCGCCGCCGGGGACCTCATCTCGCCCGCGCTGGCCACCGACCTCAACGCCATGCAGGCCAAAGCGTTTGCGCGCCTCGGCGACATCAGCGCCGCACACAAGGCCATGGGGCGCGCCGAGGCCGCCGCCGCCCGCATCCGCCGCGCCGAGGAACCACCCGAGACCGGATACGTGCAGCCCGGACTCGTCGAAGCCCAGCTCGCCGAGGCCCTCATCAGCCTGGAGGACTGGAGCCCCGCCCGAGCGTTCGCCGAAGAGGCCGTCCGCACCCAGGCCCACGCCCGCGGACGCGTCCACCGCCTCGCCACCCTCACCACCGTCGACCTGGGCCGCGGCGAACCCGAACAGGCCGCCGCCAACGCGCTGGCCGCCCTCGACCTCGCCGCAGGCATGGAGTCCCAGCGCCTCCGGGACCGGTTCGTCACCCTGCGCGTCAAGCTCGCCGGCCACGGCTCGGCCGCCGCCCGGGACGCGGTGGAGCAGATCGACGCGTCCCTCTCGGTTCCCCTGTAGTCGGCTGCGGTAGCGTCGCCCCCGTCATCAGGGCGAGCAGAGCGGGGACGGGCGTGTCGGATTCATCGGTGTGGAAGAACCTCGGCGAGCACACGGTGTACGAGAATCCGTGGCTGCGGATCAACCTCGCCGACGTCGAACTGCCCGACGGCCGTCACCTGGACCACTACCTGATGCGGCTGCGCCCCGTCGCCCTGTGCACCGCGGTCAACGCCGACGACGAGGTGCTGCTGCTGTGGCGGCACCGCTTCATCACCGACACCTGGGGCTGGGAACTCGCCGCGGGCGTCGTCGAGGACGGGGAGTCCCTGGAGGCTGCGGCGGCGCGGGAGATGCTGGAGGAGACCGGCTGGCGGCCGGGCCCGCTCAAGCACCTGCTGACCGTGGAGCCGTCGAACGGGCTCTCCGACGCGCTGCACCACGTCTACTGGTCGGAGACGGCCGAGTACGTGGGGCATCCGGAGGATGACTTCGAGTCGGAGCGGCGGGAGTGGGTGCCGCTGTCGCTGGTGCCGGAGCTAGTCGCGAAGGGCTCGGTACGGTCGGCGAACGCCGTGGCGGCACTGCTGATGCTGCACCAGATGCGGCGCCGACCGGTCGGCTGAGCCGTCCCGACCTGGGACAATGGATCACGTGCACCACACTCCTCCCCATGCTCCGGCCTGCCGCTGCCCGTCCTGCATCAACGAGGCCATACGGCGACTGGCCGCCAGCGTGGTGGAGTGGACGCCGCAGGCCCAAGCGGAACTGGACGTGCTGTACCGGCGCTGGCAGGCGGCACGGGAGGTCGCGGACGCTGACGAGGACGAACCCGCTGCGGCGTGAGGCATCATGGACACAGCAAACCGCCCGGCCCCGACTGCTACGGGGCCGGGCGGAACAGCTACTACAGGGCCAGCATCAACCCGCCGGCCACGACCTTGGCGACCTCGATCTGACCCGCCGACCAGCCGCGTTTCCGCGCCAGCTCGGTGATCTCCGCGTTGAACAGCCAGTGGATCGCATGCGCCACCAGATAGGCCAACAGGACCTGCTGAGTCTTCTTCGACACCTCTCTCACCTCCCTCCACGTCGGGTGCCGGGCAGTCTCGCAGCCGGCACTGACAATCCGGCCGCCCTCCACATAGGGGAGCGGCCCGGTCGATCAGGTGGCGATGAGCAACTGGACGACTTCGGCGATGTCGTCCGGCGCCATGTGCTTCAGCAGGGTGGCGGCGACCGCCTCGGGCCGACTGATGGGGATGCTGACGGTCTTCGGCCGGAAGCCGGCCCGGACCATGGCGGCGTGCGCGGACAGGCTGCCGGCGAGGACTTCGGCGTGGAGCTCGGGCGCGTCCTTGCGGAGGCGACGGAGGGCGGCCGTCTGGCTGGTGCCCGTCGGCCTGGCAACCTCGTTGATGTTATCAACGAGGTCGGTGCGCCGTCCCTGGCGCTCCGTCAGCACCCGGTCAAGGAGATCGACCGCCTCGGGATCGCCCGACACCACACGCTTGACCAGGTCGAGCGTTGCACCTAGGCCCTTCAGTGGCGGCCGGACCACGAAGTCCTCGAACCGCTCGTGCTGCACCAGCTCGCCGCGCTGCGTCGTGAACTCCCGCCACGACCCCTCCGCCAGCACCCGCTTCAGCAGCGCCGGCACGGTCTTCAGGCCGTGGTCACCACTACGCAGCGCCGACCCGAGCGCGTCGACCAGGGTCGCGTTGACCTTCAACTGATCCTTCACGCGAGGTCACCCAGCCACTCCAGCAGGGTGCGGCGAATCCCCTCCAGCTGCTCCACCGTCGCCTTCTTTCGCGCCGGATGCCCGAACCGAAGCAGGTCCCCGTTGATCTCCTTCGGCGTGCGCCCGGCCTTGTAGGCCGCGCGCCGGGCCAGCAGCTCCACCTCCTGGCGCAGCATCTTCTCCCGGCGGAACCGCGGCTCCTCCACCGGATCCGGCACCACCACAGACGGCGATCCACCCGCGCGCTGCTGCCGCAGCAGCGGGACCAGGTTCAGGGCGAAACGCGTCGGGATCCCCAGACTGCGGCACTTCGCCTCCGCCTCCGCAAGTTCCTCCGGGGAGCACTCGTCGCCGCCGAGGATCGCCCGGTCGAACACCGGCGCCGACGCCGACAGGGCCGTACGGAAGTCGAACTCGCCCTGGCCGTCGCCGTCCTGCTCGGCGCGGGCCTTCTCCTCCTTCTCGGCCTCCAGCTCCAGCTGGTGCCGCAGTTCCTCCTCGATCTCGCGGGAGTGCCGCAGCAGCTCCGGGACCGCGGGGAGCAGCAGGCGGGCGTTGAACTCCTCGTCCGGGCGGGTGCGCACGAAGCGCCCGACGACCTGCCGGAAGAACAGCGGCGTCTGCGTCTTCGACGCGTACACCCCCACGGCCAGGCGCGGGATGTCCACGCCCTCGCTGATCATCTTCACGGCGACGATCCACCGGCCGGTGCCCTCGCGGAACTGCTGGATCGTGCTCTTCGCGACCTCGCCCGCCGGGTCCGTCTTCGGGTCCGACACCACCACCGGCGGCCGGGTCCCCGTCATCTGCTCGATGAGGGCCGCGTACCCGTGCGCGTGCCACTGCCGCTCGCACACCACCAGGCCGGCAGCGTCCGGGACATCGGCGCGCAGCTCCTCCAGCATCGCGTCGGCGTGCTGAAGCATCGCGGGCATCCACTGGTACTTCGGCTCATACACCACGTCCAGCGCGGCGGAGACGTCCTCCTCCGCCATGTGGCCGCCGAGCTTCGCCGTGAACTCCACGTTCACACCCGAGTCGCCGGTGCGGTACTCGCGCTTGCCGCGGGACGGGTCGATCCAGCGGGCCTCGCCGTCGTAGGCGTGGAACTCGATGCGTCGGCACACTCCGTCCGCGACCGCAGCGCCGTACTCGTAGGCGTAGTCGACGACGACAGTGCCCTCGTCGTTGTACTCGACGAACGGGATCGGCGACGCCGCGTCCCGCCTCCACGGCGTACCGGTCAGCGAGAGCCGGTACGTGGCGTTCTCCACGGCCGTGCGCAGCGACTCGCCCCACGAGCGGTTGTCCCCGGCATGGTGCACCTCGTCGAGGATGACCAGGGTCGAGCGCCTGGTCACCGTTCGGATGGCGTCGGCCCCTTTGTTGTCCAGCAACTGCTGGTAGGTGACGACGCATCCGACGTACCCGGCTTTGTCGTAGTCGGCCTTGTCGGACACGGGCTTGAGCTGCAGCCCGGACTTGCCAGCGGCCACGGCCCACTGGCTGCGCAGGGCGTCGGTCGGGACAACGACGACTACCCGGTCGACGAGGCCCTGGCCCAGGAGGCCCTGAGCAATGCTGATCGCGTAGTGCGTCTTGCCGGCGCCCGGGGTGGCGCTGACGAGGAAGTCCGTCTTGGTGTTGGCGTAGAACGCCTCGGTGGCGCGCTGCTGCCAGACGCGGAGACCGTCCGCCATGGTGGAGCCCTTCGTAAGGTTGCAAGAAGGGCAGAGCGCCTGCCCGTTGGTCATGTCGGTGGGGCCGCCGGCCACGTAGGGGATCCTGTGGTCGGCGTGCCAGCCGCCGGCGAGGGGCGTACCGCAGTTGCGGCAGTGGCCGTCCGCGTCGAGGTAGAGGGCTATTCGCTCGGTCGCGTTGAACCGGCGGCGCTGGGGGGATCCGGGCTGACCGGATGGCGAGACGCGCCTGTTCGGTTCGAACGGGAACAGGCTAGGGTCGGGCTTGTCCAAGGATGTGCATCCTTCGGGCCATGCCTCCGGCGGACGGGAATCCGCGCGGGGGCGTCGCATTGCCGACCGTCAGACAGGCGGTCGATGTGAAAATCCTACGCCTACAGTCGGTCACTTTGTTACCAGCAGACGCAGCGTCAGCAACAAGGTCGCGCAGGCGAATCCGCACCGTAGGGGCACCACTGGCCAGGGTGACACCCAAATCCCTTGCTGACACTGCGTGAACGCAAAACAGCGCCCCCGCCCGGCCGAAGCCAGACGGGGGCGCTCAGTGGTCGGGGCAACAGGGTCCAGCTTCCGGGCTGCTGGCGCCCGCCGGTGCGCCGCCGTGGCGGTCGGACCGGTCCATCCCTCCCCTGGACGTCGCCCCTGATGGGAAGTCTCGGGAACAGGCTACTTCCCGGCGACCAGGGACTCGTACTGCGCCTTCGAGATCGTCACCGGACCCGTCACGCCAGCAGCCTTGAACGCCGCCAGGTCCGCCTCCGTCGCGATGTGCGACAGCCTGCCGTCCGCGAGCAGGAAGTCGCCCGGCCAGTTCGGGTCCGGCATCTCCTTGCGGTTCACACTGACGATGATCATGTCGATCTCCTTCGGGACAACCGGCACAGGAACCGGCGTAGGAACAGGCTTCGGGGTCGGGGCAGGCGGGGGCTTCGGCTGGAACGACAGCGCCCAGTCCCGCAGCGCCGCCGTGCTGGGCAGATGGCAGAAGTCGCGGTCCACCGACGCCGCCGAGTACTGGTGGAACAGCCACGGCGCGGTGATCCCCGGCTGCCCGGCCGGAAGACCGGCGGTGGCGATCCACAGGAAGTCGCCGAAGTAGCCAGTCTTGTCGACGTTCCGCCAGTAGTCGACGTTGCAGTACATCCCCACCGGGTTGTGCGGCAGCTTGCCCTTGACGTACTGCAGGAACGCGTCCTTGTAGGCGGCCTGCTGGGACTTCGACACGCCCGCGTTCGCCGAGTCGTAGCCCTCCCAGTCCAGGCACACCAGGTCGCCCGGCTTCCACGCCACCTGCGAGAGGAAGTGATCCGCCTCCGCCGAGACGGAGTTGCCCATGTGCGGGTAGTGGTAGCCGCCCCACACCAGGCCGTTGGCCTTCGCGTGGTCCCGCTGCGACTGCCACTCCGGGTTCGTGTAACCCGTCCCCTCAGTGACCTTCACGAACGCGAACGACAAGCCCGTAGTGTCCGGGGTCGCCGACTGGTACGACGCCCAGTCCTGGCCGAAGATGCCCATCCGAACCTCCTAGGTGATCAGGCCGGGGACGTACAACTGCGCCGTCCAGTCCGCGTGTGACGCCGTGTGCGCCCCGCCGTGCCCACGGTGATGAAACGGGCACAACCAGCGGAACTCCCCAGGAGACGACTCTAGCCAGGCCGCGATCTCCTCGGCGGTCGCGTGCTCGCTGATCTCCGGGAAGTCCTTGTGCAGGGCGTGCGGATCGGCGGCGTTGGCCGTCGCGAACTCCAGCACGGCATGGTGGAGTTCCAGCGGGCCGACAGCGCAGTGCTCGGCGCCGACGCGCTCACCGACGTAGCAGACCGCCCCGGCGAGGTGGTGCCGCCGGAAGGCGTTGAACGCCCCGTAGTGTGGATCATGGGCCCGGGGGGCGTGGTCCGGGAAATGCATGACGTACCGGTGCGTCTCCGACTGCGGATGCGCAGCGACGACATCGGGCTCGGGTGTGCTCATGAGGGTCTCCGGGGGTGGGCGGCAGAAAGCCCCGGCCAGCAGGCACGGGGCGAGAGGTGGGGTGGGTCAGCGGCTCTGGTGTCGGTCTTCCGGCCACGCTCCATGCAGATGGAGAGCGTGGATCTCGCCGACCTGGGCGACGACCGCGGCCATCTCCTCGCGGTGCGCCGCCAACTCCGAGGCGTGCGCCTCCTGGCGGCCGACCAGCTCGCGGTGCGCGGCCATCCGCTCGTCGTGCTGCCGGTCCTGCCGGTGACGCGTCAGCAGATGGGAGGCGATCAGGCCCGGGGTGATGATGATGAACTGGGCCTCCACATTGCCCTGCACCTCGGCCAGGCGCGCCACCAGCAGGTACACGTCGTACGCCAGCAGCAGGGCCAGCACCGGCAGCCAGCGGAGCAGAGTGCGCCTCACGACGCCTCCCGGTGCGCGGCATGCGCCCGCTCGACCGTCAACGGCCCATCGGGATGGTGACGCCGGCACAGCACAGCACCCGCCGCGGTCTGATGCCGACCCAAGCGCGGGCAGCGCACGATCTCGCAGTTGTGGCGCCGGTAGATACTCACCAGGCCGCCGACGATCGCCAGCTCACCCAGATCCGCACCAGCGCCCGACCACCACAGGTAGGCCCGGCCCGACGCGTCATCCAGGCCCAGGACGTGCAGCAGGACATGCATCACGGCCTCCCCGGACCCGTCGACACTGCGGTACCCGAACGGTGCACCACGGAGGTCTTCGGCGTCGTCGCGGACTGCGACGGGCTGGGGCCGGGCGTCGGCGACGGGCCCGTACCTGACTGCGCCGTGCAGACGTAGTGCGTTGAACCCGCCGAGTCCGGGACGCAGTTGTAGACCGTGCCGTCGGACGCCGTCCATGTCCAACCCGACGGCGCCGGGCCAGTGGCCCCCGCCGGCCCGGACGGACCGCCGCCGCCCTGGGGGCCTGCGGGCCCTGGACTTCCAGCAGGACCAGCCGCTCCCGTCGCACCGGCCGGCCCAGGGACCGTCGAGTCCGCCCCTGGCGCGCCTCGGGCACCCACCGGACCGGGCGGACCGGTCGGCCCTGGGCTGGGGTGCACCATCGTCGCGACCAACGCGGCAATCGCCTGAGGGTCGGGCGAGACGCCGTCCTTGCCCGCAGGCCCCTGCGGGCCGACGATGCTCTGACCAGCCGCGCCCGTCGCACCCGGCACGCCTTGCACGATTGTCGTCGCAGGCGGGGCTTTCGGTGTCACGCCATGCTGCTGCAACTGGGTGCGTGTCGTATCCAGGGCTGCGCCGAGCTTCGTCGTCGCCGTCTGCTGCGCGTTCAGGCTCGCCTGCAGGGCCAGCTGTCGATCCACGATGTACGCGCAGCCCAACAGGAACAGCGCCACCACGACAGCCCACAGCAGAGACTCAGGCCGGCGCCGGCGTTGCGCGGGGACTGGAGCAGTCACTTCGCCCCCTTGGAGGTTGCCCACACCGTCACTAGCACGCCCAGGAACGTCGCCGCCAGCGTCAGCAGCGCGACCCACTTCGTGAACGTCATCGTGGGCCGGGTCGCGTTCACCGTCTCCAGCGCCATGATCCGCCCCAGTGCAGGGTTGATCACGTCTTCGCGCATCTTCCGCTCGCCCTCGACGCGGTCTCGCTCCAGGCGCCGCGCCAGCTCCGAGGTCGCCCGCTGGTCCGCCTGGTACACGTCCATCTGCACCGATTCGGCAGCGACGCGGGTGATTCGCTCGTCCAGGGCCCGATGCTGCTCCGCGCTCTCGCGCCGGTGTTCCTGCAGGCCGCGCTGCACTTCTCCGAGAGTGAAATCATCCGGCAAAGTCGCCCCCTTCATGCGGACAGCAGTGGGGCAGAGCGGTCAGAGGAGCTGGGTGACGCCGAGCGGCGGCCACGGTGCACCCGTCGTCGGATAGTCCACGACCGCCGCCGAACTGAACGACCCGACGCACTCCGGCGACAGCACCAGCACCACATCCGAGCAGTACAGGAGGTTCGTAGCCCCCGGCGAACTGTTCTCCGTCGGCAGCACCTGCCCGAACGCCGCCGTGGCTGGCGCCTCGGCGTATGCCTGGACGTGGGTCCACACGCCGGTCGACAGGTTCACGGTCGCGCCACCCGTCGTGGAGAGGTAGCCGCCGTTGCGGTCGAACCAGTTGACGTTCAGGGAGAAGTTCGCCCACCCGGTCGGCGAGTAGAACCAGCCGTCAGCCAGGTACCACTGCGAGGCGCCGTAGAACGGGCCGCCGCCCTGCCGGATCGGGATCTGCTCGCTAGCGGCGAAAGCCTGGGTGAAGCCGCCCGTCGGCGTCAGCAGGCCCGAGAACGCGAACCCGCCGTGGGTCTGCGCGCTGGACCGGGTGAGCGTGCCGTTCGTCGCCGTCCACGGCGAGGTCGTGGTCGCGAACGTCGGGTTGGCGTTCAGCGGATTGTTCGGCATCAGCGTCGTCTCGGTGTGCCCGAGCAGCAGGCCGGTGGTCGACGCGTACTCCATCGTCGTCCACCGCTGGTTGACGTTGTACGGGCCCACGTCGTCCACGAGGTGCCGCACGTTCGGGTTCACCGACACGTTGTTGTACACCGCCATCGGGACCGAGTAGCCGCCGATCGTCGACCACGTGCCGCTGTGCCGAACGCTGTTCTTCGCCGAGTTGGGGAGAGCAGAGTCCAACAGCCCCCACGCCAGGTAGTCCACGGCGCTCGCCTGCTGGTTCTGCTGCAGCACCACGTGGTACGTGTTGCCGTTCGTCAACCCGGTGGCGTTCAGCGGCACCGACAGCAGCGGCACCGACAGTAACGTCGACGACTCCGTCTGCGGCGGCAGGGCGTTCAAGTCCACGGCAACGACGTCGTAGGAGCCCGCGCCGAGGCCGAACGCGAACACGGGGAAGAACCTGGTGCCGTTCCAGTTCGACGACACCCAGTTGTCGCCCGGGCCGTCCGCGGTGACGCTCAGTACTGTGACGCTGCTCAGCGACGAGCCGCCGGTGGTCGCGCCGCCGATGATGACGAGCAGGTCATCCGCTACCGCCAGGTCGAAGCCCGGTCCGAACGCCTGATTGGGCGACGGCAGGGCAGGCCCGGTCTGCCACGGCCCCAGAGAGCCGTCCGTGTTGATGGCGGCGTAGTAGACGGTGCCGACCACCGCGAGGCTGTTGTTGAGGCCGCCGATCACGAACAGGAAGCCGTTGATGGCGGTGACCATCGGATTGCTGAGCGCCACTGGCAGCGACGGTCCGCTGGTCCACGTGTTGATCTGGCCGTTGACGACAGGCGAGTAGTAGACCGTGGCGAGGTTGGTGGAGCCGTTGGTGCCGCCGAGGTAGTAGACGAAGCCGTTGTAGCCCGCGGCACCGCCGAACTGGCTCGTGCCGGGCAGGGCGGTCTGGGCGCTCCAGCTGCCGACGATGCCGTTGTTGGCATCCCAACTCGCCGTCCATACGGTCGCCACGGGCGTGCTGCCGGTGGCGCCGATGCCGCCGCCCATGACCACGAGCGTGCCGCCCGCGACGGCGATGGCGGGCCCGTTGTTGCCGACCGGCAGTGACGGCTGCGGCACCGGTGGTGCCAGAGTGCCGCTGCCGACGTACTGGAAGGTATTGACGGACGGCGACGCGGTAGCGGACGGTGGCTGGCCGCCACCGACCGAGATGATGAAATTCCCCGACACTGTGAACGACGACAGCACCGACACGCCGCCAGCGCCGGCCGTCGGCACCGGGTACGGGTTGGTGGTGACGCCGTGGGTGAGGTACCCCGAGTTGTACTTCGCGGTCGCCAGCGGGCCGCCGCCGGTCAGTCCGCTCGGGGCGGCAAGCTGGCCGCTCAGCGCGGCCGGCAGCATCGTGGCCGCGAGAGCCCCGGCGGCAAGGTTGGGTGAGCCGCCACTGTCGGAGTACAGGGACACCAGCAGATCGGCGCCGTTCCCGACGGGCTTGACGGGGATCGTCACACGGCTGACGGCGGTACCGGACAGGACGAACGACTGCGCCAAGTCGAAGCCGTCGCCGTAGGTCACCCACGTGAAGTTGCCGTTGCCACCAGGCGTGAGTACCTGCGTGCCGTCGTAGATCGGCGTGATGCCGTGCGTGCCCAGGTGCTGGTTGATCTGCGCCGACGCGTTCGTGGCGTCCAGGTTCCCGGGCAGCCCGTTCTGCGCCGCGGACCATGCGGGTGTCGTCACCGGGCCTCCTCAGGCATGGACCCACTGCACCGACAGCGAGGTGAGAAGACTGCTCGTCGTGGCCAGCGCCCCGCCGGAGGCCTGGTTGGCGACCAGCTCGATGTAGTCCGTCGAACCGTTGAACTGCACCAGCCCGGTGACCTGCACGACCGTGTTGGCCACGGCGCCGGCGTTGGTCGTCGACGTCTGCGCCTGGTTCGTGGAACCGTTCTTGCTGATCTGCGCCACCCGGTAGCCGGTGGCGTTCGCCGCAAAGCTGACCGACCCGTTGATCTCGTACCAGCCGGCCACTTTGGGTGTGACCCTGGTCGGGTTTCCGGCGCCCCAGGCCGTGTAGTTGTCGAGGACCGGGGTGGACCAGATGATCGCCGTCGAGGTGGTGGAGGCGAGGCTCTGCGACGCGGGGGTGTTGAGGACCGTCACCGGCGCATTGCGCAGGAACTGGCCGCCGGCGGCATTCAGGATCTCAAGGCTCGATGCCATCTACGCCACCTTCGTCAGCAGGCCGGAGGAGTAGGTGAAGGCCCGGTACGACTGGACGTAGGCGTTGGCGCCCTGAGCGGCCGTGTACTCGGCATAGGAGGCGTACTGGTTGATCGCCGCCGCGGTGGTGTACGTGGAGGCGGTCCACCGCGCCCCCGAGTCCTCCCACGTGGCCGTCAGCAGGCCGGAGGCGGCCTGGTCGAAGACCTGATACCGGAACCCGTAGGTCTGCGCCGTCCAGGTGGTGCCGTCTGGCGAGGTTGACGCGCCACTCGCCGACGCGGACCGGAACCAGGTGTAGGCCCCGGTGCTCGCGGTCGATGCCAGGACGAGCCAGTACGTCGTTGCCGCCGTCAGGCCCGTCACAGGCAGCGGGTACACGGTGAAGGTGTTGGTGTTGCCGTTCGCCGTGGACAGGTACGCGTATTCGGCGGTCAGCGTGACGCTGCTCAGTGATGCGCCGGATGGGGCGCTGCCGCTGTTGGCGTACAGGCTCAGCGTCGTCGGCGTCAGCGACGTACCCGATGTCATCGTGGTGCTGATCGGGGCCAGCACGTAGCCGACCGCCGTTTGGCCGGCCCCCGTGGTGAACGACTGGGCCAGGTACAGGCCGTTGCTGCTCGTCGTCGCAGCCCCTGAGGTGACGACAGAAGCCTGACTCGTCGCCGCATACAGGTAGGTGGTCGGGTGCGTGGTCAGGAACTGGTTGACCTGCTGGGCCAGCGGGGACTGCCCCGGGGCGGCCCCGAGCCAGTTACTGGAGGCCATCAGGTGAGCCCGACCCAGAACGGCACGTTCAGGGACACGTTGCTGGCCGGGGTGATCGACCCCGCCAGTGCCGTGGTCGCGGTGCCGTTGGTGGCGAACCGGTTGCGGGCCGCCGTGGTAGTGCCGTTGTAGAGGGTGGCGTCGAGCGAGTTGTTGTTCTTCGCGAAGGCCGGTGGCGTGGTGCCGACGGAGAAGAACGCCACCCAGTAGTAGCCGGGCGGCAGCGTGAACGGGCCGCCGGTCAGGGCCATGGACTTGCGGCCGGTGGAGTTCCAACTGCTGGACTGGCTCGCGGTGGTGGCTACCAGGGTGCCCGCCGAGTTGTAGATCCCGGCGAAACTCTGGCCTGCGGTGAGGGTGGATCCAGCCGTCACGACGTACAGGACCACGTTGGTCACCGAGATGGGCTGCGGCACCAGCACCTTCACCAGGTTGACGACCCCCGACCCCGGGGCAATGCCGGTACCCGAGACCAGCACCGAGTCGAACGACCACGCCAGGTACCCGCTGTCGTTGGGCAGCGCGGTGAAGTTGGCCGACTGGATGGGGCCGCCGGTGATGGTGCCGTCGGTGGCGAAGTTCCACACACCAGTGCCGGTGTTGTTGCTCAGCGTCTGGGCCCGGTTGTTGGTGAGGATGACGCCGCTGGCACCGTTCAGGTTGATGAACGGGTGGCCGGTGAAGGTGCCCGGGATGTCGCGGACGTCGTACTGCGAGACCTCGGTCTGCAGGCAGGTGGCTTCCAGGTAGACGTCCCATGTCGCGGCGCCGTCGGGTCCCTGCAGGTCCCTGCCGCAGGACCGGATGACGGTGTTGGTGGAGGGCCACGTCGAGTTGGTGGCCTGCCCGATGTAGAACAGGCTGTTGCCGACGGTGGCCCCGGTGAAGATGTCGTAGGACCGGCAGTTCTCGAAGACCACCCCCTGTCCGGATAGGGACTTAACGGCGCCACCGAACGGGTGCTCGAAATAGCAGTCCCGGAACGCGTTCTGCTCGTGGTAGGTACGTGCCGAGCTGCCGGAGTCGGCCTGGATCAGCACCAGGTACTGGCTGGTGTCCAGGCCCACGTTCTGGAACAGGCAGTGGTCCCAGGTCAGGTTGGCCACGTCCGCGGTGGAGATGCCCGTGACCGACCAGCCCGGAACGGACCGCGTGGCCCCGTACACGCTGGAGATGATGTTCTCGAACTTGACCCACAGCAGGGTCCCGGACGAGTTCCACACGCTCTTGTTCGCGGAGCGGGCGTAGCACACCAGGTCGTGGAAGCTGCCCTGGTTGATGTTGGCGCCGGTGAAGCAGTGGCCGCCCGTGGCGTCCAGGACCAGGTGGTCGACCTCGACGAACCCTGGCTGGCTGCTGTAGCCGGGGTGCATGTAGTTGCTGCCGAAGTCGAAGATGTCCGTCGCGGTGGTCTTCAACGTGCTGCCGTAGTCGCCGGTGAAGCGCAGGCCCACCGTGGGCTTCAGCGAGGTGCCGAGCAGGTAGGTGCCGGCCGGGAAATAGATGACGCCACGGCCGCCGGTGACCACAGTGGTGGCCGCGTTGATCGCGGCTTGAATCGCGGCACTGTCGTTGGCGACCCCGTCACCCACGGCCCCGTAGGTCTTGACGTTGAGCCAAGCGGTGCCGGAGACAGCGCCGGGGACCTGCCACGCCCCGTTGCCCGAGGCGTCGGAGGTGAAGACACTTCCGGTAGCGGCACCCGTGGGGAGCTTGAGCGTGCCCGTCACGGTGGCGTTGCCGGTGACCGTGCTGAGGACGGTGCCGCCGCCGTTGTACAGGTATCCGCCACGGGCGGACCCGGTGACGGTGATGTTGCCGAGCTCGTGCAGGGTGCCCGAGTAGATCTCGATGTTGTGCGACGGCATGTTCGTCAGCGAGTCGTTGCCGAACGTTGTCGCGTGGACCGTCAGTTCGCCGCTGGCCGACATCTGGATGTTCGGGTACGTGTTGTCCGTGGCCTGGCTGTTGGAGTGGACCATGCAGCCGACGACGGTGACCCCGGTGACCGTGTCGCCCACGTAGATGCCGTGCTTCTGGTTGCGGTCGACGCCGCAGTTGACCACGGACACCATCTGCACGCCGCTGTTGATGTTGATGCCGGTACCGGTCGAGGACCAGATGTCACAGTTCGCCAGGTGGGCGACCCAGCCGACGCCGCCGATGTTGACGCCGTCGTTCCCGGACAGGCCGATCAGGCATGCGTCCAGGCCGGTGTCGGAGCCGTTCAGGCTGACGCCGTTGTGCGTCGACTGCACGATCCACGTGCGCTGCACCTTCACGGCCTGGCGGCCGGAGCCGATCTGGATCCCGTCAAAGGCTGCGCCGGTGAGGTAGCAGTCCACGATGTGCCAGGCAGTGTCCTGGCTGGTGGCAGTGTCGAGGTGGATCAGGTCGCCACTGGAGTTGTTGGCCTTGTTGCCGTCCAGGCCCAGGTTGCGGATCTGGACGTTGGCGATACCCGCGGCACCGTGGATCAGGTGGTCGTTGAGGCCATTCTTGGCCTTGAGAACGCTGGCCTGCCCCGGCGGAGTCGGGTACGTGTAGTTGGACTGCTCGGAGCCCATCAGTACCGTGCCGATGCGCGGCTCCAGGCGTCCCGTCAGGTACGTGCCCGGCGGGAAGTACACCGGCGGCCCGGCCGCGTTGATGGCGGCCTGAATAGCCGCAGTGTCATCCGTGACCCCGTCCCCGGCAGCCCCGTAGTCCTGCGGCGTGATGAAACCGGCAAGAAACGACACGTCAGCTCACCCCCGTCAGCAGGCCGTTGGAATAGGACAATGTCCGCGACGAAGAGACGTAACTGCCGTCCTGCGCGACCGTGTATTCAGTGACCTGCGAAATACGGTTCGACGTGTCGTAGGCGAAAGTAGTGATGCGGGCCCCGCTGTCATCGGAGATCGATTGCAGGAGTGTGCCGCCCGACTGGTCGAACACCTGGTACATCAGCCCGTACGGCACACCCGTCCACGTCGCCCCGTCCGGTGACGTGGCCGCGCCCGTCCCGGCGTTGGAGTGCTGCCACACGTAGTAGTGGCTGGCGGAGCCGACGAGCGCCGTCACCACGTGGTACGGGGTGCTCGGCGTGAGCCCAGAGGCGGCCAGCGGCACCACCGCCCAGAACGGCGCCGCATAGACGTAGTTGCCGCCCAGGGCCGTGGACGCCAGTGCGGGCCCCGCGGGGAGTCCGGCCGCGTCCGCGTACAGGCTCACCTGCAGCGGCGGGATCAGGTTCAGGGTCGGCGAGCCGCCCACCGCTGCGACCTGGAGCTGCAGGCTGCCGATCGTGGTCTGCGACGCCCCGGTGGTGATCCTCTGCGTGAGCCACTGGGCGCGGGTGTCCGAGTACACCCCGGTGCCGGTGGTCTGCGACGACACCGCCGCGCCGCCCGAGTACACGAACGTCGAGGTGTGCGCGGCCAGGAACTGGTTCACCTGCCCGGCCCGCGAGGACTGCCCCGCGGTGGCCGCAACATAGCTGGGGACAGCGGACACGGATCACATCCCCGCGAGCGAGAAGGACGCCTGCAGCAGGCAGGTGTCGGTCGTCGGCACGGTCACCGCGGGCGACACCGCCCAGTGGTCCAGCAGCACCCCGGCAACGGCCGGACTGCCCGCGGTTGCGGAGCCGTTCGCGAACACCCCGGCCTCGCTGATGACCCAGGTGGTGGCGGGCTGCGGGAAGTAGAACAGCCAGGTGGCCTGCGCGGTCAGCGATGGGGTGGCCGGACTCGACGCGCCCGCCCCGACCGTTTGGCGCCCCAGCTCCGAGGTGAGCGCTGTATCGGCTGCGGTCGGCGTCGTCGTGCCGTTGCCAACCGCTCCCCATAGTGGCGTGAGGTACGTCGGCGAGGTCACCCCGAGGGCTGTGGCCTGGTCCTGGATGCCGGACCACACCAGCGCCGCCATGATCACCGACAGGCCCGCAGTGCACATCGTGTTGTCGCCCTCGCGCCGGTCCCGGACCGTCCCGTCCGGCCGGAACACCGTCAGCGACAGGCGTCCGTTGATGCCCAGCGACACCGGTGCGGGCCTGATCAGCTCCATACCGAGCACCCCCACGTCGACTGGTCCCAGCCCGGCGGGGCGGAGTGCGTCACCACCGCCGAGTCGGCGAGGGTGCCCTGTTCGGCGGTCTCCACGAAGTCCCCGAAGCCGTTGACCAGGTCCCCGGTCTGCTGCGACGACTGCTGGTTGAGGGTCCCCAGGACGTCGACGAGGGTCATCGCACGGTTCACGCCGGGCACGGGCCACCGCCTCCCGTCACAGTCGAATGGCGGTGATCTGCGCCTGGCGGTAGCCGCCCTGGCCGAACGTCACGGAGTTGGCGACGATGATGAACGTGCCGTTGATCCCCGGGATGCGGGAGTTCCTGGAGTCCGGCACGAACCGGTTGACGACCGTGCACGTCTGGCCGGCCCGCGCCCACCCCAGCCACTCCGGGGTGGTGGTGAACGTGGCGCGCTCGGCCGCGAACGCGTACTCGGTTCGCTGGCGCATCGCCCGGGCCAGGGCCATCGGCGGCGTCGTCAGGCTGGTGTCGTTGATGTACTCGCTGAACGCGCCACCGTTCGGGCCCGCGTAGGCGACCTGGGAGGGATGGTCGTTGGCGACCGCGACGATCGGAACCTGGTAGTCGTACCAGATCCGCAGGATGACCCCCGGGGACGGCTCGTCGGCCGCACCCAGGAACCAGCCGCCGAAGGCATTCTGGGTGATGTACCAGGCCGTTCCGGCCGGGATGGCACTGCCCGCGTTGACGATCGTAACCGACGTCTGCACGCCGTTGACCTTCAGGATCGGGCTGCCCGTCACCGTGTACCGCAGTGCCCACGAGGTCTGCGACCCGTTGCCCACGAACACATCCGTTGCGGCCGTCGTCAGCACCGAGCCGTGCGTGATGGTCTGGTTCGCGCCCTGGATCAGGATCCGGTTGCGGATCGACGCGCCGTCCCACTCGTACGTCGACTGCGCGGTGCCGTCGAAGTGCGCCTCGGTCAGCGACCCGGCCCCGGCCGCGGTCGGACTGGTGGTGAACGTGACCCCGGAGGCCAGGGCGGTGGTCGAGTCGTAGAAGTGCAGCTTGCGGTTCTCGTCCACGTACCAGCCGTAGGGGGTGACCTGCGACGCGAGTTGTGCCAGCCTCCGCCACGCCTCGCTGAGGGTGACGTAGTTGAGGACGAACGACGCCAGCTGGGGTCCTGGGGCGACGAAGCCGCCGTTGCGGACCGTCGCCGCCGAGATGCCGCAGTTCGCCTGCGCGGTCAGCTCGACCACGATCTGGTCGACGGTCTGGCCGATGAACACTCCGTGGACCACGGCGTTGTCCGCGTAGAACGTGTAGTCGACGCAGGACAGGTCCCACTCGTTGAGGTTCGTGCCCTGCACGCTCAGCGCCGGATTGGTGACCACCCCGGCGAACAGAGTCTGTCCTGCGGTGTTGTCGACCAGCTTCACCTGCGACATTTCCAGCACGTAGAACGTGCTGGCCGTACCCAGATACTCGTCGACCAGGGGGATCACGGCCGTGTCGCCCTGGCGGCCGAAGTTCTGGTTGATCGTCATCGACTGTGCGGCGCCGGCCCGGGCCAGTTTGCTCGTGTAGTTGGTGGGGCTTCCGCCGGGCGGGGTGAGGGTGAGGGTGAGGTTGGGGGGAGCGACCATCCGTCACCCCCCGTCTGGTCACAGATGGAGCACGACGGGCCGCTATGCGAGACGCCGGGCGGGTGCCCGGCGCGATACTGCGCGGATGACGACACCACCTGCAGTCGCACCGCCCCGCATCCCCATTGGCACGGGCATCAAGTACAAGGATGGCAACCTGGTCATGGGCCAGCTCTGGCAGAAGTGGCGCACGCCCATGGCGCACGCCACGCTGCAGAGCGTCGGGACCCCCGGCAAGCGCCTCACTATCGTGATCTCCACGCCCTCGGGGGAGACGCGCCGCCACCCCGTCCGCAAGGAGCACGCAGATCGCGCCACTGCCTGGGTGGTGGCGTTCAACGCCTGGCGGGAGGCCATCGGGCAGGCGTGACCGGCGGCCGGTTCAGCCCCGACTCCGGTAGCCGCCCTGGGGCAGCATCTTGGTGGCCAGGGAGCGGCCGATGTCGTTGATGAGCCTGTCCATGTCGGCCTTCGAGCTGAAGTGCGCGCCCTCGAAGTGGTTGTGGACCACCAGGGTCCCGCCCCCGCCGCCCGCGCCACCGCCGTAGGAGAGGCCGGCGCCTGCGCCCGCGAGGGACAGGCTGCCCGTCAGGGCCGTCTGCGCGGAACCGGGCAGTGCCCCGGACAGGTTCCGCACCGCGGCGTGGGCAAGGTGGGCATGGTCGTTGACGCCCTTGGCGATGCCCTCGGGGATGGCCATGCCCACGCCGTCCGCGAAGACCTTGCTGGGGCTGTTGATGCCCAGGGCGCTCATGGCGGACTTGAGGGCGTTCTTGGCCAGGTCGCCGACGGAGTTGAAGAGCCAGCTCGCCGCACCCTCGATTCCGCTGACGATGCCGTTGACGATGTCGGAGCCGATGGACAGGAACTTGGAGCCGATGTTGCTGACGGCGTTCCAGGCGGACTGCAGTCCCGAGCCGATCGCGGAGCCGATGTTCCCGACGACGCTGACCACGGCGTGCCAGGCCCCGGTGATCGGGTTGATGATCGCGGCCTTGATGCCGTTCCAGACCGCTGAGGCGGTGGCCTGGATGCCGCGCCAGATGGCGGCCAGGAACGATTCGATGGCGTGGATGATCGGCTGGATTGCCGACCAGGTTGCCTGGATCGGCTGAATGATCGTGACCTTGATGGCGTTCCAGGCGAGGCGCGCTCCGGCCTCGATGACATGCCAGGTGGCGACGAAGAATCCGGCGACGGCGCCCCAGACTGCCTTCGCCGTGCCGATGATCTGCGTGTGGAAGTGGTTCCAGATCCCGATGACCGCCGCGACAGCCGGAAGGAAGATCATCAGGAGGAGTGGCCACCACTTGGCGAAGAACCCGGAGATCGCGTTCCACACCGTCGTCGTCACCGAAGCGACCGCGTTCCAGGCCGCCTCCAGGGCGTGCCAGACTGCCTCCGCCGCACCCACGACCGCACCCCACGCAGCCGCCAGTGCGTGCCCGACCGCCACGGCGGCGGCAGCGATCGCCCGCCACGCCGCCTCCAGGGCATGCCACATGGCGAAGAACGCGATCCGGACGGCGTCCGCGACGGCGTTGACTACGTCCCGGAAGACCTTGAAGTGGAAGTAGGCGTAGACCACGCCGGCCACGACGGCGGCGATCGCGATCACGATGAGCTCCGCCGGAGAGAGGATCGCAGCCTCGGCCCCGGCAAAGATCAGCGCAAGGGCGTTCATGACCCCCTGGACGATCTCCCAGGCCTTCATGGCCAGGACCACGGCGCCGATCGCACCAGCCACGGCAAGCAGTAGGCCGACGATCTTCTGGTTGTGTGCGATCCACGTCGCCATCGGCACCACGACCTTGGCGATCGCACCGGCTATCGCGGACACCGGCGGCAGCAGGACCGTGCCGAGCGAGATCCCGGCCGCCTCGATGCTGGCCTTGGCGACGTCGAGTTTCTGGTTGAACGTGCCCTGGATCGCAGCCCAGTTGTCGACGCCCTTGCCGCCCTTGGTGGCGGACTCCTCGATGGCCTTGGCACCGTTCTTGAAGGTGTCCATCCGGCCACCGGTGATCATCAGCGCGGTGTTGAGGCCCGTCGACCCGCCCATGAGCTTGGACAGGGCCGCAGTCATGGCCTGCGCCTGCGGGGAGCCCGACTTCAGGAGGTCGTTGAACGAGCTCGACTTCTTGACCAGCGCCTCGAACTGCTGCGCCAGCGCCTTCTGCGGCAGGCTCAGCCCGGAGAGGTCCTTGTTGTACTGCTTGGCTGTGATCGTTCCGGCCTGCAGGGCCTTGGCCGTGCCCTGAATGCTCGGCGACAGCTGGCCCATCATGACGTTCAGGTCCGCGGCGGCGACCTTCGAGTCCTTCAGGCTGCTGATGAAGACCTGGCCGCCCTTGGTGTGCGCGGCCAGCGCATTGGTGACCGTCTCCAGAGTGGCGACCAGGCCCTTGCTGCCCAGCTCCTGGGTCACGCCGTTGACGCTCAGCCCGAGCGCCTGCATCTCGGACCTGGCCGGCCCCAGCGGATTGGTGAGGTCGCGGATCGTGAACGCGAGATCCTGGGTGGCCTGCTGCGCGGACATGTTCTGCGCGGTCATGGTCGCGAGTGCGCCGCCGACCTCGGAGAACTTGATGTGAACGGCAGCCGCGAGCGGGGCGACGTTGCCGAGTGACGCAGCGAGGTCCTGCATCTTCATGTCACCCTGGCCGACCGTGGTGATCATTTCGTTCATCATCACGTTGGCCTTGTCACCGGACATGCCGTAGGCGTTCATCGTTCCCGTGAGCGCCTTCGACACCGTGTCCAGGTCAGCGCCGCCGACCTTCGCACCCTCGGCCGCGACCCGCATCACATCCAGGCCGCCGTTCGCGGCATGGAACCCCGCCGACTCGACGTGGTACATCCCGGCGGCCATCTGGCTGGTGGTCGTGCCCGTGTCGGCGGCGATCTGCAGCATCCCGGCCCGAATCTTCGCCAGCCCCGACTGCGACTCACCCGCGTCGGTGACCAGGTGCTCGGTCATCGACTCGAAGTTCCCCGCCGCCTTGATCGCGAGGACGCCGACGGCGGCCACCGCGAGGCCGGCCATGCCCATGCCCTTGGACATGAGGCTGCCGCCCGCCGCGGCACGTTCTGCCGATGCGCCGGCGCGGGTGGTCGAGGCCGCAGCTGCATCCGTGGCGGCGGCGGACTCGCCCGACGCCGCAGCGGTCGCGCGCTGCACACTCGCCTGGTGCTCCTGGGCGGCACCGGCTTCCTTCGCCGCGAGCGCGGACTGCTTCTGCGCATCCGTCAGTGCCCTCGACGCGGCAACGAGACGCTCGGTCGCAGCCGTGTCGCCGTCCTCCGCAGCCGCCGCCTGCGACTGGGCCTCCAGAAGGGCCCGCTCGGCGGTGGCCTGCTGCTCGGCGGTCGACGCCACCCGGGACTGGGCGGCGCTCAGCTTCGCGTCGGCCAGCTCCATCGCGTTGGCGCCCGACGCGGTCTGCAGTAGCGACGCGTCGATCTTCTCCCCGGCCACCCCGGCGACCTCAGCCGCCCGGGCCGCAGTGCTCGCGAACTTGTCGAACGACGCGTCGATGCGCTCGGCGGTCCGCGTGGCCCTGTCGACGATCTCGATGACGGCCAGGACGGAGAAACCCTCAACGCTGCCCACTGTTCGCCCGCCTCTGCTGTTCTTGTTCCTGGCTGGTGATCAGCTGCAGGTAGACGAGGTAGTCCTCAAGCTCACGGGCAGGCAGCGCTTCGATGTCAGCCTTCGTCATCCCCAGGCGCTGCCAGAACTGCTGCCTCGTCCAGAACGTCGACAGACTCGGCGGCCCCGGTGCCCCCATCCGGATCGCCGCCGACGCCTCCAGCAGGAAACTGACGCGACTCCGCCTTGGTCCTCGCACCGTTCGACTCGTCGATGAGCTCCCACAGCTGGTCGAAGACCACGCCGGGCAGGCGCTTGACGGACTGCAGGTTCAGCGGCCAGATCGGGCCGTCGTCCTCGTCGGCGAGGTTCCAGTCGGCGATGCTGGCCAGGAGCAGCGTCTGCCGGTACTTGACTGTGTCGGGCTTGACCTCGCGGCCTTTCTCGTTGATGACGACGTTCGCCAGCGCGCGCTCGCCGGCTTCCTGCTGTCCGTGGGAGAGGTGCTGGCGGATGTCGATCCAGTACTTGCCTTCGGGGTCGCCGACCTCGACGCGGGTGATGCCGGAGTAGGCGGAGAGGAATCCGGGCATGGGGTCCTGCTTTCGTGCTGAGGGTGGGCATGAAAAAGCCCCGGGCCGTCTGGCTCCAGGGCGTGCGGTCGGCGGTGTGTCAGTACGGGAGGTACGCCGAGTTGGAGACCGTGGCCTGCACGGTGTACTGGCTGGCGCCGGTCAGCGGGCGCGAGGCCTCGTAGGTCAGGGCAGACATGACCACGTCCTCGGCCTTCACCGTCGACCCGTACTTGGCGACGGCGATCTGCGGCATTGTGATCACGATCGTGCCCGCGCTGGCCGGGTGCGCCAGGGTGAACGTCATTGCGCCCAGGGTCTGGTTGTGGGCGCGGTTGAAGTCGCCGTACGTGGCGTCGTCGAGCGAGGACCAGACGACGTCGACGGCGCCGGAGACGTGCAGGTTCACCGGGGTCAGGAAGCTCGGCCCGTGGTTCCCGCTGTAGGTGTAGGTCTCCTTGACGCCGTTCTCGATCACGATCCCGACGTTGCTCACGTCGGCCCGGGCGCCGCTGTAGAAGTTGATCGTGGCCTCGGAGAACACGAACGGCATCTCGTTGGCGACCGACACCGCGCTGGGGTTGTCGAGGATCGCGACGGACTGGCCCATCAGGTCCGCGGTCATCTCCACTGCGGTGTTCCCGACCGGGGCCTTGAGGTCGAACTTGTTGACGCGGCATCCGGCGAACTGCAGCGACTGGTAACCGCCCATGTTCTTCTCTACCGTCAGCGACGGCAGGAGGTTCTGCTGCTGGATGGTGTGCAGGAACGGCGCGGTCACGATCTTCACGGCGGCGCCGGTGAGGTGGTTGTACGTCAGCGCGACGTCCACGGTGAGGGTGTTCGTCGCCACGTTGGTGACCTTGCGGACCTCCGCGGTGGTCGTGGGCCCGGTGCCGTTGACGTCGATCTGCACGATCGAGCCGATGGCGTAGCCGGCCGCGGACGTCACTACGACGGTCGTGGTGCCCGCAGTCAGGCCGCCGTTGAGGGTGGTCGGCGACGTCGACCCGGTGCCGGTGATCCCGGCCCCGGCGATGTTGTCCGCGCCGATGCTCGCCACCAGCAGCGCCATGGCATTGGACGGGAAGATCGGACCCGTGAGCGATCCGGCGTACTTGGCCTCGCCCTGCAGGTTGTAGACCTGCTTGTCGCGCAGGTTCTGCATCAGAACCGGCGAGAACCAGCCCGGGTCTTCCTCGGCGGTGTTGTCCGTCATCGGGAGGTAGGTGGTGGGCGTCAGGGGCACACCGAAGGTGGCCTCCTTTGCCAGTCCGGTCGCGGACAGGGAACCGGGGCGCTCGATGATGTTCGGGTACGGCATGGCCGGGACCTCCTACTGGGCTGCGGTCGGGTCCGGCACCGGGCCGGCAGGAGTGGCGCTGTCGCCAGCGGGGTCAGGCGCCGCGGCCTGTACGGCATCGGTCCTGGCGGCGCGCTTGGCTTTCGCCGGGCGCTCGGGTGCGGCGGCCTCGATGTCGGCGCGGCGCGTGAACGCCTCGGCGCCCTCGTCGGGGACCTCGAACTCGTCGCCGGGGGCGACCTCAAGGCCGATGGACGTGAAAAGGACCGGCCCGGGGCCGGTGTAGCGGAGCAGCACGGATTAGCCCCTCAGGCTGGCGGAGACGATCTGGGAGAACCGCTGCTGGATCAGCGGCAGCAGCGGCTTGATGGCCCTGGTCGGGAACGGGTTCGCGCGCGTACCGGGGTGTTGGACCAGGCGGGCGAAACGCGTCTGGCCGCCGTGCTGGAACCGCAGCGCGCGGGCCGTGCGCGGCCGGATGATGTGCGCCGCGGTGCCCTCAAGGACGTACCGCGTGTACGGGGTGTCGGCGGTGAACACCAGCTGCGCACTGCCCGTGCCGATGTGGCGCTCGAAGCGGACCGAGTCCCGCAACCGTCCGCCCTTGACCGGTGCCACCGGGGCTTCGCGCCTCAGCGCGTCGTGGACGGCGGGACCCACTACGGCCGCCCAGCGGGACGCCTCGGCGGGGAAGTTGAAGCGCCGCAGCGGCGAGCGGTCCGCGCCGGAGACGGTCACACGGATGCTCACCCTTGGACCTTTTCCTGTACGTCCAGGCCCAGGCGGCAGGTGTAATACAGCAGCCGCAGATCCGACGGGCTGCGCTCCGGCGGGTACTCCAATTCGAAGTTCTCGCCCAGCGACAGAATCTGTGTCGCACCCGGCGGCGCGTTGGCCGCGTCGACCGGCTGGCCCTGACCGTCGATCATCAGCGGGATCGTTGTCGCCCACGTCGCCGCCATCACCGCATCGACCAGCGCCGGGAACTGCTCGTCGATGCCGGCACTGTCGGGCGTCGTCAGATACGACAGGTACACGTCGATGGTCCAGTTGAGGTTCTTGAACCCCTGCCGGCGCGGCGCCGTCTGCCGGTCCCCTCGCAGCCGGCCACCCCACACGTAGGCGCGGGGCCCGTTCAGGTCCTCGATCATCGGTGGGGTGATGAACGCCGTGAGCGGCGCGGTCGAACCCGGGATCGCGAGGCCCTGGATGATGCCCAGGGTGAGCTTCTGGACACTGTTGAGCGGCATGGGCCCCTCCTCTCTGCAAGATCGAGGAAGGGCGCGGACGGTCGGGGCTACCAGGCCTTGGGGGCGTTGACGGTGCGGACCTTCGTGCCGCCGCGACGTCCGACGCGATGGTTCGCGACTGCTGCCCGCTTCTTTGCCGCGGCAACGCGCTTTGCTGTCCCGGCGGTGGTGGTTCTGCGTTTCGTGGTCATCACTGCCTCCTCATGAACGGCTCCAGCAGCCACTCGTAGGACGTCTGCACATCGGCGACACCGTGGCCGCCCTCAGTGAGCGACCCGGCGATGTTCTGCACCGAGATGCTCGTGAACCCCGCCTCCAGCGCCTGCGACGCTGCGGCCAGCGCGGAGGCCCAAATGACGTTCGCGGGCAGCGCCGATACGCACACCCCGACTGCATGGGGGTTCGCCAGCGCCGACGACAGGGTGATCGTTCCGGGTCCGGCCTGCGCCGTGCCGACGCCGTTCGGGAGATTCATCGGGGTTGTCGCCGACACTGACAGCACGCTGACGGTCTCCGTCTGAGCGCCGTCGTAGGCGAACCCGGAGGCGCCCGCCCAGCCCGTCACGTCGTCGACGTGCAGGACCGTGTCACCGGAGTTCGCCGCAGCCGTCAGGGACGTGTGGGGCCAGCCGTTGGTGTAGGAGACGAGGATTCGGGTGGAGTTCCGGCCGCAGGACAGCGGCGGAATGTAGCCCGGCGCCACAATGATCGACGCCCCGCCGTCCGGGCCCGTCGCCGACGCCGCGTCCGTGTACAGGTTGATCAGGGGATGCTCAGGCTCGTACATGCCGGACGGGACGGGCGTCCATGTCCGGGGGAACGAGCGGTTCGGGCTGGTTTGGATCGCCAGGACCTGAGTCACCGGCCAGCGGGACATCACCAGGAGCCCGTTGAAGGTTCCCGGCTGAACGCCCACGCGCCGGGAGCCGGGCCCGGTCAGCTCCTGATTGTCGACGGTCGCCCGCAACACCTGGTTGCAGTACGTGTCGACGATGCTCGTGGCCCGCCAGCAGATGTTCGTCAGCTCCGCCAACTGGGCAGCGCCGTCCGCACCCGGTTTCGGAATGATCTGCCAGGACACGCCCGTAGGCGAATTGGAGACCATGCCGGGAGTGATGTACGGAGTGCCTACAGCCACAGCCGCTCACCCCCAACCGTGTTCGAGACAACTGGTGACAGGCCGGAGCGGCATGGATCAGGCGACGCGCTCGGTCCAGCCGCCGAGCAGCTGGATCGAGTTCCCGGATGCGCCTGGGGTGATGTCCAGCACCCATGCCTTTGTCGAGGTCAGCGACACCGTCACCGCCGATGTTGCCGCCGCCATGTACAGCGACGCCGCACCAGCCGCGGCCGAGTTGATCGAGATCTCCGTCAGGCACTCGACGGTCGTCGGCGTCAGAAAGTTGATCAAGGTCTCGTGCTTCCACTGGGCCGCCGTCAGCGAGGTGCCCAGCACGATGCTGGCCGTCGCCAGCAGTGACGTGCCCGCAACGCCGCCCAGCCGCGACGTGAACACGGTGTTGCCCGGCGAGCCGGTCGAGGAGAACACACCCCAGCCGACCATCTTGTACACCGCGCCCGCGATCGCGTCGTTCGCCGGAAGCGACATCGACTGCAGCACTGTCTCAGCGGTGGTGCCGGTGATCGCCGCGCCCGCGGCGGTCTGCCCGCCCTGCGAGCCGACGATCGTGTTCACGAGGCCCTGCGGGTTGATGTAGGTCATTACGCCGCCGGTCGCGTACAGCTCGGCGCCACCGACGGGAGTCGCGGGCTGGGCGGCCTGGTTGGACAGGGTCAGCGGGCCCTGCATGGTGAAGCCGCCGGATTCGGCTGCGGCGGGGCCATTGGAACCGCCGGTGACGATCGCACTGGGCATGGGATACCTCCAAGAGACTGGTGCGGCGTACCGCGCGGGTCAGAACGGTGAGACAGCCGACTGCTACTCGGCCTTGGCGGTGCGCCGGCTCGCCGCGGTCTTACGCGGAGTACGAGCCGTCTTCTCGGCGGGCGGCTCGTCTGCGGCAGCCTCCGCGCCGTCGTCGGCGGGGGTGGTCGCGTCCTCGGCGGGAGCTTCCTGCTTGGCGACGCTCGCAACCCCGGCCGACTGGGCGGCGCGCATGAGCTGCTCGACCACGCCCAGCAGCGTCGCCGGATCCTTGCGGCGCTCCATCTCCTCGCCGATGAGGCGGTGCTGGCGCTCGATGTCGGTCTCCCAGCCCGGTCGGCCGCCGGGGTGGAAGTGGTGCATCTGGTCGGACAGGTCGTCCGGGAAGTCGAAGCCGCCCTGTTCGTCGGCCTCGTAGACGATGCCGGTGGCTGGGTCGGTGAGCGCGATCGCGCCCGTGCGCGTGTACAGGCGCATGCGTGGCTCCTTGGAAAGGGTGAGGGTGGGTGGTGCCGAGTGCGGCCCCCGCAGGGGGCGGGCTCCTCGCGGGGGCTGCAACGGGGGCGCGATTGATCACGGGCCCCAGGGGTGAATCCGCAGGTCAGATCAGGCGCAGTTCGCCAAAACTGCCATGGCAACGGGGGCCCTGTTGACCAGTGCGGAGACGGTCCGGATCTCGAATTCTTTCCTCGGGCCACCACCAGCGGTGTTCGCGACGCGGCTGATGCCGTAGTCGAACTGGGCGGTGTCGCGCAGGGTGCGGCACTCCAGCACGCTGGAGATGTTGGCCTGCGGGAACGGAACCCTGTCGGTCCTCGCGACGATCGTGCCCGGGGGCAGGGAGACATGGACCTCGATCGGAACGGTCACGCCCCCCGCCGGGGCGTTGACGATCTCGCCGACCCGGCCACCGGCCGTGGTCGAGATACGGCCCGAGGCGTCGGTGGTGAGGTACGTGGTCGCGGAGTTCGACCCGAGGACGAGGTTCGCGATCTCCTGCGCCTGCTGGGCGTTCATCATCAGCGCGGTGGGGCTGCACTTGACGGCGTTCCACAGGGGCAGGAACACGTCGTTCTCGATCTCGTTGACGGTGCCGCCGGTCAGGGTCAGCGCGGCTCCGTCGAGGGAGTTGAAGATCGACGGGTTGGCTGTGCCGGTGCCGGGGGTGCCCCACTGGCCGGAGCCGTTGTAGTCGCCCGCCAGGGAGGCGAGGAACCCGTCGTAGTCGTTGGCGTTGGCCGACCCGTTGTCCGCCGCGGTGTTGATGGTCGGGACCGTGCTGGCGGTGCCCTTCCACGACGTGGACAGGTCCGGAACGCCGTTGCCCGTCGGCAGCGCCTGGTTCGAGGAAATGGTCTTGGTGACCGTCACCGTGTTGGTGGTGGTGGTCGTGTAGTAGTACCAGGTCGACCCGTTCGCCGAGTAGAACCAGTCGTACGCCACGGCCCCGCGCACGGCGGCGACGGTCGCGGTGACGGAGTTCGTGGACCCGGAGCCGAACGTGGACACCAGGCTGCTGGTGCCCTGGGAGTTCCCCGAGCCGTAGTAGTAGCCGGAGCCGGTGCGGGCGGCGACGCCGACGTACAGGCTGACCGCACCGATGGTTCCGCCGGTGGCGTGCTGGGTGACGACCGGGGCGGCCGGGGCGGCGAGCGCGAAGCTCTGGGCGCCCATCAGCTTGCGGTCCTCGCCGATCAGCAGCTGGTTGAGGGTCTGGAACGTGGAGATGGCGTACGGGTCGCCGTAGCCCTTGGCGAGGTCGTAGGCGTCCTGGGTGACCAGGCCGGCGTAGCCGATGGGCTTGTAGCGGGCCTGGAAGTCCTGCTCCAGGAACTGGACCTCGTTGGCGGCGTAGTCGAAGCCCATGGAGGGATCCGGCTGCGAGTTGGTGAGGTTCATGATCGCGCGCCACACGGCGTACGGGTTGCCGTCCGGGCTCATCTTGCGGGCGACGATGTCGCGGAACGGGGTGACGACGGGGATCAGCGAGACGAGCTCGGAGAGGTCGTAGCTGTAGATCCCGGTGGATTCCAGGATCCCGCTGGTCTGGGCCTTCATGATGGCGCCGAGGGTCTCCTCGGTCATGTCTGCGAGCGGTGCGCTCAAGGGATGCCTCCTGGGCATGCGAAAGCCCCCGGGCGCGGTGCGCTCTCGGGGGCTGGGGTGGGGATGCTGGTGGGGCGCCTACTGGCGGGCGCCGCCCTGGTGGATCGCCTGGAGCGCGGCGATGGCGTCGGCCTGCATGTCCTGGGCGATGCGGTTCTGCTCGGTCGCATTGGCGGCCTTGTACAGGCGGCCCTTCTGCTCCCGGGCCTTGACCACGTCGACCTGGGCGCCTGCGCCTCGGTCCATGCCGCGCAGGTCGCGCGGCGGGACGGCTCCGTTGGTGAAGACACGCGGTTCGGCGGGCTGCTCCTCCAGCGCCCCGATGCGGCCCTTCAGCTCCTTCACGAGGTCCGCCAGCTCCAGGACCGCGTCCGCCTGCTTGGCGAGGACGGTGTTCTGGCTGGCGCTGTGCTCGGTGAAGGCGCTCTCGACCGCAGCCAGGAGGCTGCTCTTGAACACGTCCGTGAGAGTGGTGTCGGGGATGGACTTGGTGACTGCCTCGTCGTCCGTGGGGACGGCGTCGGCGGGGGTGCCGGCCTCGGCCGCAGGGGCGGGGGTGAGGTCGGTGGTCTCGGGGGTAGCCGGGGCGTCGGTGTCGGCGCCGTCCGTGTCGCTGCCGGTGTCGGAGCTGTCGTCGTCGGCGGATGCCCCGGAGACCATGGTGATCTTCTCGGGGTCGACGATGCCGACGAGCTTGCCGCTGGCGTTGAACACGGCGACCATCTCCGGCTTGTCGCCGTCGGCCTTCGCCACATCGGTGACGACCTGCCCGGCGACGGGCTTCGGGTCGGCCTGCTGGGCGCCCATGGCGGGCTCCTGGCCGGAGGCCGCAGTGGCGTCGGCGCTGGGGGTGGGCTCGGCCATGTCGGCCTCCTCGTTCGCGGTCTTGGCGACCGGGGCCCCGGCCTCCTCGGTGGTGGGGGCCTGCGGGAGGGACGCGAGAACCTTCTGCAGGGAGTCGACGGCGCCGCGGATCGCGGCCTCGTTGCCCGCGGACAGGACGCGCCCGGCCTTGCGGACGTGGCCGAGGGCCTCGATGGTGTCCAGCGAACTCGGATCCCAGTCGGCGAGGGCCTTGCCGACCATCTGCATGTCGTCGCAGCAGTCGGCCTCGGCCTGCTCGGAGACCGCGAACGGCGCGAGGACGCTGATGGCGTAGTCGAGGGCGCAGCACGCGTCCTGGAGGTCCCAGGCGTTCTCGGCGTCGCCCTCGTCCCCGGCCGCGGCCTCCATCAGTTCACGGTCGGCGAGCATGTCGACGGCGGCCTTGGCCCGCGCCAGGATCGACGTCCACTTGCGGGCGGTCGCGGCGTCGACGGCCTCCCAGGCCGGGGAGCCAGGGTCGGTGTCCATGCCGGGGGCGTCGCCGTCGGGCTCGGCAAGGGCGGTCATCGGGTCCAGGGCGTCGTCGTCCATGCTCGTCTCCTTCGTGACGTCGCCCTTCAGCGAGCCGTCGGCGTTCCAGGTGTCCGGGATCTCGGACTGGGCGCCGAGGGCCTTGGCTCGTGCGATGACGTGGCGTCGGATCGCGTCATGCTCGGCGCCGCCGCGGCCGACCGCGCGCACTGCGCGGTTGAGGTCTTCACGGTCGGCGATCGGGTAGCTCTCGTTGGCCATCGCGGCGCCCGACGCGGCCATGCGCTTGAGGTCGTCGGCGTCGTACTTCGCCTTGAGGACAGCAACCTCGTGGATCATCTTCGCGATCGCGCCCGGGCTGCCGGTCATCGTCACCGTCTCCTCCGGGATTGGCTCAGGATCAGCCTTGGCGAGCAGCTCGCGGACGAAGCCGGGGTCGAGGAGTCCGGCGCTGTCGTCGTGCTTCATGAGGAGGAAGCCGGGGACGCCGTTCGCGGCTTTTCCGACGAGGTCGACGCGGGGGATGTTGGCCTCTGTTGCCTCGGTCCAGTCGTCCTCGTCGAGGAGGTCGGTCATGGGTCACTCCTTCGGTGAGGTCGGCGCCGGGCGACGCCCTGGGGTGAGAAGCCGGTGACCTTGCCGGACTTGACGAGCCGCCAGGCCGTGTCGTCGCAGATCCCGCCGATGAGCCAGTCCCCGGCTTTGATGACCACACCGTTGCCCTGGTCCCAGTCCGGGCCGCGATAGATGTACGACTCGGTGACCTGCATGTGGCCGAGGGTGCCCTCGGCGTGAAACAGCCCGACCTGGGCGCCCCCGGGCAGATAGCTCCAGCAGGCCTTCTCCAGCTCCTCCGCGGTGAAGAAGTCCCGCGCCCCGTCAGCGCCCTTCGCGATGCGCGGATCCTGGCCGGCCTGGTATGCCAAACCGAGGACGAACCTGGCCTCTTCGGCCATGGGCACCCCCTATGCGCTCAGGACGGCACACCGACACCGTGGGTGCGCCGGTACGGATCGGTCCCCCGAGGGGAATGAGGCGCCGAGCTGGATCGGCCCGGCCCCGGCGTTGGCGATACACCGCGGGCACGTTCGGCTGGACGGGTCCAGGGCCCAGCGGACTTGGGTGACGCCGAGCTGCTGGTAGCCGAACAGTGCGGCGAGGCCCGACGAGCGGGTGATCTCCGTGATGGCGACGGCCAGTGCCCGGTCGACGCTGCCCAGGGCACTGCGCAGGGTCCGGCCCAGGGCCAGGGCGGTTGCCCCGGCGATGAGACCCTTGGCCAACTCGCGGGCCAGGTCCCGGCGGCGCGTGTCGGCAATGCCCTGCGCAGTCTCGGGAACCTGGTCGAGGATCGGCGTCAGGCCCTCGTCGGCGCCCTGGTCGGTGATGGTCCGCTGGGCTCGGGCGGTGTCGCCGGGTGTCCAGCCGTTGCGCTCTGCCCGGTCGCCGGTGGCTGCGGCGTGGGCGGAGGTGAGGCCGACGAGATAGCCGTCGGTGTACAGCCCCGGCAAGGTGTCGACGAGCGGGGTGGTGAGGTCCAGGGTCTGGCTTCCGAGCCACGCCTCAGCGGCTGCGGTCAGTTCGCCCTGTTCGGGGCTGCTGGTCTCGTCGAGCTGGTGCTCGGCGAGGAACCGGCCGGCGACGTCCTGGGCTGCCGCGGCGGTGAGGACGCCACCGAGTGCCGCGGCGATCACTGCGGCCCAGTGGTTGGCGGCGTCCTCGTCGGTATCCCAGCCAGGCCACTGGTCGGCAGCCCCCTGGCCAGGGGCTTCACCTTTTCCCGCGCCGACCTTCTCCAGCACCTCGACGCCGAGGGCGGTGAGGACCTGGTCGAGGTCGGCAAGCAGCTCGGGGCGCACGGCCGGGTTCCCGGCCAGTTGCCCGGGGTGCATCCAGGCGATCGCTTCGATGCAGTCGCCGTCCGGGTCGTCCGGGTTGGTGACATCCCGGTCGCCGCGAACCGGCACCATGGCCTCGGAGTCGACCGTCCAGACGATGCCCTGGTAGACGCCGTCCGGACTGACCCATGTGCCGCTCTGGACGCCCGGGGGCGGGATGGACCCGGTCTCCTCCGACCATTCACGCCACGCGCCCATGAGCGGCGACTCGGCCCCTTCGAGGTGACCGCCGGGGAACTCGAAGGTTCCACCTGCGGGGTCCTCGGGGTCGAGGCAGCGCTGCAGCATCAGGACGCGGCCAGTGTCAGCAGCGCGCACTGCGAGGCCAGCGACACTGACCTCACCTGCTGCCTTGCGGACGGCGAGCCGGGCGCTCTGGTTGAGGCGCCGTCCGCGGATCGGGTCGATGGCGCGGAACTCGAAGGGCTCCCACTGGCCGGTGCGGCGCCGCTTCTTGGTGAACGACCGGAACGCGGCCAGCTCGCTCTTGGCCAGCTGCTCCCGGTCCTCCTGGTCGTCGTTCTCGTCGTCGTGCTGCCCCACGAGGTCGTAGGAGGTGATGCCCGTGGCGGTCGTGATCCCCGCCGTGGGGGCGCCGTCCTTCGCAACCTCGGTCGCGGGGGCTTCGGCGACGGGCTGCGGGGGTGGGGCGGTGGGCATCGCGTCGAGGCCGTAGATCTGCTCCGCGAGCGGGACGCCCTTCGCCGGCGGTTCCGGGGTGATGCCTTCCGCGCCGGTGAACACCGAATGTGGCAGCGGCGCGCCGGGTTCGGGGGCGCCGGTCTGGGTGTCGATCTCTCCCGCCACCGAGTACAGCGACGACAGTGGCACTGGGCCGGCGTGGGAGGTGAAGATGAATCGGGGCACCGGCTGGCCGTTCGGCTCCTGGAGGCCGTAGCGGCTCTCCCGGATCTCGGACGCGCCGACGACACCGAGTTCGATGTAGATCTTGTCTGCCTGGGCCTGCTGCAGCCGGTCGGCCTGCTCCTCGCCGAGGTCGAAGGCGAAGTCGAGCGGCAGGCCGAGATCGTCCTGGAGGAACGCGGACAGGATCGTCTGGACGTGGCGCAGCAGCGGCAGGTCGCCGACGCGGTGCTGGACGTCGGCCTGCGACTCACCGCTGCTCTTGTTGACGGACTCGGTGAATCCGAGGTCGGCCGGTACGACGTGGAATGCCGCCGCGGTCTTCCGCATCAGGAACAGGCTGAAATGATCCTGGAAGTCTTTCTCGTTGGACCATTCGATCTTGCCGCCGCCGGGCATCCACTTGATCTGGGCCTTGGCGGCCTGGTCGCCCAGCATCCAGGCGTCCCAGTAGGTCTGGAATGCCTCGATCTGGTCGGGGGTCCAGGTCTCGGGTGCGGACGCGAACGCGGAGGGGATGTTGCCCTCGGTGAAGCGCTGCAGGAAGTACGCCTGGAACCTGAGGTCGGTGTTGGCGTTGAGGAGGATCGTCTCCAGCGGCGCCAGCCCGTAGGGGCTGTTGGCGCGCTTGCGGAACGGCTGGTAGATCAGGTCGTCGCGGGTCAGCTGGTCCCACGGCAGGCCGTTGACGTACTGCACGAACGCCGGGGCCGGCGTCTCGGGGCTGTTGCCCCAGTAGTCGAGCAGTGGCGCGATCATGGTGCCGTCTACGACGCGCAGGCCGATGGCGTCACCGCGGCGGTTCCGGAGCCGGTACAGGGTTCCGGCGTCGTAGGCGAGGGTGTCGTACAGGAACGAGCCGAGCCAGGCGCTGAAGGACTGCTGGCCGTCGGGCTTGGCGAGGGCTTTCATGCCGATCTGGATGGCGTCGGCGAGGTCGCCGCCGTTCCCGTCCTTGGCGACCAGGGACCAGTCGAGGGAGCGGATCGAGTCGATGCGGTGCCAGATGCACATCTGGGCGACGTCGTAGGACTCGATCAGGCCGCGCAGGGTGTCGAAGCTGACGCGCTCGTAGGTCCGCGGCCTGGTGGCCACGTTGTAGTTGGTGACGTAGTTCTCGGTGCGCGGGGTGCGCGAGTACCCGTCGTAGGGCCCGAGTGGTGTGCCGGGGCTGAACGGCGACGCCGGGGTCATCTGGGATGCTGCCTGGCCTGCCGCGATGGCTGCGGGCACGTTCGTTCCGTAGGTCTTGACCAGGCGGCGGGGGTCGGGCACCGGGACCCCCTTGTTCAGCGTTGGGCGCGGTAGGCGGCGTTGCGGGCCCGCTGGCGGGCGGCGGCCGGATCCTCTTGCTGCTCGGGGGCAGGCGGCGGCGCGGCAGTCGGTGCCAGGTCGGGAAGTTCCGCGTCAGCTCCGCCTTGCGTCGCGGCCTCGGCCTGACGGCGCATGTAGCTGATCCAGCTCTGGGCGCTGAAGTCGTCGGTCAGCTCGGTCACCGCCCACACGAGAGCGTCGAGCCGGTCGGGGCTGGTGCCGTCCTGTGGCGTCCACGTCGTCATCTGGTCTTCGAGCTTCGGCATCGCACCGACGTGATGGACCCGGTGCTGCTCGTAGAGAGCGGCGACGGGCTCGGCGCGCTGGACCTTGCCCCGGGATGCGCTGATGACCTTGACGGGAACGTTCTTGTCGACCTGGCGGATCGTGGACTCGACCATGGCGCCGCCGTAGTTCACCTCGGCAACGATCCGGTCCGCGGAGAACTCCCGGTAGGCGCCGACGGCCCGGGATGCCCAGCCGTGTGGCGACAGGGAGCAGGAGCGGTCCGCGAGGATGTACAGCTCGCCGTCCACGCCGAGGCCGGCGACGACGATGCCCTGCTCGTCATTGTTGGGCCCGGACCCGCCGGAGGGGTCGACGGCGACGACGATGCGCTGCATCTCCGGCGGGTTGGTGATGCGGTCTTGGTCGAGGCCGGCGATGTTCCACAGGGCGCCTTCGACGTCGTCGAGGAGTTCGCCAAGGAGTTCCTGGCGGCCGATGCGGGTGCCCTCGTAGGTGGCGAGGACCTGCGCCCGGAAGCTGGGGGCGAGGTTGCCGAGGTTGTCGTAGGTCGAGCCGCGGGTGACTGCTGTCGACGGCCGGGCGAGGATGACCCGGGTCAGGGCGTTGGGCTTCGGCGTGGTGGTGACCACGCACCGGGGCGTCTCGCCAAGCCGTAGGCCCAGCATGAGGTTGTTCCAGGCCGTGTCGAGGATGTCGCCCTTGGGGGCGTCGGTCCACGCTGCGGCCTCGTCGGCCCAGGCCCAGTGGTGCTGGGGCCCGCGGAGCTGGGAGGGGACCTCGGCGGAGAACGCTGTGGCGATGGACCCGTTCGGCCAGGTCAGGCGTCGCTTCGTGGGCTCGTAGATGGGCGTGAAGTCTTTGGCCGAGCAGGCGATGATGCCGGACTCGCCTTCGATCATGACGTCGCGGACATCGGCCGGGGTGCGGCCGATCAGCGCCCCGCGGGATCCGGGCATGTCGCGGGCCTGCTCGATGGAGAATTCGGCTGCTGACCGTGTCTTGCCTGCGCCGCGTCCGGCGATGAAGGCCCAGACGAGCCAGTCGTCGCCCGCGGGCGGCAGTTGCTCGGGGCGGGCGATCTTCCGCCATGTCGGGGGCCGGGCGATCTCGAAGTCCCGGGCCGCATATTCGAGCCAGTCGGCGGTGGCGGTCACGAGCCACCTCCCCGGCTAGGCCGAGAGCGCTCGCAGATGCCGCGGGACGACGTCGGAGATCTTGGCTGCCTGCTCGGCGCTCAGGTCGAGATCGTTGAGGATTGCGTTGATCGCCTTGACCACTAGGGCACCCTGGGCTTCCGCCAGCTTCACGCGGCGCTCCTCGATGCCGGCGCGGATGGCTTCGCCGCAGACCTTGATGAGGTGCTTGCGCTCCTCCTGGTAGAGCTTGATCCAGACGTTCGGGCCGGCTTCCTCGGTAGTGCCGCGGTCGTCGCCGCCCTCCTTGCGCCTGGTGATGCCCCAGACGAGGGGGTTCTCGCTGTCGGAGTTGCTGCTGTACTTCTCGATCTCCTGGACGCGTTCACGCAGCCACGCGACATGCCCGGCGGTCCACTGGACTTCTTCGAGGAGGGCATCAGTGGCGGTGGTCTCGATCTTGCGGCCGTAGGTGTTCACGAGGGTCCGCGCCTTCTCCTCCGTGGCTCGGCGCAGCGCGCCGGCCTTGGCCTGCCTGGTGGTCCCGCCGTGGATGCCGCAGACCCGCTGGTTCTTCCTGGCCCAGCACACGCAGCGTTTGCCGACCTTCTCGGGGTCCGGGTTTGTCGGCGAGTAGTGGGCGGTGCAGCGGCGCTCGTCGGGCACGTAGTGCTGGTTGCAGAACTCCCGGTCGGGTGGGATCTGCACTTGGCACTGCTGGCCGATGAGTGAGGGGTCCTTCTTGTACTTGGACCCGTACTTCCCTGCGCACTGGTGGTAGTTCGACCGGTCCACGCGCTTGTGTGCCACGGCTGCGTTGACCTCCGACCGTGTCAGGGTGCGGCTGCGGGCCGGATGGTGAACAGTCCGACGACGAGGGCGGTGGCGTCGGTGAGGCCGGGATCCATCCACAGGGTTGCGGCGTAGGTGGTGTCTGCCTGCAGTGCGCTGGTGGCGGTGGGGCTGAGGACGGCGGTGACGGTGACGGCGCTGGTGTTGATGGTGATGGAGCCCTGGCCGGTGGGGGCGGTGCTGTTGATGACGGCGGAGGGCGTGCCGGTTGAGCGGGCGTCTGGGCGGAGGACGAGTTCGAAGGTCTTGCCGGTGATGTTGGCGGGGAGGCCGTTGGTGGTGGTGAACGTGTAGGCCCACTGGGAGCCGACTGTGCCGTTGGTGGTCCAGGGGAGTGGCAGGGTCACCGGTCGCCTCCCTTTGGGTCAGCCTGTCTGCGTAGCCAGCTGGCGCTTCTCTGTGGCCCGCTGGGCACGACGGCGCAGCACCTTGGCCCGGGAGCCGTGCTGGCCCCGATACAGGTAGCAGGTGCAGCCTTGGCGGCGGTCGACACAGGTCTGGCCGTGGCCGGGGTTGGCCCGACCCATGAGCGGAGCGATCACGGGAACCTCTCAGACGGCGGGCGCTGCGGGCCCGGCGGGCGCAATGTCGGGCGCGGTCTGGGGGACGGGTGCGGGGGTGACGAGCTGGCGGACCGCGGCGATCTCGGCCTTGAGGTCGGCGAGGGCCTCACCGTACAGGGCTTCGGCGTCGGTCCGGGCTTCTCCGGCGAGCTTGGCGGCGTCGGCGGCGATGTCGGCGCGGAGCTGGCTGAGGACGGGTGCGGCGTCGGCGAGGACGGCCTCGACGAGGGAGTGGGCCTTGCCCTCCTCGACGCCGAACAGGTGGACGAGCGCGGCCTTGATGGAGGCGAACGAAAACGACATGCGGGGCTCCAGGGGGTGAGGGTGGGTCAGTGGTTGCGCTTGCGGGCTTTGCGCCAGCCGAGGAGTGCCCCGGTGCTGGTCGCGGCGAGGAAGAGGGCGACGGGTAGCCACCAGGGCCAGTTGTCGTCGTGGACCTGGTAGTACGAGAGCATCCCGATGGCGAGGAGCAGGAACGGCCTGCCGTCGAGGAAGCGGCCGATCTCGGCGGCGATGCGACGGATCCGGTTCACGTCGTGCTCGCTGCCGCGTTGTGTTGGCAGTCTTCGCAGCACAGGCCGTCGTGGTTGCCGTTGGCGTCAGTGGTCCATTCGGCGTCGGGCTCGCTGATGGGGCAGTCCCGGTACGGGAGGCCGCACGAGGTGCACCTGCCGAGGGTGGCGGGCTCGCTCACTCGAAGATCACCTTGTCGGGGATGAACCGAAGCGTGACCTCGGTGAACTCATCGGTCTTGGCGTGCAGTTCGATGCCTGTTCCGCTGAGTAGCAGGCGGCCGTCCTGGTCGAGAACCTTCACCCGATTCAGCACGTTCGGCTGGCCGATGGCCCCGTTCGGCGTGGCGGGGGCGGGCAGTACGACGCACAGTCGCAGCGGCTCCCTGGAGTGGGCGCGGACGAGCTGCTCCCAGTCGACTTCGGCGTTCACGACGTCACGCCAGCGCACCGCTTGCACGGCAGTTGCCGGTGGTGGACGTGGCAGGACTGGTCGCGGGCGGGTTCGTAGCGTGGGGTGAGGCCGACGAAGTTGAAGTAGGCGGCGGCCTGCTTGCGGGCGAAGTGCCGGGACGTCGCGCGGCGAACGGACCTGGGCGCGGACCGGTCGTAGGTGGTGGCGGGCATGGGTTGTCTCCTTCGGGGAACTGCGGGGAACTGGTGCGCGCGGTCGCCGCAGTTCCCCAACCGGGGACCGCGCGCACGCGAAACACCCGGCAGCGCAGGGCGCACCGGGTAGCTGGGGGTTGGCTACTCGTCGTCGGGCACGAACTCGGCGGCGACCCCGTACCGGGGCGTGCAGCTGATGGCGTCGTGTGACCAACGCCCGTTGATCTCGATGGCGTCAGCACCGCAGCGCGAACACGAACCGAAGCGCGGGTGCACGTCCTCGGGGAGCGTGAACGGGGCGTGCAGGGCGCGGGCGGGATGATCGTCGGTCACTCGCCGCCCTCGGAGAGGATGCTGCGGAGCAGGGAGTCCGGCACAGAATCGGTCTCCTCGCGCGTCCAGCCGAACCGCGTCCAGGCTGCGTTGTAGAGCGCGGCCTTCGGGGTGTCGGCCGTCGTGCAAGTGATGTACGGCGCCGTCGGATAGACCGGCATGGTCGGGTACATCGGCGTGTACGGCATTGTCGGAGGCGTGATCGGGGCGGGCGGGGTCCCACCGGGGCCGAGGTCGGCACAGGGCACGATGTCCCACAGGCCGCTGCTCAGCGCAGGCCACGTCTCCAGCACCTTGAGCGTGGCCTTGGCCTGCTCTTCGGTGTCGTAGGGGCCGAAAGCCTGCCGGACGCCGGACCGGTCGGACTCGGACAGGACTACAACGAAGCGGGTGATCATCACGCCTCGCCCTCGTCGTCGACGTCCACGCTGGTGCAGTCGCACGGCCACTCCGCCGCCGACTGCCCCCGGCACTTGCCCGTCGGGCCGTGCTCGGCGGGGAGGTGGCCGCAGGTGCACGGGATGTAGGCGCGGGAGTCGGGCATCAGCGCACCTCCCGGAACCTCGGCGTGAACGCGTCCGCGATGGAGGTGAACGGGCCGGAAGGGCAGCAGGCCGGGCACGGGTCGCCTGCGCCGCAGCCACACGCGCCGTGCTCGCAAGTGTCGTTGAACGCGGCCTCGTGGCAGCACTCGGGGCCCCAGAGCTTGTCCGGGTGGTTCTCGCAGACGAAGCCGGTATCGCGGCAGGCGGGGCAGGCGGGCATGGTCACCGCCTCCGTGGTAGGCGTCGCGCGTCCCGGCAGGGCGGCCGGGACGCGCGACCAACCCGCGACCAGCCACCCTCGAAGCACGGGCGCGGGCGCGGGACCCCGCCGTGGGGGGAAGTCGGCGGGGAGATCAGGCAGGCGGACATGGCGAGACCCCGGAGCGATATCCATCTTCCGGGGCCTCTATGTAATGCCACCTACTGCGCACGCCAGCACGTTTAAGGGTGCAGGTCAGTCTCAGACCGCCCCGTTCTGCCATTGAACGTACCCAGGCACGGAGAGCCCGGGGCCGGATTCGAACCGGCAACTAACGATTGGAGCCTGCACTCGGTCGATCTGGCGATCGGTAGCGATGCTGAACCTGGAGCGAGAACCTGAACTTGGGAACGGCTGCCTCTACCGTTTGGGCTACCGGGGCACGAGAGCCCCGGGGAGGATTCGAACCTCCACTGTGCCGCGTCGTCAGTCTCGGATTCAGTTTCAGCTTTGGCCCTCACGGGCCACCCCGCCGCTCAGACGGGGAGTCTTGGGTTACGCAGCGAACAGGTAGCCGAACACCGTCTCGCCGACGCGCTGGTCGACGACCTCGCTGCCGTTAGCTTCCTCGCGGGCGAACTTCACGGCATGCTGCAGCTTCTCCACCCGCTCCAGCAGGTCGTTGACCCGCTTGGCCGGCAGGGCCCCGGAGAACTTGACCTGCGTCCAGAAGCCGACGGTCACGTCCTCGGTGTACACCTGCACCTGCGCCGGGTGCTGCTGCGTCGCCGGGGTCAGCTCGTGGTTGCGGTACACCTTCTTCGTGCGGTGCGTCTTGACCGCGTCGGTGCGCCACGCGTCGGACGAGTCGTCCAGGGTCCACGACTCCGACGGGTCGAGCACCGGCAGCTTCTTGATGAAGGTGTGGATGTCGACCAGCTGCTTCTCCAGGAACAGGAGGTAGCTGACCGGTGCGCCCTTCACCAGCAGGTGGCCGTCGACCTTGACGTCGGCCTTCGCGGTGCAGTTTGCCCAGTCCTTCGTCGCGGTGACGTCGAACAGTCGGGTGAGCGTGGCCGCGGTGGACGCGATGACGTCCTCGGCGCGGACCTGAACCTTGGTGGACTCGGGCGGCAGCTGCTCGCCCTCTTCGTCCTTGGGCTGATAGGTGCGGGCAATCCCGGACAGTAGCGGGGACTTCTGCACGTTGTGGTGGGCTGCGGTGAGGTCGGCGAAGGCTTTCGCCTTCACGCCCTTCTCGACAGCAATGATCTGGTTGAGCTTGGCCACGCTCTGCTCCTCACATCAAGCTGTAAGGCACATTAGCACCTTGGGTTACAGCTTGCTGGGCCTCGCGGGCCGGGAGCGTGGCCAGACGAAACCGGCCCGCGAGGAGCTCAGGCGGCCACCGGGTAGACGCGGCGCGCCTTCTCGCGGGTCGCACGCTCGGCCTTGACGACGTCGATCGCACGGAAGAGCGGCCGACCCTGGTGATCCCGGGCGGCGATCTGCAGCCGGCCCCGGTAGCGCCAGTTGTGGACTACGTTCGGTTTCACCTCGGCGGCCTCGGCGGCCTCGGCCACGCTCCACAGGGTGGTCTCCAGATCCACAGCAAGGTCGACCACTGTGCACCTCCGTACCGTGCTTGGATATGCGAAAAGGCCCCGCCATCGCCTGATGGGGGGCCTTTCGAAGTCTCACGGGCATGCCTCGCGTGGCCTCATCATCATGCATGAGAGCCGGAAGATCAAGCAGCGATGCCCGCGAACTTCGCCGCGTCGTGGAGGCGCTGGACGTGGACGGCGTACTCGTCGTTGGACATGACGTTCTGGCAGTCCTGGTTGGTGCACTCGACAACGCCGTTCCGTGACCGCATCCACGGATCCCGGCAGCGCGGGCAAGGGGCAACGCGCTGCACGGGCCGCTGCTCGTCCTGCTTGCAGAACACTTCGGCGGAGTGGTGCCAGGAGTAGATCTGCCAGGCCGGGTTGCCGGAGCGTCCGCCGTGGGAGTCGGTGGCGCAGGGGTGTTCGGCGAGGAGCCAGCGCAGATGCCGGATGAGGGTGCCCAGCGCGCGGTTGATGGCGGCGCTGCCGGTGTCGGGGTTCTCGACGGGTTCGTCGAGGTGTTCGCGGACGTCGTTGGCAAGGATGAGGATCCCTTCGCCGAGGCCGTCGGCGAACAGGCGGGCGTGCTGCCCGGGCCAGGGCGGGGCCTGGAGTCCGACGCGGCCGATGGTGCCGACCAGCTTGGCGAGGGTGCCTTCTTCGCCTTCGAGGTAGACCGCGTCGAACAGGGCCGGGAGCTGGTGGAGTTGGGTGTGGGCGCTGGCGTAGCAGGACCAGCAGTGGACGGGCTCGCCGGGGACGGGTTCGAGGTTGTGTTGCCGGCCGAGTTCTTCGGCGCGGCGCCAAGCGGAGTTGCATCGACCTGGGCAGGGGCTGGGCATGGCGAGGGCTCCCGAGAGTCAGGAGTGGCAGGTGATGTCGCCAGTATGCGCCTGCGGCACTGTTGACGTGGCGCGTTGCGTGTGGCGAATCCGCCCGTTTCGGGTGCGCCCGCCGTGACGCGGCGTCACCATGGACGCATGGGGACTCGGTTGACCATTTGGTCTGAGACGCGCGCCGAGGCGGATGCGTGGGCTGCCGTGTTCCGCGCGCTGGGCTTGGATGTCGGGACCCCGGCTCATCTGACCCACCGTGGCGAGTGGATGGTGCGGGCACTCCCGGCCGGTCAGCGCCTGCAGCGGCAGGACGGCCGCGAGTGCACCCAGCCGAAGGAAGCCTCATAGCAGCCGGGCGACGACTGGCGTGCGGGTGCGCGGTCGCGGAACGGGCTCGACGCACCGATCATGGCCAACTCGATGTCCAGCATCCGTCGACCGGCCCAGTACAGGGCATCGATGACCTCAGCGGGCACCTTGGGCTCGTCGGCAGGGGTCGGCTCGGGCGCCCAGGTCTGGTCGTAGCCCTCCCGGTCGGCGTAGGGCAGTGCCAGCGCGGCCCAGATCGCGTCGGTGTCCAGGTTGGTGCCGATCGCCAGGTAGATGTCGCCGTCCTTGTCGAGTGCGTTCACTGCCGCGATGAGCTGCCGTTTGGCGGTGACCTCGGCCAGTATCCGGGCGGAGCCGAAGCGGTCGTGGAACATCCGGCCCCGGTCATCGCAGTAGTCGGTGTGCAGGCACGCGGTCTTGAAGTCGACGGCTGCGGCCTGGTCGGCGTCGAGTTGGGCCAGGAGGAAGGTCACGAGGGGGCTGCTCATGGGGTCCATGGTGCATCCTTGGCGTGGTCCTGGCTCCTTGCCATCGCGCATCCGTCGCCGTAGCAGTGGATGCCGTCGTACTCATCGCACGCCTCCGAGGTACAGCGGCGTCGGGGGACCGCGACGACGGTGACGGGCCCGTAGTTGCCCGCGATCTCCTTCCAGGATTTCTGGCCGTCTCGGTCCATCGCTACCCAGTAGTCGCCGACGTTGCCCCACTTTTCGCCGAGGCACAGCACGATCGTGCCCACCGGCGGCTCGGGGTCGGCGGTCGTGAGGACGTCGCCTACCTTCACTCCGTCCACCCCCAGCCCCTGGCGATCAGCTGCACGGTGGCACAGGGCCACGGCTGAGGGTCGCCGTCGTAGTAGTGGCCCGGGGCGCAGGTCCCGCACGTTGCGACCTCCTCGTAGCAGTCGCAGTTGAGGTCGGCGCACGATTCGTGGATGGGCAAGCTGGCGTAGCGCTGGGGCTGGTGCTCGACGAGAAGGTCCCGCTCGGCAGCCACCCGCAGCAGGGCCGCGTCGGGCATGTTGGCCTCAATGAACCGCTCCCCGGCACGGATTGCCCTCGTGGACAGGTCCACGCTCGACAGGATGAACTCGACGGGATTCTCGGGGTGCATCTGGGCGTCGGGCCGGTTCGCCGCCTGCGCGAGGGCCTCAGCCTTCGTGTGGGCGGCGAGGAGGAACGTCACCGCAGGATGCTCCGTCATGATCCCTCCGGTGCGAGCAGGAGCGTCGGCGTCATCTGCATGTAGACCGCCATGCCTTGGTCGAGTTGGTACATCTCCGCCGGGCAGTCCGGGCAGGTCATCACGAACACGGCGTGGGACGGCCGCCGTTCCAGCCGCCAGCGTCGGCCCGTCCGCTTCCGGACCCAGCGGGCCGGATAGGCGCGGCGCTCCGTTGCAGCGTTCGGGTGGAAGCAGAGATCCGGGCCGCGCGTGGGGGCGAGCAGGGCGTGCAGCAGGGCGCCGGTGCTGGGCGGGTCGATGTCGGTCATGTCGGGCCTTCCAGGTAGCTGAACACGCCGCTGAACTCCGGCCCGCGCGCGATCGTGTGCGTCCCCGGAAATCGGAACGGGACCGTGAGCCACTCCACCCCGCTGGGCTGCTCGGGCTCTGGCTCGGGCTGCCCAGCGGGGTGCCGCTGCGCCACGTGCTCGTCGGCCATGCGCACCATCTCGCCCAGGTCCAGCGTCGGATCCTCGGTGAGCCACGGCAGCCGGTCGTCCTCGTCGCAGTCCAGGCAGCACAGTTGGTGGCCGGTCAGGGTGCTGCCGCAGAGGTAGAAGCGGGAGTAGTCGGTGCTCATGGTCGGCCTGCCGGTCCGGTCAAGGCCGCGCAGATCGCAACAACCCCCACGCATGTCGCCCCGGCGCAGAAGCCGTCGAGCAGCCAAGCCCACCACGCCATCACAGATCCTCTCCGTCCTCGACCGCAAGCAGCCAGTGCCGGTCGCACAGGCTGTCCGCCGTGGCCTTGCGCCAACACCAGCCATGATCCGGCAGGCAGCGCGTCTCCAGCCACCACTCGCGCGGCCGACGGACCTGATGGCGCAGCCACGCTTGGCAGCGGTCCCAGCGGGTCACCGGGCGGACGGTGAGCAGGTACGGGCCGACGCCGGTGCAGCCGGTCACCAGGAGCACGTCCTCGCCGTCGAGGCGCAGCCAACTGCCTCGCTGCACCGGATCCGCCGTCGTGATCGTGGAGGCGGTCACGGCTGCCTCGCGGTGTGCTGGTGGTCCGCGCCGTACAGATAGGACACGCAGGGCGCGCCAGGGCACGGCACCAGCACCACGGGGTCGATCAGCTTCGGCACGAGCACGGGCACCGGCTCAACCCGCGCCGTCGGGACCGCTTCGCCGAACGTCTTCCCGCAGCACTGGCACTGATCCTGCGCCACCGCCCCGTCCTTGATGCTGCTCGTCACGCACTCGTGCCCGCACACCGGCAGGGTCTCGCCAGCCTCGAACCGGCGTCGTGCCTCCCGCAGTCCGACCAGCAGCGCGATGTGTTCGTCCAGCTCGCACAGATGCAGGTAGTCCGGCTCGCCCTCGCCTGGAATGCCAGCCAGCCTAGGGCCGGAGTAGTTGAAGAGGTGCGTGCAGCTCGATCCCGACGCGGACCATTCGCCTGTCATGGTCGCCACGTCGAGGTACGTCCTGGTCGGGTCGGTGACATACCAGGCGTTGGACCGCCCTGCGATGGCGTCGATGATCCGGCGCGCTGTCGCGGCATGGTCATCACACGGGGCGGCGTCCAGTGCTTCGGCGATCACGGTTTCGAGGAACACGTCCTCGGTGGGGATGCTCACGGTGACCATGATGCGCCTGCCGCGATCCGCCGCGCCCCGGATATGCAGCGGCGCGCTATCCTCACCGCCAGGGCAAGACGCGCACGCCCATCCGCTCGACGGTCAAGGTCCTCCGGGCCCGCGTAGACGGCCCCGCCCGGTAGGACCGGAGCGGGGCCCTCGCCTTACCCGGACATGCAGCGACCCCGCCACTCGGGGGACGATGGCGGGGTCGAGTGCGCGGCGTCTTCCACGCCGGTATTCCGAGTGTGCCCCGGACTCAGCCGCTCTGCACCGGGTTCATCGGATCCTCACGCTGCGGCGTGGTCGTGGCGGCGAGCGCGAGCGTCCGCAGTGTCAGGCGGGCCTCGGCGTAGGTCGGGCTCGTGGTAAGTACCTGCTGCGCCGTCTCGCGGCTGATCCCGAGCTCGTCCGCGAACGCGATGTAGTCCCGCACCGGGCGCTCGGTGCGTTCACGCTCGGGGCGCAGGAAGGCGGCGAGACCGGAGCCAGACGGCGTCGCGGCCATGGCGAGGATCGCGGCCTTGAGTCGGTCGAGCTCCTCGCGGGACGTGCCATCGGAGATGCTCACTCGCGGCCCCAGTCCAGGGTGAGTGTCGGACCCGTCGGTACGGCCGTCGACAGGCCGCCGCCGGAGTTCATGAGCGTGTCGCCCTCCCAGAGGTGCAGGAGACTGTACCGGGCGGCGACGTCGGCGAACGGCTCGGCTGCTTCCTCTTCGGTGAGCAGGCGCGGGGGCTGGCCCGGGAGGAACAGGTAGTAGCCGGCGGCGGGCGCGGTGAAGCGGGTCTCGGTCATCGTCGTCCCTGCCGGTTGCGGTAGCGGCGGTGATAGCGGGCATCCAGCGCGGACTGGCGGGTCGGCAGGATCAGCCTGACGGGCAGGCCGTAGATGCGGGCAATCTGCCTCTGGAACTTGTCGGGCCCGGACCACGCCAGCCGGTTCACCGTCACCCACCGGTCTTCCCAGTAGCCGCTCACGACGCCTCCCGCTCTCCGGCGATCCGCCAGCCGCCCGCGACCTCGGCGAGCAGCTTCATTCCGGCCTCGACGCCCCGCAGGGCTTGCGCAACGGTGACACCCAGGCCGGCGGGATCCCACACGGGCGGCACGTCGTTGGGTGTGCCGCTGCCATGCCGCTCCAGCTGATGGCACGCGCGGGCCAGGTCCGGGCGGCGGGTCATCGCGCATCCGGGTCGATGAGGGCGGCGTAGGCGAGCGCGTATTGGTCTCCGGGCTCGCCCATGACAGTGGTGTCCGTGCGGATCTTCTCCGCTGCCGCGCGAAGCACGTCGTCCTGCTCGGCCAGCAGGTGCGGGTAGGCGGCGTTGAGGGCGAGCCGGGTGCGGTGCTCGGCTTCCTGCTGGCTCATGCCGCCTGGTAGGCCGGGCCATGCCGCCTCCATCGCGGCGGTGAGCGGCGCGGCAGGAATCTCGGGGATGCTCATGGCCTCAGTCTCTCGCGTGCGGGCCGGCATGTCCGGCGGACGGGCGGTCAGTGGCCGATGATGCCGTGGACGATGGCCCCCGCGATGCACATCCACCACACCGCCCTGCACAGCCAGTTGCCCAGCCGGTGTCCGATCCCGCGGCGGCGCCTCACCCGATCCTGCCGACCTTGTTGCGCCCGCCGTTGAACGTGACCGTCGTCCCGCCCGACTGCTGCGCCGCGCCGTGGCCCTTCGCGAACGCGATCACCGCAGCCAGGGCGCCCATGAAAGCCGCAGCCGCCCACAGGTACGGGCCCGCCGTCCGGATGCCCTGCCCGACGAGGTCCACACCGAGGCCGCACAGCGCAGCGCAGGCACCCCCGGCGATCGGGCGCACCACCCACGGGTCCTGCCACGGATTCGGTCGACCCGCCTCGAACGGCACCGGCTGGTACACCTGCGGCTCCGGCTGAACCATGGCGGCCGGCCGCGGGACGGCGAGCGCGGCGTGCCGCTCCGGGACCGCGGGCGGGAAGCGCAACGGCTCGACCTCGGCGACCGGGTTCCAGTCGCGTACCGCATCGGCGTAGTCGGACATGACGGCTCCTCAGGCTGCTTCTGCGTGGACGGCGAGGAGGAACACCTTCGAGGCGTCGCGGCGCCCGTTGTCGACGACCCAGCCGCGCGCCTTCCACGCCTGGATCGGGTCGGAGATGGAGGTGCGCTGATTCAGGCCGGAGCCAGCGACCATGCCAAGGAGTTCGAGGATCGTCGCGCCCTGCGCACCCCGCTGATCCAGGGCCCGCCACAGCTGCTGGTGGTTCGCGGGGACCTCGGAGCCGTCGGGAAAGCACGGCACGGACTTGAGCAGCCGCGGCTTACCGCCACCGGGCGGGGTGGCCTGTGGACCGCCACTGCCCTCGCGGGCATTGAGACGGGCGGTCGTCACGATCTGCCCGTCGTCGATCCAGAACGCGCGCGACTCGGCCGGCTGCGTGTAGCGGCGCGAGGAGATCATGAGCTTGCCGGGGGCGTCGAGCTGGTCCAGCCGCCATCCGGCCCCGAGCGCGCCGGCACCGAGGATCAGGTTGATTGTCACGGTCTCGTTGACGCCCAGGCCGATGCGGTTCTCGTACTGCTGGCGCGCATCGGTGCCCTTGCCACCGAACGCCCGCTCCGACGGCGACTGCGTGGCGGCGATGATGCGGATGCCCATGGCGCGCGCGACCTGGTTGAGGGTGATCAGCCGGTCGGCGACCTTCGGGGCCTGCCGGACCAGTTCGGCCAGCTCGTCTATGACCAGGAGCATCGCTGGGCCGTGGCCCCACTCGGGCGAGTCGGGGTCGGCATCGGGGTTGCCGGGGATCCACTTGCGGACCGGCTCGCCGTCCGGGCCGCGGAGGGTGGCCAGGTGCTCGCCGCGGATCTCCATCTCCCGCACGACGAACTCGACGATCGCCTCGGCGCCCTTGGCGGAGTCGGCGATGCCCTCCATGACGTCCTGCCACGGCCCGAGTTCCAGGGCGCCGGGCTTCATGTCGATGCCGAGGATCCTGGCGTCGGGGCAGCCGGCGAGGTTGGCGATGATGACGTTCTCGACGCCGGACTTGCCGCGGTCGGTGGAGCCGGCGATCAGGACGTGGCCGTCCATGAGGTCGAGGAGGAGCGGGGAGCCGTCGGCGAGGCGGCCGATGGTCATGGGCTGCTTGACGGAGGTGATGGACGGGCCGGGCCACGGGATGGTGTCGGCGAGGGGGTCGTTGGTCTGCATCCGCATGATCAGCTGGTTGCCCTGCGGGCCCTGCGCGAGGGTGAGCCGGCCGGGGAGCCCGAGGTTCGCGCGCAGCTGCTGCAGCTTGGCTGTGACCGCGGCCGGGCTCGTGGTCTTGCCGGGCGGCAGCGTCACCAGCGCCACCCAGCCGTTCGCGTTCGACTGGAACGCGTCGATCGCCAGCGGTGTCGCGCCGAGCGCTGCCAGCCCGCGGTAGATCGCGGTCTCCTCGACGCTGCCACCGGTGATGCCAGGGGCCTGCGCTGCCAGCCCCATGCCAGCCGGGAGGGTGCCAGCCTTGGCAGCCTGGACGTGGAGTGCCAGCCGCTCGTGCCGGTGCCGGGTCAGCCAGGGGATGTAGATGCCATAGCTGGCGGCGGTGGCAATGGCACTGACGACCAGGCTGGCAGCCGACGGCCCGGCCATGGCGTTGATGCCGACGTCGGCGAGGACCGCGGTGAGGCCGGCTCCGGCGGAGGCGAGGTGGGTGTGCTTGTGCTTGAGAGCGAGACCGGCGACGGCGCCGCTGACGGCGGTCGCGGCGCCGTAGGCGAGGCCGGTTCCGATGCCGACGCCGGACATGTTCTCGGCCCAGGCGAGGCTGGTCAGGGCGGCGTTCCCGGCGAGGGGTGCGACCTCGTAGCGGCGCCGGGAGCACCAGGTGCCGAGGGTGTTGATGCGGCTCACGACTGCTCCGGGCGGGTTGGAGATGACGTGACGTGACGTGACGTGAGGGTTCATTTGGGCTGGTCGGAGCAGTTCGGGGAGCAGGGGTGCTGACGTCACGTCACTCGATCCCTTCATGACGCCGCTCTGAGCGGCTTGGCAAGATCGGCGTGCCCGGCCTTGATCGCGGCGGTACGGAGCTGCTGGGCGCGGGAGCGGGAGACGCCGAGGTGGTCGGCGAGGGCCTGGTCCGACGGGGACTTGCCGAGGGTCTTCTCCAGGGCGCGGAAGGCCGCGGCGACCTCGTCGAGATCACGGGCTTCGCCACCCGGCGCGGGAGTCTCGGCGTGGTCTGCCACGGTGGCGCCCGGACTGCCAGGCTCCGGACTGGCGGCGCCCTGCGAGGGCCTGGCAGCCGGGGGACTGGCAGGGGCTGGCACTGGCACGCCAGGGCTGGCAGGAGGGGCTGCCAGGGGCGGGGTGGCAGTCGGGCTGCCAGGGGCGGCAGGACTGGCGCTGGCAGCCGCGCCCCGCGCGCTGCCAGTCGGCCGACTGGCAGCGCGGCGCTGGCTGGCAGCGAGGCGCTCTGGCAGTGGCATCTCCATGACGTGGCGTCGGACGATGTCCCAGCTGCCAGTCCAGTCGAAGACGAACCGCAGCGGGTGCAGGCGCGGGCGCACGGCGATCCCGGCGCGCCGCTCCGCAGCCTTGCGGGCCTCGGAGATCAACGCCTCGAAGACCACGACGGCCGCCAGCGGCATGAGGGCGGCGACGATCCGGCCCCAGTGGTCGCTCAGATGGACGTAGTTGATCAGGCAGGACAGCATCGTGAAGACGACGATCAGGAGCCGCCACACCAGAGCCGACCGGCCGTGGCTGGCGGCGCGCATGACGACGAGGGTGAGGCCGGCGGGGGCGCCGTCGTAGGTGACCGGGACGAGCCAGGCCGTGGCCCAGCTGAGCTGCATGTGCTGCATCGCGAAGGTGTGGAGGCCGATGAAGCTGACGGTCCAGCCGGCAAAGGCGACGGTGGCGACGATGACGAAGCCCAGGGTGCCGAGGCTGCTGTCGCGGATCCACAGCGCGACCTCGCGCAGCCGCTCGATCTTGCCTCGGCTGGTCGGCGCGTCATTCTCGGTCACGGCGCGGTGGCTCCCGTTCGGGCGAGGGGGATGGTGTCCCAGCGGCTGAGGGCGTTGAGTCCGTTGATGCAGGCCCGGAGGACGGCCTGCAGGGTGAGGGCGGCGGCGAGGAGTACGCAGCGGCTGGTGCCGAGGAGTGCCTTGTCCCGGTCGAGCCGCAGCACCTTGGCGAGCAGCAGGACGGTCCCTACGTAGGCGAGCACCCCGAACACCAGCGCGGGCAGCACCGGGGCCGGGCTGTACCAGCCGACGAGGAGCCCGCCTGCGCTGGCGATCACGGCGATGAGTGCAGTGGTCGGTGTGGTGCGCATGGTCGGGCTCCTTCCGGTGGGTGGGTCAGCGGTTGCGGTTGCGGTACGACGGGGAGTCGGAGAGTTCGGCCGCCTGCTGGAGCCAGTTGCTGCGGACTTCGGGGTCGGTGGTGTTGTTGGCGCGGTCGAGGGCGTCGTCGATGATGACTTCGCGGGCGGTTCGGCCGTCGTTCTTGGCTTCGCTGCGTGTGGTGTGCGGGCCCATGCCCATGTCCTGCTCCTTCGGTCGGTGTCTGGCCTTTGCGTGCGCGTCTCCGCCGTGATGCGGGTGCCGGGCTGGTCCCGGGGGCGCGCTGGGTGGTCAGTTGCTCTTGGCCTTCTCGTCGCACTTGGCGGCTTTGGCTTCGCACGCCTCGGCTTTGGTTTCGTTGCCTGCCGCCCGCCACTTGTCGGCGTCGGCCTGCCACTTCTCGGCGTCTTCGGTCCAGCCCATCGGGTGCTCCTTCGGTCGGTGGTGCAGGGGTTGGCGCGGGCCTGCTACTTCCGGTCGTCGATTTCCGTCAGCACCTGGTCGATCTCGCTGTGCATCTGGTCTTGGCCGGTCTGCCAGTGGTCGTTGCTGTACTGCCGCGCGATTTCGCTCATCGCGGTGACGCCGGTTTTGAGGTCTTCGGTGCTGATTCCGTCGTAGCGGGACATGGCTTGCCTTTCGGTCGGTGGTGCTCGGGGTGGTGCTCGTCGCTGGGCGGCTGGTCAGTCGTAGTCGTAGCCGAGGGTCTTCGCCGCGAGGGCTGCGCGCTCGTGCCCCATTTCGTTGAGCCGTTCGGTGAGGCCGGTGTCGCCTCGGAGCGCGTAGGCGTCCTGGAGGAGCTGGCCGTCCCTTTCGGCGCGACCGCGCTCGATGTCGGCGCGAATTGCATCGTGATCGGGCTTGGGCGTGAGCATGGTCGTTCTCCGATCGGGTTGATGGCGGCCCTGGCGGGTGGCGCCCGTCCCGCCGGGGGTGCGGGCCGGGCGCCGACTGAAGGTCGGCGGCAGCGTGGGGGTGCTACCGCCGACCCGATCGGGGGCCGTCTCAGTGGCTGAGGCAGCGGTCGTGGTTGGACATGGTGCATTTGGCGCGGAGGGCTGCTCGGCGGGGCATGATCTCGGCGTAGTAGGCGTCGGAGTCCTGCTGCTGGGCGACAGCGTCGGCGGCGACGCGCCGCTGGCGCGCGCCTTCCCGCTGGCGGGCCTTGTCGGCGTCGTGGTAGCTGGTATCGGCGGCGGGTGCCTTGGGGGCGAGGAAGTTCCATCCCATGGGTCATGCCCCCGCGTTGTTGTTGGGGTGGGGTCGGTGGCTGGAGCGGGCGGTGAGTTGGGGTCCGTGGCGGAGGCTGGCGGGGAGCGCGGGGTTCTGTTGGGCGGTGGTGAGGCGCTGGTTGGCGTCAGCCCAGATGGCGGATTCTTCGGGGTGGCCGCTGGTTTCGACGGCGGCGAGGTGGGTTTCGGCGGCGGCGAGGTCGCTCTTGGCGGCGCGGGTGGATCGGCTCATGTCGGCTGGTCCTCCGGGGTGTCGGTGGTGGGCGGGTCGAGGCGCTCGCGGGGCTCGTCGGTGGGCTGGGCGAGTGCGCGCCGGATGTCGTCGGCGGTCCAGCCGTGGGCGTCGGGGTCGGTGGTCACCACGGGTCCCGCCCGAAGTTCGACTTGTGCCAGGCCTGGATGATGCTGGCGTCGTCGCGGGGCGTGTCGGGGCCGAGGATCCGGTCGGCTTCCTCGGGGGTGGCTTCGCGCTGCTCTTTGGGGAGCCAGATGCCGGTGCCGGGAGTGGTGCCGTCGTCGCGGCTCATGCGGCACCTCGCGGCAGGTCGTCGCCGAACGCGCGGTCGGCCGCGAAGAGGAAGCGGTCGTAGCTGGCGTCGTAGGCGCCGCGGTCGAAGCGGGCCACGAGGGGGCGGCGGGCGGTCGGGCCCGGGAATGCCGGGCGGGGACGCAGCTCCGTCACCTGCGGGGCGCCGTGATCTGTGGGGCGTGTGGGGGTGCCGGAAACGGCACTCATCCCGTTAACCTGGGTCAACGTCTTGCCTTCCTGTTCTGAGCAGGTGGGCGGGCGCCCGGTTGGTGTCTCACCACCTCCGGGGTTAGGTCCGGGCGGGTGTCTCACCACCTGCCCGGACCGTTACGCGGCCCCGGTATGGCGTCTCACCGCCTCCGGGGCTTTGTGCTGTACCGACGATAGCCATCCTATAGACTTGGGTCAACATCTTGCCCGATACTCCAGACGTGCCGACCGAGCCCACTCCTGAGGGGAGACCGCCAGAGATGGTCACCCTTGCCGAGATCGCCAGACGGGCCGGGCTCAGCAAGCAGCGCATCTCGAAGCTGGCACGCACCGACCCGGACTGGCCCGTCCCGGTAAGCGAGTGGCAGCCTGTCGGCCGGTACTTCCTGCTGCCCTGGGAGCCGGTCAGGCTCTACCTGGAAGCCAGAGATCCGCAGATCGGCGTCCACCACGCCACACGCATCGCCCGTCGTACCGACCCGCCCCCGGAGTGAGCCCATGTCCCGCGTCTACTTCCATTCCCCGTCCGGCGACGCCGAGCTGCTGGGTTCGGAGCGCTACCACCTGAGCGGCCTCGCGAAGGCCACTGCCATGGGCCAGGTGATCCAAGACCCTGACCGGTTCCGCGCCCTCCTGCCCCCTGGGCACTACCTGAGCCAGCTCCGTTCGAACCATCCGGGCGCCTGGGCTGGCTGGTACGAGACAGCTCTGAAGACGGGTGACGCGGTGATCGAGTACGAGGGTCAGCCGATCGAGTCGTTCGCGCTGCTCCTGAACACGGCGCTGGAGACCGGCGACGAGGCCCTACGGTTGGCGGCGCGGATCGACGGGCAGTGCGAGATCCACGGATGGGTCGACGGCCCCAACCGGAAGTGGCTGGCCGGGATGATGCGGGCGGCCGTCGATGCCGGGATGTTCCGGCGGGGCTTCTTGGCCGGCCCAGGGCCGGGCGGCGAGCGGGTGTGGTCGGAGCAGGGCTGGGGCGAGGTCATCGCACTGCTGCTGGCCCGGGACGACGAGCCGGTCGTGATGTCGTACTCGGTGTGCAAGGGCTTCCCGAATCCCACGGCCGCTGGTGTGGTGTCCATCGAGGATGATCCCGACGAGGAGTTCGAGGGCGCGCGTGAGGCGTTCGACCTGCTGCCGAGGTCGGAACAGTGGGCGACGTGCATGGCCGAGCTGCGCACGGGCGTGAACGGGCTGGAGTTCAAGCCGGACAACTGGGAGGAGTTCCGGTTCGTTCACCGGCTGTCGATGCTGGACCTGATGGCCGACGACTGGGAGGAGCGGCTGCGGGAGACAGCGGCCTGGCTGCGGGAGGCTGCTGCTGCCGACGCCCCGTAAAGAATCTTGCTCCGCCGCGAGGGTAACCGCCCCTCCCGCCCCTACAACCAGGTAGCCGCCTCAGCGCGGAAGGCCCCGCGCCGGCAACCACCGGCGCGGGGCCTTCGTCTGCTCCTGGCACCCGTCGTCAGCTCTCCATCGAGAGCGCAGCGGCGGCCAGGCGATGGCTCTGCGCATTGTCTCGATGCGCGCCATCGCGCCCTTCTTCCTTGCCAAGCCGTGGGCCCACGGCTACGAGGAATGGGGCAAGCGGGGAGGATGGTCGAGGGATCTCCACGGCCGGTGCGGCGTGAAGCTGCTGCATCCAGCATGCCGGTCCCAGCGCCTCGGATCGGCGGTCGGGCAGCCAAACCACCCGCTCGGGTGCCGTCGGAGCATTAGCCCCGCTGCAGGACCTGCGCCCGGAGTGCGCGGAGTACGACTGCGATGTCGTCGACGTCGATGAACGTGCCGATGGCGCGCAGCACGGCCGTCCCGATGATCTTCGCAGTTTCGAGGTCGGCACCGCGATGGTCGGCGGTCTGCCGGAGCACGGAGGTGAGGGTGTACACGAGTTGGGCCTGCTGGGTGGAGTTCATCTCCGCGAGCAGGCGCGGCATCTCGTGGGGGCCGGTCGACGCGTCGATTCCGACCATGGTCAGCAGGATGCGGTGCAGGTTGTCTTCGCCGTACCGGGCGAGGAGGTCCGGGAGGGGCCGTTCGCCGGGGCCGGTGAGGGCGGCGAGGTTGGCGTCGTTGCCGGTGGTGATCGCTTCGAGTGCTGCTACGGCGCGGAGATGTTCGTCGTCGGTGAGGTGGTCGTCTTCCATGTCTGGACGCTACGGGGCTGATACCTGCCAGGGTGCGGGGATGGGTGAAACCACCCGGGCGGTGCATGCGGAGCTGTGATGCATTGACTACTTCAACTAGTCACGGCGTCAGTCCACCCACCGTTCCCGCACGTGCGCCGCGAAGTCCATCACCTGATCGGGGTGGTGCTCGACGTACAGCAGGTCTCCGGCGTGCCCGACGACGTGCGGGTCCCACTGGCCCTCGTACTGGTGGCCGTGGACGGCGTCGGCGACCCGCGTCATGATCGCGTCGAGGTCGGCCTCGGACGCTTCGGGCGGGAGGTACACGCCGATGGTGTAGCCGCTCGGGTAGGCCGGGGCGGGCTGCTCGGTGCCGAGCCGCACGGCCTGTTCCATCTCGGCGCGCGCTTCCGATACCCGCTGCTCGCTGGTGACGACCCGGGGCCGCAGCTCGGACCATGTGGTGTAGCCGGGCTGCTCGCTCACGCGGCATCTCCTTCGACGATCTTCCGCCGTGGTTCCCCGGCCACCACCAGCCGGATCTCGGCCTCGTATCCCATGGCGTGTAGGTACCGGGCGAGGGTGGCGACCGGGATGTTCCCGTCGCCGCTGAAGACCCGGCGCACAGCCCGGCGGCGCACACCGAGCTCGATGGCCAGCTGCTCGACGCTCAGCCCGGAGGCGACCTTGGCGTCCCAGAGGAGGTGCAGGGCCTCATGCCGGAGCCGGGCCGCCGCGAGACGGCGCGCTCCATCAGGGGTGGCGGCGACACGGTCGTACAGGGTCACGGCTGCCTCCCGAGCCCGCCCAGGCTGAACGTCCCGTCAGCCGCGAACAGGGCCTTCTGTTCGGCGAGCGGCATACCTTCGAGGCTGGTCCAGCACCGCGGGCAGGATGTTCCGTCGGTCGGGTACGGGTCGCCGCACCACCGGCACGGTTCGCCGGGCTGCTCGCTGGGGCCGTGGCACGGGTGTTCGTCGTGGGGATGGGCGGGGGCGATGCATGGCCCGCAGGACAGGCACCGGTCCGTGCCTGGCTGGCGCCAATGCGGCTGGTAGATCTCGGTGCAGGCCGGGCAGCGGAACGTGTCGCTCATCGCCCCAGGATGGCAGCAGTGTGGCGCGCGGCGCTGCTCACCGGAGCAGGTTGGGCCAGAAGCGGGGCTTGTGCGGGCAGCGCTGCCACCACCACAGGATCAGGTCCTCGCGGTGGCAGTAGTGCCTGATGCCCTGCTCGTACATCCAGTGCGTGACGCGCGTCTTCATGGCACAAGTGTGGCGCGCTCCGGTCCCTTCGCTGGCAGAAGCGCGCCACGTGCAGGTTAGCGGTCAGCCGAGTTGCCGGGTCGCAGCCTCGTACTCCTTGGCCTGGGACGGCTTGAGAAGGTGGGAGACACGGACGAGGACATCGCCCTGGACGTAGTCGTACTCCGCTGCTGCGGGCAGGGATGCGGTGACGGCCTGGATGTACTTGGCGCGGGCGGTGGCGTCTTCGGGGGTGGCGAAGACTTCGATGCTGCCGCCGAACTGGATGTCGCCCTTGTCGAGGCCGGTGGTGTCGGCCGGGTTGACGCGGGTGTCTTTGAACTGGACTTTGCTGGTGTATTCGTGGGGCCGGCCGATGAGGTTGTTGCCGTCGTTGTTTTCGGTGACGACGTTGGTGAGTTTCGCGGTGGTGATTTTTGCGGCGAGTTGGGTCATGGCGGTGGTGGCTGTGAGCGGTGTGGTGGCTTTGGCCGGGGCGGTGGTTGCGGTGGCCGCGGCGGGCGCGGCCGGGGTGGCGACGGCGGCGGGTTTCGCGGTGCTGGCGCATCCGGTGAGCGCGAGCAGGGTGGCACAGGACGCGAGGGTGAGGGTTCGGCGCATCCCGGCAGCCTCGCAGGGTTGTGCGCGTCGTGTGCGCAGTGTTGCCGAACGGTTACGTGAGGTGCGGGCGTGCGCTGCTGTGCGGGGACGCGCGCTGGCGTGCGCTACTCGGCGTCGGAAGTACGGCGCCGCTGGAGCGCCTCGACCAGAGCCAACAGGATCGGGGCGTCAGCCGGGTCGATACCCCATGCTTCGGCGGCCTCGTACACGTCCGGGGCCCGGGTCGGCGTGGGGGCGTCGGGGAAGTCGTTGGGCTCGGCATCGCCGGAGCGGATCAGCATTTCGGACACCTCGATCCCGAGCACTCGCGCGAGGCGCAGCTGCGATCCGACGTCGGGCATGGTCTGGCCGTTGAAGGTGCGGCCGATCTGCGTCGAGGAGATCCCGGTGGCCTTGGCGAGGGCGGCTTGTGCGCCGCGCGCGCCGTCGAGGTCGTAGCCGGCGGCCAGGGCTCGGTGGCGTAGCCACTCAGCGAAGGTCAGCTCGGGCACGGTTCTCCTCGGACGTTGGAGCGATATCGCGGCGATATCGCCTGGTGAGCGTAGCGTGCGCGCTCCCCCCTTCGTCAGGCACACGCCGCTTATGAGCCACTCCTGACATTGTTGCGCGCGCGCCCCGTTGGGCATAGGATTACTGCATGCGCGCCACTACTGGGCACGCATGCAACTTCCATGTGTTTCCCCTGCCCAGGAGGCGATCATCGCGACCTTCCGACTCCGCGCCGACGTGCTGCGCGAAGCCGCCGCCGAACGCGGAGACCCCAGCATCCGCCGCATCGTCCGCACCACCGGCATCGACCGGTCCGTCATCTACCGCAACCTCAAGGGCCGTTCCGAACCCTCGCTCGGAACCCTCATGCGCTTTCACGCCTGCTACGGCATCCACGTCGAAGACCTCGTCGCCGAAGCCGAGTCCACTGTCGACGCCAACTGACCGACCCCACCGCTGCGCTGATCGACGGAGAACGAGCACGTGAGCATCGACGCCATGAAGTGGGTGATGGAGATCGCCCCGGCGTTTCCACCGCACCTCTTCAGCACCCTCACGGGGCTGGCGTGGCACGCCGACACGAAGGGACGGGGAAGCTACCCGTCCGTTGCCCGACTGGCCGCATACGGCTGCAAGGCACCCCGATCCGTCCAGCGCGACCTGAGGGAACTGGAGGAGCTGAAGATGATCCGCCTCGGTAACCAGAGCCTGGCCGAGCACATCCCGGCAGACCGCCGCCCTCCGGTGTACGACCTCGCGGTTGAGCGGGTGGTGGACGGCGGCACTCGTGTTCCGCCGTGGTCCGCATCCGGTCGGCCGAAGCGAACAGCAGAACGGGGTGCCGTGGATGACACCCCGAACGGGGCGACACCAGCGTCACCCCGAAAGAAGAACGGGGTGACATCCACGACGGAACGGGGTGACGCCCATGGTTCGAACGGGGCGACGTACACGTCACCCAATCCTTCCTTTGAACCGTCAGGTGAACCTCTCTCTCCCGACGCGCCCGAACCGACCGCCCCGGAGCCTCCCGCCGCCAGCGAGAGAGAGACGGAGGCTGCGCCCGAAAAGCCAACCGCAGCACAGCGGGCCGTCCGCTCCAGTGGCGTCGTTTCCGCCGCCGAGGAGCAGGCGTTCATCGACTGGTGCACGGCCAAGTTCGACATCAAGGGGCCGGGCTGGTGGCGGACCTGCGCCGCCGACATCCCCGAGCACGCCGAGACGTGGCGGGCCAGCCACGCCAGCAGGAGCAGCCCCGCCTCCGGCCTGCCGGACTGGTGCACCCGCTGCAACGACGGCGCGGAGGCTGCGCGCTACAACCCGAAGTTCCGCAAGACCTCGGACGGGGCGCTCTGCCGCGACTGTCATCCCGACGCCGCATCAGCGGCCTGAGCAAGGATCACCATGACCACCACGACCGGCTTGACCCTGGACGACCTGTTCCCACCGGAGGCGCTGGCCGCCGCGCTGGAGGCGCAGCACGTCACCCGTAAGCAGCACCCCGACCTGCCGCTGCACATCCTCACCTACACCCGGGAGTGCCAGTACGGGCACATCTGGACGCCCGTCACCATGCAGTGCCGCGGCCTGATAGCGGACGCCGGGGGCCGGATCGTCGCGTTCCCGTTCCCGAAGATCTTCGTGACGGCGATGCACGGCGTCCACGACTTCGCCCCGCCGCTGCCGGTCGACGAGCCGTTCGAGATCTTCGAGAAGGCCGACGGCAGCCTGATCATCGTGTTCCACTACGACGGCCACTGGCACGCCGCCTCCAAGGGCAGCTTCATCAGCGAGCAGGCCGACTGGGCGCAGCAGTGGATCGACGCCGCCGACCTCAGCCGGCTGGACCCTCGGCTCACCTACCTCGCCGAGGCGATCTACCCGGCGAACCGGATCGTGTGCGACTACGGGCCCCGCGAGGACCTCGTGCTCCTGGCCGCGTACCGGCCCGCTGACGGGTCGGAGGAGCTGCTGTCGACGGTTGCCCCGCACTGGGCTCCGATCGGGTCGGTGATTCGCTCCTGGGGCCTGGACGACGACGTCAGCAAGCTGGAGGCCCTGGCCGCGGCGAGCGTCACGCTCGGCGGTGACGAGGTCGGCGGGACGGAGGAGGAGGGCTACGTCATCCGCTTCGCGTCCGGCCAGCGCGCCAAGGTCAAGCTGTCCGCCTACCTGACGCTGCACAAGCTGTTCACCGGCACGAACGAGCGCACGATCTGGGAGGTGCTCGCCTCCGGCCAGGACCCGGCCGTGCTCTTCGACACCGTCCCGGACGAGTTCGCCGACTGGGCCCGCGGCATTGCCGACCGACTGCGCGCCGAGCACGGCCGACTGGTCCGCGAGGCTGCCAGCGCCTACGCCGACATCGTCGACATCCAGCTGGGCACTCTCGACTTCACGCGCAAGGACTTCGCGATCGCCGCCGCCAAGTCCGACTGCCGCTCCGCACTGTTCCTGCTCCTCGACAAGCGCGACGACGCCGTCAGGGCCTGGGCGTGGAAGCAGATCAAGCCCCGCGGCGACAAGCCCTTCAAGAACGACGAGGACAACTGACCATGCCCACGATCCACTTCACGACCGGCCTGCCCGCCAGCGGCAAGACCAGCTGCGCCACCCGGCTCGTCCGCGACGCCAAGGGCAGCCTGCGCCGCATCAACCTCGACGACATCCGCGCCATGCTCGACTCCGCCTACGGGCAGTCCGTCTGGACCCACCGCCACGAGGCGACCGCCCAGAAGATCCAGAAGGAGGCACTCCGGGCCGCGCTGTCCGACGGCTTCGATGTGATCGTCGACAACACGCACCTGACGCCACGAATGCCGGGCCGGCTGAAGTCGGTGCTCTCCGAGTTCGACGACCTCGCCTTCGAGGTCCACGACTTCACCGGCGAGGACGTCGAGGACTGCATCTTCCGCGACGGCGGTCGTGCGAAGCCCGTCGGCGAGGACGTCATCCGCAAGCTCTGGCAGCGGCACCAGTCCGCGACCAAGGGCGGTTGGCGGCTGACCGCGGAGTGGCTGGCGGACCGGTTCGTGCCGACGCTCTACGTGGCGGACGCCTCGCTCCCGGCCGCTGTCCTGGTGGACATTGATGGGACGCTCGCGCTCAAGGGCGACCGTGGCGTGTACGACTTCGAGCACTGCGGCCGGGACCACCTCAACAAGCCCGTCGCCCATGCGGTCGGGCTGCTCCGCAAGGCCGGGGATCAGATCATCCTGCTGTCCGGCCGCGGCAGCGAGTACCGGATGCAGACCCTCGCGTGGCTTGTCGAACACGAGGTGTGGTTCGACGAACTGCACATGCGCCCCGAGAAGGACACCCGCCGCGACGACGTCGTGAAGGCCGAGCTGTTCGACGCCCATGTCCGCAACCGGTTCAACGTCCGTATGAGCCTCGACGACCGGGACCGCGTGGTCTCGCTCTGGCGCCGGATGGGCCTGCCGTGCTGGCAGGTCGCACCCGGCAACTTCTGACCAGCTCCACCCAACTCACCCACAGATCAAGGAACCCTCGTGCATTCGTATGGATCTCTCGCCGGTACTGGCGCAGCCCTCAGCCTCTGGGGCATCGCCTACGGGCAAATCTGGCTGGTCGCCAGCACCGTCACGCTCGTCGGCATAGGCGCCCTGGTCATCCGGGCCCGCTTCCGCCGCGGTCGCACTCCGCAGGACCACTGATGCGTCCCCCGGTGGCGACCTACGCCTCCCGCCGGCGCACCGTCCTGCTCGCCACGCTCCCGATTGCCGGGTTCACCGGCTGGGCGGTGTGGCACGCCGTCACCGTCACCGCGGCGTTCGCCGGCCACGGCAACCGCCTGGCGCTCGCCTGGGCGTTCAGCTTCCTGCTGCTGTGGTGGGTGCCGCTCAGCTGGTTCGAGAAGCCCCGCAAGGTCACCTCGCGCCAGCAGCGCCAGCTGGACGACCTCACCGTGGTCGTGCAGATCCCGATCTACAACGAGGACGAGGCCGCGCTCCGGGCCTGCCTGGAGTCCGTCCTCGGCCAGACCCGCAAGGTCGACCGGGTGCGGGCGGTCGACGACGGCTCTACGGATCCGCTGGTCCACATCCGGGACTGGTTCCTGGCCGCAGCCGCCGCGGCGGGCATCGACGCGACGTGGCAGCGCACCGAGAACCAGGGCAAGCGGCACGCCCAGATGGAAGCCCTCGCCGACGACGACTCGGACATCATCGTCACCCTGGACTCCGACAGCATCCTGGACGCCGCCGCGGTCGCCGAAGGCCTGAAGCCGTTCGCCGACCCGAAGGTCACTTCCGTGGCCGGGCTGGTCGCGGTGCTGAACACCAAGTCGAACTGGCTGACGTTCCTCACCGCGATGCTGTACACGCCGTTCACCCGCGGCTTCCGCTCCGCGCAGTCGGTGCTGAAGCGCGTCACCGTCAACTCGGGGACCCTGGCGCTGTACCGGGGGGAGGTCATCCGGCAGTACGCCGGGGTGTACGCCCATGAGACGTTCTGGGGCCGGCCGATGCAGATGAACGACGACTCAATGCTGACCCTGTACGGGCTTCTGCACGGGGACGCGGTTCACCAGCCGACGTGCGTGGCGTACACCCTCGTCCCGGAGTCCTGGTCGAACTACCGCCGCCAGCAGCTCAGATGGATGCGTGGGACGTTCGTGCGCACGTTCTGGTGGTGGCGCTACGCGCAGGTGACGTCGCCGGTGTTCTGGATGCCGCTGCTGGAGATGATCCAGCTGCTGCTGTCGGTGGCGATCCCGGTGGCGCTGCTGATGCAGCCGTCGGCGCGTGCTCATGCCGGTTCGCTGGCGGTGTCGACGCTGCTGGTGGGTGTGGGCGTGAACTGGATGATCTCCCTGCGCTTCTTCATGATCAAGCGGTCGGACGAGTCGATCTGGTTCCACATCGTCCTCGTGGCCTGCGCCCCGATCGCCGGAGTGTGGCGCATGTTCGTGGTCAAGCCCATGTACTTCTTCGCCCTGTTCACGTTCGCCAAGGTCGGCAACTGGGGCACCCGCGGCGGCGGTGTCGAGGTGGGCCTATCCGGGCCGGCCGCCCCGGGCGCACCGGTGACAGTCCGTCTGGATGATCTGCTCGACGCCTGACCGCCCCCGCCCCTGGCTGGCTGTCGGGGGCGGGGCGTGGTCCTGGTTTCCCGCTCCCACCTGCGGGTTGGGTCACCCGAAAGCCGCACGATCAAGCCGGTTCGCGCGAGACACTGGAACCACCACAAACCTGTATCAACTACCGCGAAAGGTAAGCCCATGCCCGATCTGTCCAAGGCTGCCGTCAAAGCCGTCTACGGCGAGTTGATGTGGCCCGAGTTCAGCCAGACCGCCGAGCGCCACGGCACGACCCAGGAAGAGGCGTTCCGCCTGCTGGACGAACTGATCGCGGAGGTCCGGGCCGACGCCTTCCGTGAGGCAGCCGACCTGATCGAAACCAAAGCCGCAGCGGTCCTCGACGCGATCCCCGAGGACGAGCAGAACCCCAGCGACCAGGACCGGTACCAGGAATGGCTGAGCGCCGGGGACGTGCTGCGCGGCGCGGGCAAGGTCGTCGGCCTGTGCAAGCCGCCGCAGCACTCGACGTCGACGGAGAGCCCGTGCGAATGCGAGGACCAGCGATGAACGGGCCGGACCACTACCGCAAGGCCGAACGTCTGCTCGCGATGGCAGAGCAGGGCAGCACGGGCACCGTCGATCTCACCGATGGCGAGATCGGCCGGATGACTGCGGGGGCGCAGGTCCATGCGACGCTCGCGCTCGCTGCCGCCGCAGCCACACAGTTCGTCATCGACGCCCCCGACACCCGCATCGGCGAGGACTGGGAGGACGCCATGTCCGAACCCCGCGACGAGGACGACGACACCAGCTACGCCGGGACCGGGGCGCCGATGGCCCAACCCGGACCCGAGCCCGCGTTCGCCGAACCCCCCGCCTGACCCCGCCGGCCTGTCCGGTCCGCTCACCGCGCCACCCGAACTGTGCCACTGACCCGAACGGAGACCCGCGTGACCCTGGCCATCGACTTTGACGGTGTGATCCACCAGTACTCGAAGGGCTGGTACGACGGCACGATCTACGACCCGCCCATGCCCGGCGCCATCGAGGGCCTGCGCCAGCTCATGGAGCAGCACGCCGTGTTCGTGTTCACGACCCGTGAGCCCGAGGCGGTCATGCCGTGGCTGGAGTCCTACGGCTTCGACGTCACCATCGACGAGCGCTGCGGGCAATGCCTCGGCGACGGCGGCGTCCAAAACCTTGACGCCGACTCGCGGCCGGCGCGCACCGAGAACCCGTGCCGGGACTGCAAGGGCAGCGGCCTGCTGACGTTCTGGAACGGGCGTGGCCAGCTGCTCGTCACCAACCGGAAGCTTGCTGCGACCGCGTATCTCGACGACCGGGCGGTGCGGTTCACGGACTGGCCGCAGGCGTTGGACGCCTTGGCCACGCCCACCCACTGACCCCCGCCCCCCGTGCCGTCTGGCGTGTGCCGGGCGGCCAAACCGAAGGAGACCCGCTGTGCATGATCCGCTTGTCGTCGCCTTCGAGATCCGGCGCCCATGGCCCAAGCGCGACAGCTGGAAGACCGAGCTGGCCAAGCGCAACGGCACCCGCTGGCAGCTTCGCGGCCCGTACTTCGTCGTCGCCGGGCATGGCCTCTACTGGCCCTGCATGGTCACGGTGTGGCATCGCGAGCCCGGCGGCCACGACAGCCTCACCGTCTGCGGACGCCGAACCCAGCGCCCGGACGGCACCTGGCATCAGCCCCGCACGTGGCGGTTTCACGTCCACCACTGGCGGGTCCAGGTCATCCCGTTCCAGAAGGCCCGGCGCAGGCTGCTCACTCGCTGCGCTGAGTGCGGCGGCAGGTCGACGAAGGCGCGCCCGATCAGCATTGGCACCTGGGGCCGGGAGCGCGGGCCCTGGTGGCGCGGCGAGACCGGCATGAGGCACATGAACTGCACCACCACCAGCAAGGAGCAGAACCGTGGGTAGGCCCCGCAAGCATCACCCGAAGTCCCCGAAGCCCAAGCCATCCGGCGTCGTCACGGTCCTGTCCGACCTGGCTCCTGACGGCCGGACCTACATCGCTACCGTGCAGCTCGACGGCGACACGGCCCGCACCCTGAACCGCGACGGCGGCTTCGCGTGGGCCAGCACCGTCCTGGACGTGGCCGCGCGGGCCGAGCATGACGCCCTGGTCCTACGCCAACTCCATCACGCCGTCGGCATCCCGCTGCACCTCGCCGCGAGCTGCAGCGGCGACCTGCGCGCCGACCGGCCGCCAGTGGACGACGCGGCGACGGTGCCGCTGCGCCTGGAGCCGGGCGTGAACGCCAAGGGCGAGCCGTTTATCGGCGTGCACATCAACGGCGCCCAGGTCGGCCAGTGGACCTGTCAGGACGCCCGCGATCACGCGCAGGGGATCCTGGAGGTGCTGTCGGCCGTGGACTTGGACGCCGCCTACTTCCGGTACCTGATCGGCACGCTCGACATCGACCCGGCGCAGGCGCGCGGCATCGTCGGCTCGCTCATGGACCTGCGCCCCGGGGCGGCCCCTGATGCCTGAACTCCTCGCCGCCCTGCTCCTGGCCGCTGGCCTCCTCGCGCCGGCCTGTCACCGTCCCGCCGACCCGGACCGGCTGCTCGCCATCTCCGAGCAGATGGGGCAGGGGCAGCGGGCGCTCAACTACCCCAGCCAGTCCTGAAGGAGAACCCGATGGACCTGACCACCCTGCGCGCTGAGATCGCCAAGCTCGACCACCTGCCTGGAGAGACGCTGATCGTCATGTCGAAGGACGGCGAGGGCAACGGGTACTCGCCCCTCGCCGACCTCGACGAGGCCATGTATGCGGCGGAGACGACGTGGTACGGCGAGCGGTACCTGTCCGATGAGCAGCGGGCTGCCGAGCGAGACCCGGACGACTACTCGCAGGCCCCGGACGACGCGGTTCCGGCCGTGTTCCTGTGGCCGACGAACTGACGCTGACCTGCGCGAACGGGTCTGGCGAAAGCCCGGTGACACGACGTCAGACCTGAGACAATGAACTGCCACATAACGGGAGATAAGGGATCACCCTCATGACCGAGACTCCAACCCGCCGCAGCCAGCCGTCCCGGGGCGTTGGCCCGATCGGCGTCGGCATGCCCGCCAGCCTGCACCTGGACGCATTCGGCCGCGAGATCCACGACGCCTACGACTCGTTCCCGATGCTCGTCGGCTCCTCCGCCACCAGCAAGACGTGGCGGGACGTGGACCTGCGGCTGATCCTGCCCGACCCGCAGTTCGACGAACTGTTCCCCAGGATGGTCGCGCCGGCCAGGACGAACCCGATGTGGTCCCTCCTGTGCGCTGCCCTGTCGGAGCTCGGCCGGGTCCGCACGGGCCTGCCGATCGACTTCCAGATCCAGCGCATGACCGACGCCAACAAGCGCTACGACCAGACACACGTCCGGTACGCCGTTGGCCTGTACGTGGACGGTGGACGATGACCTTCGCCGAGTTCGTTCAGCCCGGGAACTACAACCGCTCCGACGGCAACACGGTCTGCGGCCACAACATCGTGGTCGGGCCGGGGGCGTGCGTGGAGTGCCATGCGCTGACCGGTGAGCACCAGCAGAGCGGCTGCACGTGCGACCTCGATGCCTACGACGCCCAGCAGGCGGAGAACTGGGCTGAGGCGTCCATGGAGCGCGCCAGGGCAGCACGAGAGGCTGCCCGGTGAGCGCCATCGACGACCTGGCGGCCACCGTCCGGGCCGGACTGGACGCTGACCTCCGGATCGCGGTCACCGCCCGCCAGTTGGTCGGACGAGAGTGGGACCTGCACCTCAACGAACGCGGCGACGGCGCAATCATGCACGAAGGCAACATCATCGCCTGGGTCGACACCCACCCATCCGTTGACGACCTCATGCGGGGCATCCTGCACCGCGAGGTGGCAGAGCACGTCGTCCGGCACGACCCGGAAAGGGTGTTCGCCGAGATCAGGGCCAAGCGGGCCCTGGTCGAGCAGCTCCTCCTCGAGAAGCACCGACTGTGGGAGTCGTGCGCCGCCAAGGACCACTCGGACAACCCGCTCTACAGCGAGATGCCCTGCACCTGCGGCCGGGACGCCCGGGTCACCGCCTACCTCACGCTCCTCGCCCAGCCCTACCAGGAGACGACGTGAAGCCGCCGCTGGACACCGACCTGCACCTGCCCGCCGTGCTCTCCCGCGAGCAGGCCGCCGAACGCCTGCTGGAGCTGCTGGCCGACCCCGACGATGCTGACCGGATCTGGGACGAGATCATCGGCTCGCTGTACGACTCCCGGCAGTGGAGCTCCCAGTGGCGGAACGGCCACTGCCGACACTGCCGCGTAGAGCACCCGGCGTGGTGGGCGCAGCGTCACCCGGCCGACCGGCAGTGGCCCGGCCACCGCACGTACTGTCCTCGCTACGTCGGCCCACTGGAGCACCACGAGACCGGCGGCCACCACGCCTTCATGGGCTGGCGGCAGGGCTGCTCGTGCGGGCAGTCCTGGCTGCAGTACGACGACGAGGGCAACAAGCAGACCTGCCCCGATGCCGCGCTGGACTGGCGCGGGCCGCGACCCGAGGCGGGGCAGTGACCGAAGCGACTGAAGACCCGACCTGCCTGTGCTGCACCCTGGGCAACCACACCGAGCCCTGCACCTGCGACGGCGGCGACTGCTGCCACCCCGAACAGCACCGCGAGGAGACGACGTGACCGACGTGCCGCCCCAGTTGCTCACCACCCCCGGCCCGCACCCGATCTCAGCGGTCCGCCCCCAGACCCCGACCATCGTCATCCCGCGCGGCGCCCCTCAAGCCCTCGTCACCATTCACCCCGACGGCACCATCGAGTTCGGGCCCGGCTACACGCCGGAGGGCGCGGCGGCCCTGTTCTGGGATGCGCTGCGGCAGGTCGCGGCCGGGAATCCGATCGCCGAGTTCGGCGCCCCGCTGTCCCGGCGTATCGACGCCGAGATGGCTGGGCTCCTGGCCCGCGCCGAGGAGGCCGAGGCCATGCTCGCCGCCGTCCGGGCGAAGGCCACCGCTGCCGGACTGCACGGCATCCTCGCGCTGCTCGACCCGCCGCCGCCCGCATGCCCGCGCTGCCACGGGCGCGGGAAGGTCCCCGACTGGTCGCAGGGCCTGGATCCGATCTACGGCGAGCCCAAGGGCAAGCCGTGCCCCGACTGCCAGGAGACGCCAGCGTGACCGATCCCCAGCTCCCCGCCGAGCATGCCGGGTACGCGATCCGCTGGGAGCCGTGGCAGACACGGGCCGCGTGCGGGCGCGACCTGGTGCCGCAGGACTGTAGCCTCTGCGGCCAGACGACGCCCCACGAGCGCACCCTCGGCCGCGTAGACGGCTCCACGGCCGTCCGGGCCAGCGCGCTGCGGTGCATGCTCTGTGGCGGCGTCCGGGCGCTCTGGCGCGAAGACCCGGTGCCGGGTGCGGCGAGGGGAAAGCTGGTGCCGCTGCGCACCGGCGCGCACGTAGAAGCATTCACCGCCGAGGAGACCCCAGTATGACCGAGCCGTTCAGCCTCACCACCCGCACCCCGGCCGGGAAGATCCGCTACGCCGTCGAGCAGCTGTCCGGCGTGCACGCGCAGTCCTCTGCCGGGCAGACGAAGCTGATCGCCGTACGGATGATCCTCGACCGGCTCGCCGACGACCTGGACGCCGGGACGATCCCCGCCACGCCGATCTGCGGGGACGTGTTCCAGTCCGGCATCACCGACCGGGCGCAGGGCCCGTGCCTCAAGCCGCCCGGCCATGATCCGGCTGACCCGTGGCATCAGGACGACACCGGGTGCCGCTGGAGGCCGACCGGAGACGCCCCGTTGCGCACCCCCGCAACGCCCGAGGCCACGCCGTTGCCTACCCAGGCAACGCCCCCCGACTGCCGCTGGCCCGGATGCCTGCCGGAGGCGGAGCAGCAGCAGCTCGCCGACGACATCGGCGCGGACATGCGCGGCGAGGCGACGGAGCCGGGGGACGATCCGCAACCGGGGTGCGGGTGCGTCGACCGGGGCGTCGACGTTGAGCCGTTGCCTACCTCCGCAACGCAGGCCAGCGCCTGCGCCTGGGTGTTGCGCGCCGTCGTGGCCGCCCCGACGCCGGAGGACGCCGAGCGCTGGACAGGCGGCATCCGGGACCTGGTGCTCGCCGAGTTCGGGGACTCCATGGGGCTCGACATCAGCATCGGGCCGGTGGCGGCGGACCGTGGCACTGTCGGTGAGTCGTGATCTGCGGCGTCGCGAACGAGGACGGATACCGGGTCGTCTGCCAGGACGAGGACCCGCACCACCGCAGTCCACACCTCGCGGCAGGCGGCGGCCCCGGGATTGTCGGCGTCGCCTGGTGTACGCCACCGGAGCCGTGCCGGGGAGGCATGTGCGCCGGGCCGTGCCACGCGCTCGACGGGCGCAGTGCTGGCGGTGGGACGTGACCGCCGCCGTACGCGCACTCCTGGCGGCCGTGTACACGCCGCTGCTCGTCGCGGCCACCGTCCCGCCCGTGACCGTCGTGACGCTGCTCCTGGTGCCCGCCTACAGCTGGCAGGGCCCGCTGCTCGCCTTCGCCCTCGGCGGCGTGTGCGGGGCGGTCGGCGGACTGGCCGAGGAGCACGTGCTGGACTGGGCGGTGCCGCAGCTCACGCTGGCGTTCACCCCGCTGCTTCCGCCGTCCGGCGGAACCCCCGAGACCGGCGGGCAATCCCGCCCGCAAGATGGAAGGATCGCACCATGAACGCTACGAAGAACCGCACCGAGGCCGCTCCCGGCCGCCGCCCGCTGGCCCGGCTCGCCGACGACAAGATGCGCGCCGGCACCACCCCGCTGCTCGGGCGGCTGCTGCGCGAGACCGGGCGCAAGTCGATCGAGGTCGCGGCGTTCGCCAGCTCCGTGTGACCGTGCCCGACCCACAGGCGCTCCCTGGTGCACCACTGCCCGGGGAGCGTCTGCCTGTGCCGTGCGAGGGGCCCGGCTGCGGCAGGCTGCTGACGGACCCGGAGTCGGTGCTGCACCGTCGTGGTCCGCGGTGCCGGGCCGAGTTCGCCGCGCGGGGCTTCGACGTGG